GAACAGGCGCGGATCAGCGATTTGTAAAAAACGCTTTCAAAAATGCGGAGTGTCATCCTTTTTTCTTATAAATAGTTCTTCTTATTTTCTTTCTGACTCATACATGCAACACTATTACAAATCAAAACATTGTCTCTATTCATTACTGACAACTAAAATCAAAAAAGTGTTAGAAACCTAGTATTTATGCAGGTTATAAGGATTTATGTGAACAGATGTTCTGATACCGTTTGATACCCTAAAACACATAGAAAGGAGAAAATCCTGTATGTGCGATGCTTTTTGCTAAAAATCTTGATACCCTAAGCTGATACCTTAAAAAATCACTTTCGAGCGGTTTATTTTTTTTTGCGTTTTTATGATTATACTAAAGTATTCTTACAGCTCAATAATCAAAAGAATATTTTCGTATACTCATAAATCAAAACACCCTTTACACCAAACACACGTTTGTGTTATAATATCCAAGAGGTGAAATAAAATGTACAATATAACAAACATTCCAAAAGCTACCAAGCAGATCAACGTCTCAGGAGACACACCACCAGACATTTGGATGTCTATGTTAGATTCTTATGGTAAGCTTCAAAAATTCCACATCAGAGAATTACTTCTACAGGGTACTAGAAAAGAAACCAACTCAGCAAGGCAAGAACGTGAAGTAGAATATTATAAAAGCAGAATAGAAGTGTTAGAACGATTCAATATCTCTACTAAAACAAAAATACTAAAATACATCCCATCGTCAAGCACATGGTATATTTGCGGAGAATATGCAGACTTATTAAAATCACAAAGTTTTTAAATAGATAGGAGGTGTTCTAATGAACAAGCTATTCGGAGTAGAAATCGGCTCATTCTCAATTAGACACAATAAAAAAGATAATACTTACCGCCCAGTAATTAATTACAAAAATAAATTATATATATTAAGGAAATTTAATAATCGTGATGATGCAATGAAGGCGCTGACAGAAGCTCAAAAGAAACTTTACGGTCATGTGCGGCCAGAAGTAGAAGAAGCATATATACAACAAAAAAGGAAATTGAAAATACAATGAGAATATACGAATATAACGAAAACGCTCAGACGCTCAATACAGAGTGCGGATTATTCCATATAGGTGACACAGTACAGCTCACAGAAATCGACTCTCAGACGCCTATAAAAACAACCTTATATGGAGCTAGAATTGATTCTACAGAATACGTCCTTTCGTTCTTCGATGATAAATGTGGGATGCCTTTGTACTTGTCTGAGTATGAAATAGATGATATGTGTAGAGTAGAATAAATTATATTGACATGTATTATTTCTGGTGTTAATATGGTCATAAAGAAAGCAACCCACATATTTAATTGATCCATATTGGAATCTAAAGTATATTAATAATATTTTTAGGGTAATAGTGGAATGTTAATTTTATGAGTAAAATAAACAAAAAATGACATTTTCATATGGGTTGTTTTTGCACATAAAACTACAATTTTATCAACCATAACACATTGTGTTTTGAAATTTATATAAGAAGAGGTAATATTACTTTTCTTTAATTAAACCGTAACATAGGATGTTTTGAAACCTATAAAAGAAATGAAATTAGTTTATTTCTTAATTTAAACCGTAACGCAAGGCGTATAACTATCAATTCACACAGAAAAGGAGTTATACAATGTTTTATTCAGATAAAAAAGAAAGAGATGAATTTTACGAACACATGAAGTTAGGTGGTAAGATTGGTGACGAACCAGAAGCAACAGACCGAGAGAAAGTATTATGGTCTCTCGGTTTTTTGAATTGTGCCTTTCAATTAATTAGCACACGCTTAAAAAAACCATATCCTATGATTCTAACATCTATCGAACAACATGCAAATATGACATGCATGACCAATATTCGCAAAAATGTTATGAATGAATATCAAAAAGCCAATAGGTTCATGAGACATGAATCATCACAGCATGTATTCCCTGGTGATAAGATTTTACACGGAATGATGCTTTATGCATTTTCATACAATGACGATCATATGAAAAGGAAAATCGCAAAAGTTGATGAAGATTATTTGAATTATATTATGGGCGCACAATATGCATCTGAGAAAGTCCCTACATGGAAGAGAAGTTACACCATACAAGCATAAAGTATCAGAACGGAGAAACAATATGGCATTAATTAATCAAAATGACACTCATATTATCTATGAAAACTCAGAGCTTATATCGGATCTAAAACAAGATATTTTAGAATTTGGAAATGACTATATTGTAGCAGTTTGGTACAAAGAGATTGACAGAGTAACAATTTACACAAATTACGACTTCATTAATGAAGATTCTCCAATAGACCAATCAGAACTTCAAGAGGGAGAAAAGATCAAACCAATGACAATGGGTGCATTATTAGTAGCACTCGAACAACAAAGCTCAATGTTCTAAAATCGTAAAAAAATAGGGTACATCAGAAATTAATCTGATGTACCCTAAAATTTTAATAATACTCCGAATATCCTATCCAGAGTCTCTTTGTCATAATAAAGAGTTTTCTGCTGGTTGTCAGCCGCAATGCCCATTTGTGACATCTATTCGTTGCAGAAATCCTTAAGTCCCCTGCTTGGACTACGACTTTACTCCTAGTCGCCAGACGTGATATCCAGTTAAAATATCTTTTCCCTGTGGAAAATTACCCTGCTCCACTTGCAGCCCAACTTTTAACAATGCTCTTTCATCGAGAATATTACTATTCTTACTTTATTCTGCTCATATTTATCCTCTCCGTAGCAGAGAGTAATATTAAAATACCGACTGATCGCCAGATCAATCATGGCTGTATCTTATGTCCATTAAACAAATCCTCAGTCTTTCTACAAGAATCCATAAACTCTTCACTTACAAGATTTTTGTTCCATTCTTGCAGAAATTCCTTGGACTTTTCTGGTTTGAGCACTACCATCTTATTTCTTTTCATCTTGATCACTCCATCCTTTCGGCTGTTTCTTTTGTGTTGAATAGATTTGGACAATAGTATCAGCATTAACCTTCAAAGAAACCATTGCATTGCTATTATCAGAGTGATCTTCAATAGGATTTTCTAAATCGTTGCCTCTAAAAACTTGATAATTAGATAAGGCAACTACTGGTTGATTGTTGTGTGTTTCATAAAACCTCATTGATCCATAATATTTAATATTAGAATCCTTTTGTGAAATCAATACACCACAACCTTCTTCCTTGAAAATATCAGCCCATACATTCTCATTAACTGTTCTATGTATACCGATTCTCAGTAAAATTACTTCCCATACTTTAGAAACAACAATCCGTCCAATGATATAGGATAATACAACAGATACCACAATATATATTAAGAAGTTGTCTTTTGGAAGATGTGGTATACAATGATATATTTGTACCAAAAAGTAGTTTAATACAATACTTGTAATGATTTTATATTTCTGATTTACGTTGTTATCTTTAGAGCATATGAAGTTGTAAATACAAATAAATACATATCCATATGCGATAGAATCCACCAATAAGGGCAGATTGTTTATTAAATCCGTAATAAGTTTAATGTTTGATCACTCCTTTATTTCTTTTTCTTTTTACTTGGCTTAGCAATACCATCAATTTGTGGTAATGTTTGCCCTTCACTCTGAGATGAAAATATTTCAAATCTTGGTGTAAAAATATCTAGTTCATCTGGGTCTTGTTTCAGTTTTGCCTTTACTTTAGGTGTTTTATCCTTTAATTCATCTGCAAAAATTTCTTCTAATTTCTTTCTTTGTTCTTCTGTCATAATAACTCTCCTCTTTTCTTTCGTAGTAAATATAATTCATTATATCATATTCTTATAGAAGAAAAGAGGAGAAAGTTTTATGCATTCAAATGCAAAAATTATCTAATACTGATAACTTTTAACATTTCTTTGTATAAGACAGCTTGATCCAACCTTTACTTATTTTACCCCAACCGTTTTTGACGGCTTTGATTGTTACCGTTGTTCCCTTCTTATATGATCCTACTCTAGCACCTGAAGTAGAAGCAGTCTTACGTACATTAAGAGCAGAAGCAGTTACTTTCACTTTGTAAGATTTGAACTTAGAAGATGCTTTTGGTTTTACTACTGTAGAACCAGAAATGTCTGCTTTGAATTTAGCCCACTGTTTATTATTTTTTCCACACCAAGGTTCTGGGCACCGTTTTCCATTTGTGTCCCAATGACGAATAACATGACTAGCAGGGATATTATATTTTTTCATTAGTTTTTTTGTTGATGCAACAGCATTATTATATGTCTTTTTAGAAACGCCATTAGCTACACCTGCCATTTCAATACTCAGACTGTTTGCGTTTGTGCAGATTTCATAATATTTTCCTGCCCCATTTGCTTGAGTGAAGAAACCTCCAACCGCCCATGCTATTCTGTTAACAGGAACAGATTTCCATACAATATCTTCATCATCAATAAAATAATGTGCTCCAGCAGATCTAGTGTTACCAGTAGCAAAATAATCTGCGTTATTCTTTGCACTATCTTTCTCCCCCCCTGTGAAATGGATTACAATAAACTTAATAGAACTTGTGCTACGTTTACTTCCGTAGCTCACGCTCTTTGCCGTTCTTGTTTTAAATTTTAATGCCATAAATACAAACTTCCTTTCTTTTATCTAAAAAGAGCAGTCACTATAACAGCAACTGCCCAATAACTAATTATTCAATTACTAATTACTCACTTAGCAAATTATCCAACAATGTCGTCAGATTCTTTACCTTCAGTAGCATCATCTAATTCTTTTTCAAATAAATCCTTATCAACTTTTACGATCACATCTTTTTGACCAATCTTATTCTTGATTTCCTCAGCCTCTTCAAGAGTTAATCTACCGTCTCTCAGAGCGTAAGCAATTTCATCTGCAAACTGAGCTGTCCATGTAAAACTATGATTTTTCCAATCTCCATACAGAGATGTTCCAACTACAAAAGCAATACCAACTACTTGGTTAATCACATCTTCATGTACGTCAATCACAGGTTTACCTGCCGCAGTTAATCCCATATTGATCCACGCTAACATCTGTAAAATCAGACTTACAACAGTATGTGGTTTAACTTCACTCCAGTTAATGCTTGCTAAAAATTCTTTAAATTTGTTCATAATGCAATCCTCCTTTGCAATAAAAAAGACCTACAAGAATGACTCTTCATCCTTAATAGGCAATGCTTTAATTTCGTTATACATTTTTTCTCCAACGCCATTTTGATGTAATTGGTCATGGTATACCTTATAAATAGCATTAATGTTTTCAAGCCCCGTAGGGGAAATACAACCTTTTTGCTTGTAATACCTGTGGGCTTGTTTGATTCTATCTCTTAACATTGCAGCAACACCTTCAGATAAAGTAACGTCCATTGCACACGCATCATCTAATTTTTTAGCCAGTTCAGCTGTATGTGCAAATAGTCGTTCCATGCCTACCTTTTGGTCTGTTAATAATGCGGCTTGCTCTCTCATCATGTCTTTGATAACTTGAATATCTTTATTCTGATTGCTCAAAATCTGTGTTAGTTTATCCAAAGTTTCTGTATGCTTATCGATCATTAAGCGTTGTTGTTCAATCACTTCTTTTTGATGTTTCTTTTCTAATGAGGCACGTGTCTCAAAACCAAACTTTTCATTTAATTTGGAAGTGACATCAAAAATTTTATCTGCAAACAAAAGAACCGCAAAGACAAACACTATCAATGCAGCCCCATGTTGAGATAAAAAATTAATTATAATATTCCAATTTTCTATCATGTAATTACCTCGATTATTTTATAAAAATCACTCCTTTAAGTCTTTACCAAACATATTCTGGTTTTTCTTCTCCAAATAATAAATATCTCAACCAATCATCAACAACGATGCACACGGCACTCAATAGAACCCATAAGATTGTATAAGGTAAGCAAATCTGCCCACACAGATTAAAAGGCATCTGAGAGTAATCCCAAATGCCTAAACCTAACCATAAATTTAAAATACAACCTGCTATGAATTCCATTACAGTAACAATCAATCCTCCGAGAATCATTTGTTCACGAAAGGGCATAAGATGGTAGAAGAAGCGACTATTATTGATCAACCCAATAAGAATGAAGCAAGTACCACCTAACACTCCCATTGTCCAATGTGTATATCCTCGCCAGATGATTTCAATTCCACAATAAGCAAATGCTCCAATAAGGAATAAGATAAGATATTTACATGATTTCTTTACATGCAACATTTATTCACCTTCTTTTTTATCTTCGTCTTTGCAGATAAGTTGTAATGTCATAATGTCCCCAGAGAGACTTCCCTCGTAGTTCTCAAGAACATCACATAACTCATCAAACGTCATTCTGATCTTATGTAATTCCACACCAGAATCTTCTACGCTAAGAGGAGTAAACTCTGCTAAGAACTTCTGACCATTCTCAGTTCCATTAATCTGGGCATCGGAAGTGATTTCATATTTCTGTAAGAGCTTCTGTTTTTCTTCAAAATACTCTTTGAGTTCGCCCTGCATTTTTCTAATATTCTTGGCAAGTCCCACTGTAAGCACACATGGAGCGGGTTCACTGTTCTTTGTTAACGATGCATAAATTGTATTTAACTGTCCTAAGATCATATCTGCCTGCATATTTGTCATTTCCATATTAAAATTCTCCTTTTCCCTGTTAAACTAATTATTCTTCAGTCGTAATTGAATCTTTTCCTGTCTCATCCGTCTTATCAGTCGTAACTAAATCTTTTCCCTCTGAAGGAGTAGTAGGTTCTGTTGACTGCACAGGAATTACTTCATATTTAATTTCAATCTTGTCCAATTCTTCTCTGCTAGTAGAACTGAAAATCTGTTGTTTGATGACATTCATCTGCTGAAAGTAAGGATAAACAAATGCCTTGATCATTGCTGTTAACTGCACAAATTCCTCAGCAGTGAATGTTTCACACGCACTCTTCTTACTATGCCATTCAAGAGTTACTTGCTGACCAGCAGTAGTAAGAGCTTGATATTGCATAAAGTTCAGAGCCATTTCATTCTGATCTTCTTCAGATACTCCATAAGGCTTACCATTGAATTCTACACTCTGACTTGCTAAGAACTCAGCGAGAGCAGCTTTGTTTTTCTCCTGTAAATAGTTCTTGTACTCGTCAAGAGTCAAGGTATTAATATCAACAACCTGATTGACTTTTTCATCAAGTCGCTGTACCTGTTCTACAATATTTGCTCTTGTAAGAGATACGATCAGCGCATCTTCCCATTCTCCATTTGTGTTGTTATATAATCCTTGCTGTAAAGAGATTTCTTTATAATTGTTAAAACATGTATAGGTTGCAATCTGCACATCATCTCTGTAGATGTCTAATGTTTTAAAATTTGTAAATGCTGATTTAACCGTTTTTAGATCATCTGTGCAAACGACAAGTTTACATTCCATGTCAAAAGTCATGCTATTAAACTGCATAAGATTAAATACTTTGTCGTCAGAGCTATCTAATTTAACTGTGTATACCATATGTATTTCACCTTTCTTTCTGTTTTTGAGCATACAAAAAGAGCAGTCCGAAAACTGCTCTATGTACGATCAAATTTATGTTTTATTTAGTTGTTTATCCGTTCTTAAAGTCCAAGCTTTGCTTCGATTGCTTGTAATCGAGTTTCTAGGTCGGCTTTTTCTTGTTTGACTATTTCTAATTCTTTTCGTGTCTTTTGAATCATATGGGTATTTAATGCAATAAATTCTGTATAAGAAACACCATATTCCGTTTCAATATCGACCTCAACATCTTTGCCAAAACGCTTTTCAATATCTTCCTGTACGAGCGGTCTATGCGTTACTACAGCGAATTTATCAGAATCATACCCCTCGGATTCTAAGATGTCTTCTGTTTTATGAGCACCAAATCCAAAATGAGTTTTCTTACCATCGTAATCTCCGATGTAATTGAATCCTATTGGATTTAAATTCATATAGAAATCTTCATATTGATCAAGAGTTGTAAAGTTTTCTTTAAGATTTTCGTCCGAAGTAGATATACTGTGAGATGCCCAGATTGAAGTTCCATAAAGACGCAATCCTTGGCTATCATCACCGATACATACACCTCCCCACGATGTTCCACGTGCCATTTGATAGCCATGCGCCCAATAATAAGATTCACTGTTTGAAGCAATTACAACTGCACCAGAACTATGTACTTCTGAGCAATAAACCCAACTATTCGCAATGAGGTCATTTGCTGTTAGGTTATGACCACATGTAATATCATTGCTTGCCCAGTTAATTCTAAATGGTCTGTCATTTGTCCAACCACCATAAGGATCGCCAGAATTAGTACGTAAAATATAGAAATCGGCACTATCATTTCTGACCATACAACCGATATTACCGCTTATAATACGTATTTGATCACCACCAGTTTGTAATTCATTGGACGCATAGATCTTCCCATTGATATTAAATTTGTTAGGGGTGAGGATAAAATTAAAACCATCAATTGATCCTCCGTCACTGTAATTTGCCGATGCTACATAACCACCAGCTAAAACCAATCCATACTTATTATCACAAGCAGTTGGATAATCCTTACAGTAATCAGATTTATAAATGTATATTTCCCCATTTTCAATACAGACACCTCGACTGCTCGATACATCTGCTTGTATAGATCCACTATCTCCAATATACATATTTCCAGTTTCCCAAGAATAACTATAGATTCCTTCTGATCCAATATATATATCGCCTTCGTTAGTAAGCCCGTATACTTTTTTTGCACAAAATTGACTAAAATAATATGGTGAATTATTAGACAAATACAGTGATTTGTCCAGATTAAACGAACCAATCTTACCCTTTGTAGCAGTAATCTGTCCACTCAGGTTCGCATTCTTGGCAATCAAATTACCATTTGAATCCCAGCTTAAATTAGGACTCTTAAAGCTACCATCACTCAGATTCAAAAATGATCCTTGCGTACCGCCAGAAGATATGTAGTTACGGGATTTAATAGCATCTGTTGCAATTTTATCTGCTGTGATAGCTCCGTCTACAATAAGATTTCCTGTTACAGCTTTTCTTACAGAGATATTTCTGATCTTCAAAGTACCTGTGAATGGAACATGTCCTTCTATTTGTAGATATACCCTAAAGGATCTCGTAGTATCAGGCATTGTCAATTGTGTAGTGATATGTGTAATTTCTCCGTTCGCTGTAGCGGTTACTCCTGCATTTCTGTTGTATGAAACGATTCCTCCATTACCATCATAACCAAAAATCATAAGTCCAGCATATTTGTATTCATCTCCTTCCTTGATTGTGTTAGAGATGTCATATTCTACATAAAATTTTTCTCCACCTCGGCATGTATGGAGTTCTGAAATTACATTATCTCGTTGTAACTCAGGTCCGTCTCGATAGAACCATGTTCCTTCCTTAGTTTGTTCTGCGCGAAACCAGTAAGTATTTGATTCATTTATATCTGCGTAATTAGTAAAATCCCCGATAGCAATCTTATTAGCAGTAATGGTATTTGTCTTAATCCATCCACCGTTAATCTGTGTCGTATCGCTTACTGCTCCGTCAGTCCATTTTGAAACCATATTGTACATATTGTTAGTATTCGTTCCATTTTGACCTACCCAGTCAACAGCATTCTTAGCATATGCAGTTGCATAAGAGTTTACTTTTTCAATGTAAGAATCATTCGTAAATCCAATCGCCTGTTTATTTGGGTTAGTCAAACCAATAATGTAATAATATAAATCACCCCAGTTTGACGAAGATGGAAGTGTTAAATATCCTGTGAAATGATTCCATATAGTTGACTTAAGTGTAAGAGTTTTAGAAGCTGATGTAATAAGTGCTTTATTTTTATTATAGAACCAAATAGTTAATTTTGTATCGAAAGTCGTACTACTCCAATTTGGTACACGAATGTCATAATATAATTGATCAGATGATGTAAAATTAACAGGAGTATAGCTATTTAACAACAAAAAAGATGCACAGCTAGAGTTCCATTGAACACATCTACCACCCTTATCATCAGCAATGACATTATATGTCTGTCCTCCGCCATAATCACTCTTAGGATTAGCAGGAGTTACAGTAATTAGATTTCCGCTTGTTACTGTATTGATTCTATCTCTTGCACTACTGTCTAACCCATTAAAAGTTACCAACCCATCCATATTAATCTTATCAGCAACCAACGTAGCAGTTTTATCTGTCAGTTCAAAATTACTAGAGCTTGTACCACTCTTAACTAACCAACTGAATTTATCTGCTGTCTGTGTTGCAATTGTTTCTACACTCTGAATTTTACCATTGACGTCTTCAGGAGCTAAGGTAAATGGCGTAGCAGAAGTACCACGTTCGATTTTTAGGCAGATTTTTGATATGTCGGAAGGTGTAAAGGCTGTAGAGCCAGAACCCCAACGAAGAATGATTGCCATGTATTTTGCGTCACCACAGTTGATTATTTTGGGGCTTGTTAGTGATTGCCACGTATCGCCATGTGAAATTGATTTTTTATTTATATCAAACAAAACATAATAGAAGTTCAATTCTTCTTTGGATGAATTTGTAGAAGTGCCAGCAGAAATAGCGATGTTACCAGACACAGGAAATACATCTTTCGTGCGTAAACGTGATACCAGAGTTGATTTTAGAGAACCGTATGCTAAATTAGCGGTATAATTAATTGATCCTTGCTCCCAATTAGAAGGGAGATTGCTTACCAAGTTTTGTCCGTTGATTTCACCGTCTTCAGGAGCTTCAGTGTAATCTGTTGCTTTTGTTCCACGCTCAAGTTTAGGGCATGCGTAATATACTTTATCGTCTCCAGACATAGAAGCTGTTTCTTCGAATCCAATTTCGTTCATATATGTATCAGTTGCCAGCATGTCTTTTGTAACTGTAAACGTGACAGAATATCTTGCCCAACTTGTACCAACATTAAAAGCTGAAGCATTGAACCAATAAGCATTTGCATTCCCTTTGAATCGGTACGAACAATTAATGCTTTTTCCAGATGCGTTATTTGTTTTGGCGTATAGGGAGTATGTCAGTGTATCTCCAACTTTAACTAATCCTCTATCAATAACATGTGATTTGAACGACCACGCCAACTTTCCCCATTGATTTTTAACCGACCATACAGGGTATCCGTTAAATGTTTCGACTTCGTCTGTTAACCAACCAAAGCCATAATAACTATTATGTGCTCTGATAGTTTGAGAATACAGCAATAAATTCCTTCCACCAATTTCCAACCCATCAAACTTATCATTAGTAACATAAGTCTCACCAACTCTTTGTTCGATCTTATCTACACTTTGTTTCCACTTACTATAATTGTTTTTAAATTCAGTAATATTCCCAGAATTTCCAACCGCAGTCATAACATCTTGTACGGTTGATGTAACTCCAGTCAAATTCTTAGTAACATCAACCAATTGATTAGTAATTCTACTTTGCCTTGCAATAGGCGTACCATAATAACAATTCATCATCTGACATTCGGACAACTTAGAAAGAGTAGTAGAGAAGCGGAATCCTTCACCAGCGGTTTGTTCGTTAACCACGACTTCTAAACAGTTCCATCCTTGCATCAAAGTGAATGTAACATCAGTCCCAACAAGGTCACCACCACGACTAGAAATCAGTCCCCCATTAACATACAAAGAAGCTCCATCATCATTGAACATCTTCGTAGTAACATCTTTCTTAGTACTCATTTTCACGAAAGTTAACGCATAAGCAATGTGATTATCTCCATAATTCATACCTGTGCTCAAACTAGCATCATCTAGCAACACTGTCTGAGTAGGCACTAAGTTCAAATTCCTTGCAAAAATATCAATCGTACTTTTACCCTGATCTTCACTCTCAAACAGACTCTTAGGATAAATCTCATATCTCCACTTATTTAACCCCTCATTTGCTTTAGATAAATCGCCTTTAACAAGTGTTAACTCTCTTTCATAAGTAGTCTTGGAAACTTTGTCCTGAATTGATTTTGTGTTGGTATCTACCTTACTGCTAACAGAATCTATACTGTTTTTTGTAGATAAAATCGCTGTTTGGACATCTTCTGGAGCAGTAGAATAACCTGTTGCAGAAGAGCCTTTTTCAAGTTTAAACTCAGAAAACCAAACAGTAGAAGCGGCATCCATTTTAAATATTAAGCAAGTCTGGTATGAAGTTGTGGTTGGATGCATTTGAATTTCATATCTTTTCCAATCTGTACTCAATGCAACATTGGTATCTTTGGCGTAAGAATCATAAGCATATCTTGCACTAAAATTACAAGCTATAGATGCTTTTGCGTAAAACGACAAAGTATATTTCACGCCTGTTTCTGTGAATTTTATTTCGTCTAAATTCAATCCTTTGATTCGATAGATTAAGTCTTGTCCACTGTTTTCGCCAGCTTTAGTTCCAATAACTTTTAATGTGTTAAAATTATTATGTTTAACAGATGTATCAATTGTTGCTGTATATGTGTTCCCTCTTAAAATCAATCCCCATGTAGTATAAGTGCTTGTATTGATAGCTTCATCGGTCTTAGCAAAATTGCTATTCCAAAGTAAATTTCTACCATCACCAATATCACTCACATCATAAATCTTAGCAATACTACAAGTGTCATAAAAACTACTATCACTTGCAATAGCTCTGAAAGTAACCATAGTAACAGCATCACTGTATAAACTACTATTTTTGCTAACAGTCAACACATTATTACTGATCGTCAAGCCTTTCTGTCCACTCACAACATCGACGAAGCTGACTCCGCCATCAATACTGTATTGCCATTTACCAAAGCTGATTTCTCCTTGAATAGTAGGTTTGATTGTGATTGCGTTAGGTGTAAATGTTTTACCACCATCTGTAGATTTGAAGTATTGAGATGAAGGTGTGATAGAGAGGTTTTTGGCGTTGTCACCTTTATCCCCATATACACCAATAATAGCAGGTGTGCTAATTAAAGTCATTGTGCCATCACTATACTTTGTTCGATGGCAATTCCACAAATATTTTTTATCAGTAGTGATCTTTTGAGTAGTAATATCTGTACTCCAGCCAGAAGTACCAGCCGTTACTCCTGAAGAGAGATTGGTTGCTAGATACCATTGCGTAATTTCTGTCACTCCACGACCTTCGAGATCTTCTGGATGAGGTGCCCAAGGTGTGTCTACTATACCTTCTGTGAGTTTGAGATTTTTAATGATAGAATATCCTACGTTCCTTAAAGCGGTTCTTCCTAAATATACAACTTCATTTGTAGGCGTTGTTTTTAAATCGTTTGTAGTTAAAACTACTGAAATGTGTTGCCATGTTTCGTCTCCAATTATATTACTTACAACAACAGTATTAGTACAACTATTACTTATATCTCCTCTGCATATGGTGTGACTTATCATTCCTGATCTGTTTGCTTTAATATCATAACTTAATGTATATTTTGTAGATGGCTTCAGTTGCTTCAACATCTCTAAGTCTGTAAAACAAGTATACGACCATCCTGGTGAACTAACAGACTCAGTACATATTAACTTTACAGCCTCTATGTTATCTTCTGTAGTTTCTGATTCAACAGAATATTTTCCACCAGAAGACACTGTTCCCCAATGCTTTTTACCACAATTTGTTTCGCTTAACATATTCCAAGCAAAACTATTCCCATCCGTACCTTTAACACCTTGAGGTCCCTGTTTCCCACAACTCCAAGAAAACTGTTTCTTAACGGTCTGCCCATCAAGTGTAATAGGAATCTCGATTATTCCCGTATCAGCTCCAATCACACTCCCGGCACTAACGCTAAACGCAACTCTTTTACTGGTCTTACTGACAGTAATCCCACTACCAGAAGTGATATTCCCAATTGTGTAATCAGTCCTCTCCTGACTACCACGAATAACAATAATGTCTGTATAGTAACTTTGTGCGGAAGTTACTTTTCTATTTGAATCTGTGGCAAATTGCTGTGCTTCGTTTGTTAACATGACTGTAAATGGTTCTGTCATATTAGCAACAGTAATCTCACCATAGCCTAAAGTTTTACCCATTCAAATATTTCCTCCTTAACGATAATTGGGCGTACATTAAAAAAGACAATAATGTACGCCCTGACATTATTGTCTATTCACTATCATCTCTAACTGTACAACCGAATGTTGTTTTTCCATCTACAATAGCTGCATCTACAAAGATTACCTTTCCTGTTGTATAATAAGAAGCTGTATCTAGTGCAACTCCTAACTTATCTCTACGTGACCAACTGTATGTGTATTTAGGTAAATCACTACCAGTAGCCGCAGCCCACGCTGTTCCATTATATTTCATTAATGTAACAGTTTTTGCACTCTTATCTATCTTATAATAAAAATCTCCGCTTGCTGGCTTACTAGGAGCAGTAGTAGAGAATGTAGTAGATTTTAACGCATCAATCTCTTTTCCATTTCTTGTAACAATTACATAAATTGCACCTACTCCAATACTGTTAACTATTTGATCTCCAAGTGAGCACAATACATTAATTGAACAAGGATCTGTATGATCCATAACACTAATATATGCGCTGTAGGTTTTACCGCCATAAGTAGCGTTACATCTAAAAGAAGCAACAGAATCTACCATACTAGGTGTTACTGTTAAACTCGCACCTGTGGCACTTGCAATATTTTGATAACTTGTACCAACGTATTTACTCCACTGATATGTAATACCAGAAGTTACATTAATAGTTCCATTTGTCATAACTGTTTGCAGAACTACATTATTTCCATCATTGTTGATTTGAGCACCATTAGGAGCATAAGCCTGAAACAGTACAGCATTGACACCATTTGTAGCCTTTGTGCTTTTTGTCCAATTGAACTTATGTGTAGCTGTAAGACCAGAAGCAACGATAGAGATTGTAATATCTCCTGACATTGCACTTGCTAAACTTGCACCAGCAGCAACAGTTAAGATAATTGACCCTTCAGCAGAAGCAGTTGCATCTGTATTGGATTTTACAGTTACTCCACTTGGCAATGTACCTACAGTAGCTTTACCTGCAATTCTTGTTGTTCCTTTGTAACAAGAATATGGAATTGTAATATCTTTAGCAGCACTAGCAGTTCCATTAGCGTTACAAGGGATTACTTCACTATAGTTTCCAAGAACTGTATTTACAGCAGAAGTACCGTTTTTACCATCCTCACCATTTTTACCATCAGCAATAATTGTTACAGTCTGAGTATCTAATAATGTAGTTGTACCACCAGAAGCATATAATTCTGCTTTGATTGTTTTAATACCTGTGCTAGAAGGTGTATAGTCAACACTGCTTTGATCAGAACTTGATGTGTATTTAACTGTATATGTATTTCCGTCTGTGCTTTCAGAGATTTTAAATCTACCAGAGTAGGCTGTTGCAGCTGTAGTGTTTCCAATTCTCTTATAGGCACTGAACTTAGCCTGTGTTGGACTAAATACATTAGAAGCATTTAGTTTAAGAATATTACTTTCAGCTGTTACCTGATAAATAGTCGCATCACTACCTGATCTGTCTTTATTTAAAGAAAATCTTTTTGTGATATTTGCCTGACCTGATTTAGTACATACAAATTCAACATAGCCAGAATCAACAGTAATTCCTGTAACAGTATATTTTCTTGTATCTCCATCCCATGTACCTGTGATACCATTGCTTGGAGTAGCTTTGATAGTCCAGTTTGCTGAATCATCAACTCCACCTTTATAGATAGTAATTGTAGTATCAGCACCTGTAAGAGATGAACTATATAATCCACCATTGGCGTTACAAGGCACAGATTGTGTATCATTACTTAATACACAACTATAAACATCCTTACCTGCCGCTCCGTCTCTTAGTTTAACAATCTGATGAATATCATAAACATTATCATCATTCGTAAGTAATTTAATAACTGCCACATCATTTACAAACACTGCATCATTGTGATTTACAGTAAGAGTAGTAGTTGTGCCAGCGCTAGGATAAGCTGCAAATGTCCCATCTGATTTTTTATATTGCCATTGTTTTACAGAAGTATTTGTTAACACAGCAGTTAATGTGATAGAAGAAGCAGAAGTAATTGCTCCATCTCCATTGTATTTAAATGTCGTATCTCCAGTAATGCTACAGTCGGATAATTCAGTAGCTTGTTTCACCAGAGTAAAGGACATCTGACATCTTGTTTCTGCTTTAATTTGTGTATCTGGATCAGTATAAACGATACTACAAATATAAGTGATCATTTCTGAACTATTAGGCACTAACATACTTTTGCTAACACTTAACACTCCACTAGATACACTTTCTCCTGTGACAATATTTGTAGATGCTGCTGATCCAACTTTTCTCTGCCAAGTAATGCTTATCCCAGTCTGAGTTAATGACACCTGTTTATTATCAATAAAAATGACTGGCGTAAGTACCAATTTACTTGCTGACCAGTCAGGATTATATTTTGTAGTTGCATTGGGATCGTATGATACAAAATTTGGTTGGTTCGATGTCACATATGCTTGTATCTGCTTCCCATCTGTTAGGTCTGTAATTGTAATCTCGCCATAGGCAAGCACTTTTCCCATATAATTTTCCTCCTTAATTTAAAGTAGTTGCCAATGTTTCTCCATCAACAACAAAAGAGCAACCAAAAGTCGCTCCATTCATAATATCTTGTTTATTTACAACAACACTTTTCATACCAGAGTGCTGTTCGTTCCAATAAGTATCTCCATCTAAATCAGATGATTTTCTACACCATTCAAAGTGATTTTCTGACCATTCGCTTGTTACATCTGTACCATTTTTTGTCAATGTGATACTCAATGTAGATGTTCCGTCCACACCAAGCCTTGCTCCTGTAGAAGAAGTAAGAATGATATTATAACCCATCTCATTCATTTGAGAATCAAAATCGTCCAATGTACTATTTACACTATTCTTAAAAGTTGTGTACTCAACTCCCCACAAACCGCCTTTGCCATCATAAATCTGTTCAATATTAATTCCACCTTGCTCATTTGCCTCAACGATAGGAAAATTTAATTTATCTTTAGAAATGGATTGATCTCCAAGCATATTGTTCACAATCAATCCATCAGCAATCGCATCCTTAGTGATACCTTGACTTGTCATAACTGTTACGCCTTTATTGTCTTTGATGATAATGCTTGGATTCTTGTTCGTATCATAACCAATTTGGATTCCAACATTCCCTTCGGTATCTAAAAACTGCATAGCTGAGCCGTTCATGATAAAGTTGCCATTCTCTGATAAGATACGCATTGTATCAGAAATTGTAATATCGCCTGCGGCTAAGTCACCGATCGTCATTTTCCCTGCAATACCATTTATGATCCATGCAGAGTCAAACTTAGCATTTGCTGAGGATAGGTTGAATACGATACCTGTTTCTGTAGAAGAAGTACCGATGATTGCACTTTTAATGTTTGCTACTTCAGTTGTTAAATTCTTAAACTCACCAACATTAGCAATAACAACTCTTGCGTTGATATAATCGGCATCAATATACTTAGAAAAGAATTTCTCAAACTCAGCTTCTGTACCAACAATTTTCTTTACATTTGTTTGGTTTGCTGTAATATTTAAAACACTGTTAGGCTGACTGTTGATATACTCAACCATATTCCCAACAGCATTACCAAAGCCAACAGATGTAGTTAACTGTCCTGTGATTGCCTTAAGAAGCTCTGGAGTAAGAATTGCATTGATACTTTCATCAACTCCAGTGTAAGTAGCAGAAGTGATAGAGTTACGATTTGTTTTTGTAGAAGAATTCAATAAAAATACTTCATCGTCTCTTTTAGACTGAGACTTAATCATATTCGTAAATGATATTTCAAACTTTTCAGATGGATCTTTTGGATTGAAACTAAAAGTATACAACCTGAACTTTTCTAACTTTCCATGTCCACCAAATTCATTTCCATCATCAATTTCTAACCATATGTAATCCCCAAGAACTAATTGATTAAGGTAAGGAGAAAAGTCCTCATCACACAATAAATTTTCTATCTGTGGAGAATAAATATACTGTGGTTGACTTTGAGAAGAAAGTTCTTTAACAGCAGCCTGATACAATTCCTCAGCTCTATCTACATAAGTTTCAATATCATCCAAAGTTGTGATCAGATAATTCTCATTTGTATAATCTGTAGTCATATACAGTTTAAAAATAGCGATACCATCTGAATTTAAATTTCCATCATCATCTATAAATCCAAAATTCTTATTTTTCTTTAGACTACAGTCATCATACACCTCAGTTCTTTTATCAAGCCATTCTTGTACTTTATCACTGGCTGTTTTATATTCATTCTCTCGTTCTTCAAGAGCAGCTTGAGCAGCATCACGTTTTTGCACATAGTCTGTATATTCTTTATAGTAATCTGTTTTATTATCAGAAACATCATATGGTTTGTCATATCCTTCTTTTACAAGAGTGTCAATAGAATTCTGATACATCTTGATACGAACTTTCAGCTCATCAACACCAAACAATTCCCATGTAGTTTCCCATTTATCAATTGGCTTAACTTTATCATCATCTTGCTTAGGGATATTAGCTATTGCGATCTTAATATTTGGAATAACATTGTCCACATAAGCGGTATAAGAATACCAACACATATCTTTGATCATTTGAGCTTTCAGATCATCTCCAGTTAAGATCGTTTCATATGTTCCATCTTCTTTCTTGATCGGCTTGCCATCTGCATCCCTTTTTGCATAACCATATTCTTTCAAGATAAAATTCACAGCATCTATATAGATTTCTAACTGCTTTTGAAGCTCATCTTCTTTAAATGTGTCCCAATCAGTTTGTAAACCATCATTCGGTACACGGTTCTTGATTTCATCAGCAATTTTCTTATATTTGCCCCACATTCTAGTAAGATAAGAATAATACTCTCTACGAGTCATTCCTTTTGTGGTTTCATCATCAAGAGTATAAGTTACTTTTTCATTCTTGGTGCTATCCCAATGTGTTCCTCTATATTTCAAATAAGCTTCATATTTGTCAATCAGATCCTTAGAAACCAATGGCTCTTTAAGAACATATGATAAATTGTCAATGGTAATTTCACCAAAGTTTACATATTTAATATCAAGATTCTCTCCACCGGCCACGTTAAACTGTGTATAGACATCATTTGTTGCACCGGTTACACTTAAAGAATCAATATAGTTTGTTGTGCTTAGAGAAATACCTGTATCTTTACCAAGTTGACTGATATGATAACAATTGATCTTCCTATTTAATATGTCAAATGTGAACACGCATCTATAAGCCTGTGCTACTTTCTGAGTTAAGAAAGCATAAACATTAATAGACTCTTCTTCAAATGTACCTCTTACGAAGAACCATTCGTCTTCTCCGTTCTCATTTTGTCTCTTATAAGGAATAAGCCATTTGGTATTTCCCTCTTCATCAATGTAAGATTCATCGACATGTCCAACAGACCACCCCGGCAATTTTTCAAGGACTAAATCTAATAAACTTAACTGACGATTATCAGGATCATATAAAGCAACATACCGCTTTAAGATTTTATTGCCTGTCAATTTGTCCTCGATAACATTCCCATCAGCAGTGTATTCCTTACTTCCCGTTTTTCCTGTATTAATATAGAAGGAAATCAAATCCTTGTTCTCAAGTTCCACATCGCAAGACTCAGCTTTAATCGTCTTCATCTCTGAATAGCCATCAAACTGAACACTAGGAACTTCAGTGATTACAAAGTATCCAATTCCATCTATACAAACTTCCATTCCTTTTTCCAGATATCCGTACCCATTTGATAAGACAAAATTTGCATCATTATTAACATCAATATACTTTTCTACACTAAAACTTAATTCCCATCTATCATTAAGAGTAGCAGTGAGAGAAGTAGTAGAAGTGTCAATGCTATTTAAGGCGCAAATTGCCTTGCCTTCTGGATTTACCAGATAAAAATCATAAGGTTCTGTATGATTGAAAATGTCTTTTATAAATTCCAATTCACTCTCACGCCTCCTTTCTGAATTTAAAAAGCTCCAACCTTCTTAGGTTCGAGCCACTTGATTTTTATTTTGCAACGACCTGTAATTTCAATCTGGTTTTCTCCTGGAACAAGTCGCAACCAATATAATTTTTGTACAGTGTCCATCTTGAACACATTTGATAATACAATTCCTTTTCCATTCAGCTTAATAACTTGATGCTGACAATTAATCTCATAGTTACCTTTTGTGTCCCATAAATGCATCGTGCTGTTATTATCTGAATGATTTGTAATTTGAAGATCAGTCCAAAGCTCAGGACTTTCAACTTCAATAATAGGGTAAACATATTCTTCCAGCTCATCTGATCCACAATCAAGAACTAAAGATCCATTATGATTAGGTGTTTCTAGTTTGTTTGTTAGATCAAATAAATTGCTTTCTTTTTCTACAAATCCATATGGTGCATTACACTCAAAGTTAATCTTTAAGCCAGCAATTCCTCCAGCAAGAGCAGGAGCAACCTTAGTAACAATGGCATAGAAAATAACATCATTCTTGCTACCATCGCAGCCATAAAACTCTAATTTTCTATAGCTCTTAGGACTTGTTAACCATCTAGTAATTTCAGATACTTCATTCTCAGTAAATCGTTTCTGATCCTCATGAAGAAGAGTAATCTGAAATCCAAGTTTTCCCGAATATTTTGTATTATAAGCATGATAGATATTACGGTTCATAGTAGTTGAACCGTTTACGATCTCTCTATCAAGACCGAATGAATCTTCAGATTTATCAAGATATCCGATGACCATTTTATGTGAAAAGTCCGATAGACTTTTATTGTTGTAAGTAAAACTTACTGCATTTGAATACATAAAGTCTCCTTTCTAAAAAATTATCCTGTAAGATGTACATTCTTAAAAATAACCTTTACTTTTGGAAGTTATTGTCATATAATAAATTGTCGTATTTTATACGATGTCTGAAGGGTATGTGGTAGAAAGCAGGTAATGACATGAGACGAATCATACTCGATATCGTTGCAATCGCAAGTGGAATTTCCACTGTTGCAATGTTGGTACTTATGTTAATTAGATACTAAGAAATACATAAGATTAAATTTTTTTGGCATACGTTTCTGTATTGTTTATACAAGATTTACACAACATTTATTGCCCATTTGTTGCGCCGGATAAAAAAATACAAAATCCATATATTAATTTAGACGTAAACCATACAAAAACAAGTGCTATATAAAATAATTGAATATTAACATATAATGTGATATGATTATTTTATCGAGTATGAGTTAGTAACATAAGTTGCTTTCTAACAATTTTGTAAGAATGGGCATCTTACAGGAGTTAAAAGGATGATTAAAAGGAGAATTGGAATTATACCAAAAAATCTAGCCTGTAACAAGGTTTAATCATCACTCACAAAAAGGCACTCACTAATTACAGTGGGTGTCTTTTGCTATACTTTTATAATAAATTTCCATCCCTCTTAGAAGCAATTTCTTCCCTGATGTACATAGACTTCATTTCAGGAGTCAGCTCATCAAAAGGAGTTAATCCTTCATCATCCATATAATTCATCAGAGCTCCCAACGAAATTGAATACAAACTATTCTTGCATTTCATTCGCACAACTCCGATTAATAAAATTCCAATAATAAGTAATAATAATAAATTAATTTCCATTTGATTTTCCTTTCATTGAAAAAGAGCCCATGTTTTCACACAGGCTCTACATTATTTACCGATCGTAGGCTTACGACCAATTTTGTGATATTCTTTTAGTTTATTAGCTTGCTCTTGATCATAAACCTGTTTTGCAACAACCTTAAGATCATTCAGAACACTCTTATCAACCATGCCTCCAGATTCTACTTTGATCAATGCATCATAGTAAGAAGAGAAGTCTCCAGTACCAGTCATAATATCTTTTGTCTTAGAGGCTTTAACAACTGATTCAGAAATCTTAACAGCTTGTTTCAGCACATCAGATGTTTCTGGCTTCAGTAAGATTTCATCTCTGCGGACAGTAGCAATACCATGATCATGATTCGTTTGAATGGTAGAGTTGAGTTTTGAAATAGGGATGACATCAGAAATGACACCACCATTTCTAACTCCTGCATTCTTTAATGCTGTAAGAATTTTACTTGACTGAGCTTTAGAGTATTTTCCGTCTTTACCCTTATAAAACTCTTTCCCTTTTTTAGAATTTTTAGTAGTAATTACTCCTAACTTCTTTCCAAGGGCTTCCATACCTTTTGGATTGTTTACGACATCATAACCATGATTAGCTAAATAATTGTTTAAAGGAGACCAACTCTTAAGCTGAGCTTCAGTGTAAGCAGCCCCCGTATGGAAATTTAATCCTAATGATTTAGCTTTCTTTTGACTTGCAGATAGTTGGATTACAACAGTGAAATTCACAGAAATTCCATTAGCAGATTTACACACTGGAGTAACCGTTCCTTCGTGATCTCCTTTTGTAGCCGTAATTGTACATGAGGCTCCTGAAGGAGACATTGTTATGTAGCCTAGGCTGTTAGGATACCAGCTATAAGATTGACCGGCACCATCTGGAGGAGTAACATTAGAAACACTAACTGTTTTACTTTCTCCAGGAGCTAATGTAATAGATGCAGGGCTAATACTAAAAGATATCAGATTGTGTTCTTGTTGTTCAGGAGTTTTCATAGAACCACTAGCAGCACTAGCGTTCCCTGTTTCGACTTTTGAAGAATCAACTTTAGAACCACTAATTCCTGTATTACCATTCACAGATGTGTCTGGATTTGCAACATTATTAGTCACAGAGCTGTTCTTGTTCTGAGTATCCTTTGCGTTCTGTTCAGGTGTCTTGCCATTAGCAGAACTATTGTATTCAGAATGATATAACTCACTTAGACCATTAATAAGTCCAGAATTAATAGCGGTATCATTGATCTTCTTAAAGACATCAGAATAAGAATCTCCAACCTGTTTTAAGAACTTGCTAATAAGCTTAGATTGTTCATCCAGAGAACCGCTTAAAGATTTAAGCTGTTTATCCAAAGACTCTTGTAATTTTTCAGTCAGATCATCGTATCCTTGGGATTCCATAGAATATTGATGTTCTTTCTTAGTATCGTCCAATTGTTCCTGAGCATCGGCAATCTGAGCGTCTAATTTTGCTCTTTGCGCTTTCGCAGCTTCACCTTCGACACCCTCTAAAGCAGCACGCTGGGCCTCAAGAGCTTGTAGATCTTTGGTCTGACTCTTGATGTTTTTGTCATAATCATAATATTCTTTCTTACAATTTAAAGCCTCTTTGCGCTTATCAATAACTTTAACCAGAGCATCAACTTCAGCTTGCATCGTTGTCTTACCAAGTTCTACAATTTGATTCTTATAGTCGTTGGTGTTTGTTGCAGCCTCACGAAGTTGTTTATTGATTTCAGCTAACTTACTTTCAAAAGCAGAATCTCCAATTTGATGACCGTCATGTAATTTATATAGGGCATTTCTTTGTTCCATAAGATCAGCCATAGTTTCCTGACCTTGACGAACATTATCACTCAAAAGAGCAATTTTAGCCAACCCATCATTCGTAATCTTACCCGTGTCAGGATCATTTAAGTAGTCCTGATTCAACATATTCATGAGATCGTTATTTTCATCGATACGAGTATTCCTCTTATCAATCTTACGATTACTTTCATCAAGAGGGATCATAATAGCTTCCTGACGTAACTGTTCATTCTTTTCTTCTAAAGAATAATTCTCTTCACGTCTTGAATACCAGTCATCATAAAGCTCTTTGTATCTTTCAGAATCTTTAGCAACCTTATTCATCTGTTCCTGATCAGCTTTCATAATTTCAACATTGACAGCAGCTCTGTCGTTGTTTCTATTGATCTGATCAGTTTTTGACTGTTTAGTAGCATAATCTCCATGAGCTTCAGCCATAGAAGCAGTATGCTCTAAAGCAGTAGCAGCATGTTCAGCTTCATCTGCAAGTCTGGTAAACTTATCAATTTTAATTTGATCAATTTCTTTTCTTGCATTTGCAATAGCAGTATCAGTATCAGCAATATTATTGTTGAAAGTTTGAATCTGGGCTTCATATGTAGCTTTTTGTTCATCTGTTAAGATTCCCTTTTTCTTAGCTTTATCATATTCTGCCTGATATTTATTTAATTCTTGTTGCTGAATATTTCTCTGATTTTGATATTGTCGAATCTGATTGTTTAAATTAGCTGTTTTATTATCAAAAGTATCTGTCCCTTGAGCAATATTAAGATCATTGATCTTTTGATAGTTCTCTAAAATAGCAGTTGTTTTAGATGCCATAGCATCATAATAGCTAACAACCTTTTCAAGCTTGGTTTGTACCAGTTCTTGTTGTTGTTTCTTAAGCTCCTCAACTTGCTGTTTGCATTGTTTAGCTTTATCATACCAATTCTTATACTCTTCAACAGCACTACGGATTTTATCATTACTAATAGTTTTGATATCAATAGACCCGTTACGTACTTTTTTGAAATAAGATTTTAGAACTTTTTGATTCTTCGCTTTTGAAGCATTTTTTGTTTTAGGAGCTTTCTTAACTGCTTGTTTTGCAAAGCTTTCATAGAATTTTTCGTATTTCTTTTGTCCCTTAATGTTAGCAGTGATAGAAGAACCAACACTCTTTAAAGCATTATCATAATCATTAACAGCAGAAGTAAGACTATGAACATTTTCTGCTTTAGCTGTCCAAAGATCAGTAGCAGCAGTAAGATTTTCAATCTTTACTTCAATGAAGTCAAAAGCTTTACCTATCTTATTAAGATAATTTTCAAGAGCTGATTTCTTAGATTTAGATTTGGTTTTCTTCTTACCACTTCCAGAGCCAGACTTACCAGATCCTGAACTTCCAGAACCGGTTTTAGATTTACCAGAAGAAGTAGTAGTTTTCTTCTTTTTACGTGTAGTAGTTTTGCTACCATTAAATTTAATTTTAATTCCAGCAGAGTTAGCATGAGCAGATCCATGAGCAAAAGCCCCTTCACCACCAACAATCTTAGCTCTACTTCCTGTCTTTCCTTTGTTTAGGAGTTCCTTTGTTTGTAGGTGATTAAATACTATATCACCACGTTTGAGGTTCACAAATTCTGGGCCTTGAGACCCTACTGTAAACCATCTGTTACCACGTCAATTATGTTTTCATCGGTTCGCAACACCGACAAGAGTTTTTACTCCTCATGCTTTCACATGAGTTCAGACTATATCTTTTACCTGATTTTATTAAAATTGTGTATGAAAAAAGAGCAGAAGTAATTTTACTTTTGCTCTTTCGATAAATGTATTTATTCAGTTGTATTGTCCAATATATCTTGTGAATCTGCAACAGTTATGTCAGTAACCTTAAGATCATCAAATTTTAATCCTAGTATAGTATCACTTTTTTTAAATATTTGCTGAACAGCAAAGTCATCCATATCATCTGCGATATAAGATTTTGTGACTTTACCATCTTTAAAAGCAATTAATACATCTTCTGTATAATCATCCATTTTTAAATCATCAATACCCAAATCATCAAGCACGTCCACGGCCAGATCTCCCAATTTGATGTTGCACAAAGTGGCTTTTTTGCCCTTGTCTACATTAATCCAACTAACTTTATTAGAGCTATTGTATCTTAATGCTATATATGATTTATCGACACAGATTAGAGAACCACCTTTTATTTCAATACAATCTTTACCATATTTACGTTTTACAGATTTGCTAGATTCTCCCAAATAAACACTTTTACCATCAAGACTAGCAGAATATTGGTGATTCGGTAAAATACTCTTAACAACAAATCCAATTAATAGTATTAAAACACATAAGACAACTACTGATACCTTTTTGTGATTCTTAAGGAAAGACTTGTTGAATTTAAAATCTTTCTTTAAAGAAGCAGCTTGATCAGATATATTCTTAATGTTTTTTTCGATTTCCGCATGACGTTTTTCATTTTTCTCTTTTCTTTCGATGTCTTCATAATACTTTTTAATGTTAAACCCACACTGCGGACAAGCAGTGGCAGTAGATGATACGTTTTCTTTTCCACATTCTGGACATTTTACTAAAGCCATAGTTTTGCTCCCTTTTATAATCATTTAAAATTTATTCGTCATAGGTGTTTGAATCAACAACAGTACAACTTTTATGGTTGTTGCTAAAAGTTACTTCACAATTATGTGCGCTTAAATATGCAAGAATATATCCAACACATTCTTGTGAAACATGTAATTCTTTGGCGCATTTTTTTAAATTTGTGATTTTGAAGTCACACCCTGCGGCAAGTCCATTGTTAATATCCAATGTACCTTTTACACTATGAAGTCTTTTTAAATGTCTATATAAGTTCGGTGTAGGTTTAGAAGTTTTAAATAGTGATTTAATTTTTTCTCTTTTTTGTTTAAACTGTTTATAATTTTTAGGAACAGGATCAAAAATATAAGGACTATAGTTTTTCCAACCGTTCTGAAGGATATATGAACCTTCAATATAATATAATAATTTAATATAAACGGCATCAGGAGGCATCATTCCATCATACATATCAAGTTCGACATCTTTTTGAGAAATTTGAGTTAAAGTGATTGTATCCTCATAAGCAGGATCTCCATTTTCATCCACACCAAGAGAGGTTTGACTAGGAGTAACACCCACATCATAATTGTCATCATCAGAATCTTCGTCTGCGTCAGTAGAGTCTAAATAAGTATTGATGACTTTATTATAAGCTTCATACGCTGAACGCTTAGGTTTTTGTGATGATATTTTATCTTCTGTTGCAGAAAAGGTTACATTAATAGTTTCATAATTGTGAGAAAAGGTGATTTCTTTGATGTTGTTATCTTCAGGATAATAAGTATAAACATCATATTTATCCGGAATATCTTCGCTTCCGTTATTATAATAGCTGATCATCTTATCATATAAATCATCAAAATTTTCTTCTGAGTATGGAATAGACCATTTGATGGTTTCTATATTATTATTATTTTTGTATTTGATAGCTCTGACGTTGCCTTTATATCCAAATAATTCTGTAGAACTGATAGAAAAATTTTTTATATCTGTTTTCAGGCTTTGGCCCAATTCAGAAACAAGAGTTTGATCATCTTTTTTAATTTCTTTTCCCTCAGTTGCAGCGCTAGATGTGGTAGAAGTTTTCTTTTCTTGTTTTTTATTACCGCATCCAATGAGACACATTGAGGCAATTAAACATGCTCCAATAATCTTAAAAATTTTCTTTTTCATACATTTTCCCTCCGTAATTTATTTATAAAGCAATTATACAGCATTCTACATATTTTTCATAGAGAGAATATTTGTTTATCATATTTATCAGGTAATTTATCATTTCGATTTAAACATTGCTGTACCGCCATTAGCTTGCGGCTCTACTCCTCATAAGAGGATAGTCGTTGAACCTTATCCTATTCGGATCTTGGCTGCTGATTGTCTATTGTAGCAGAAGCAGGGGATTTAACCTCGCTTCCATATAATTAATTCTTTTTACTTTCGTAGCATTCACATCTAGGCATATTTCATCCTTCTGTTGTAGCTTAATTATCTTTAAGACTTTCCAGCAATTAGATAAATTTTCACATATGTATTACTACATAAGGTCGCATATGTGGTTTATACGACAAGTTCGTCTCCTAATTCTCCTGTAAGAGCTCGTTCATCTTGTTTTAATCCCCAATCGCCACCATTGGCGTGAGCATTACCAACAGATGATTTGAGTTTATTCGTTTTCTCTTGTAAATATTTGTTCTTTTCAGCCTGTACAATAGGATTGATTTCTGATAAATCAGAGATTCTTGTTGTTCCCATCGCAAGAGCACGGCTTCCAAGTTTCTTAATTGTCCCGTGAGCAAAAGCATCAAATTCTTCAATATCATCAAGTTCATTATCATACCAATCTGTTAAGTCATCGACAGTACCTTGGACATAGGCATTTGAGTTTGGAATGAAAGTCGATCCATGGGCTTTGGAGACTTTCCCGCCAGATGCGAATTGTATAATACCTACAGAGCTACCTTTACCATTTTTCTTCCCACTGGCTTTTGGCTGCCCTTTTTCTGTAACTTCTTTAGTAATATTTTCTACTATGTTTTTTTGTCTGGCAGTAATTGTAAATTCTTTGTTTTTGATTTGGTAAGCTTGAATTGCTTCCATTACTTCTTTAGCATGACTCTTACACCATACCGTAAAATTCTTATCTTTAACTTTTTCTTCGTTAATCTTTTTGATTCCAGGAGTGGCGTTGTCAACAATATTGATAGGAATTTGTTTATCCTTTGGTAACAATTTATTGAGTTGTTCAATAAGGTCTGTTTGTTTTTGAGCAAGTTCTACACCGATTTTAACTCTCTTTTCTCCAGTGGCTTTAGAAAATTCTTCAGATAATTTATCAATTTCACTTTGACTATCCTTAAGATTGAGTTTCATGTCGGCACTGATTTGAACGCCTTTTAATAAACCACCTTTACCGAAGTCCTTACCACCTGTCATATTGTAAAGAATATTATTAGCATCACTTACCTGTTTAGTTAGGTTTTCGTTCTTTTCCTTAGTGGTCATTGACTTCTCGTTGATTTTATACTGTTCTTTGAGATTGTTTAAATCAGATGTATAATCAGCAACCTTAATTGTAAATTCCAAACTCTTTTTCAGATCATCAGGAATTTCTTTTTCAGCATTTTTGAGCTTAATGAGTTTCTGACGATATTCTTCAATTTGTTCGCCTAAAAGAGTCTTACCAGAGCCTTCTTCCATTTTATCCCATTTCTTAGCCAATCTATTAAGTTTTTTTTCAGCTTTTTCATACTGTTCTGTAACAGATTTAAAATCAATCTTACCACCATAATCTTTCAAACGATTCAGTACAGCTTCAAAAGGTTCAATACCCATACCCATTGCCTTAGCAGCAGTAGCAGTATTAGTGATCTTTCCTGAATAAGTACCTTCAGCAGTTTTCTTTAAAGTACCAAAATCAGTATTAGCTTTTTGGGATTTGGCAGATAAATCATCTAAGAATTTAACCAGACCGCTATTATCTTCAGTAAAATACTTAGTAGTCTTAGCCCATGTCTTATCAAAAGTAGCAGCATCAGTCTTACCAGAAGAACTCATAACACTTGTCAATGTTTTGAAATCATCTGTTCCAATAAGTCCTTTGTCACGTTCTTTCTTTTGAGCATTGAATGCCTCACGCATTGCTAAATAAGTATCACCAGAATCAGCAGTTTCCTTAGCTTGAAGATAATCACTCCAAGTAGACTGAGATTTTGTTTGATTGATCAGTTTTAGACGTTCTTTCAACTGATCAAGACTACCAGTCCAAACCTGAGTCTTAGAATTTAAGATATCAAAGGCTTGAGACATTTCGGTAAAATCAAGACCATCTAAAAACTTAGTTGTATCTTTACTTTTACCAAGCTTGTCTTGTATACCCTTGATCATATCCTCAACATTTTTGCCATCATGAAGAATATCTCCATCTTTGCTGAATTTAAAATCAAAAGCGTCTTCAAGAGCAGCGCTTAATGTTTTACCATCAACTTTTTTACCTAAAGTTTTTGTCAGATCGTTATAAGCATCTTGGACATCTTCACTCCATTTTTTGGCTGATTTTCCACCAGTTTTGTTGGTTGTTTTAACCAGTTCATCCAAATCTTCCTGTGCTTTTTTATTCTTGGTAAACTCTTTGGTAATTTTTTGGAGATCTTTACGCTTCTTACTAATGTTATCGTCAGTTAAATCTTTTTCATTGGCATTGTCGAAGTCAATAATGTTACCAGCAATACCACTTAAGAAACTTTGTCCTTTGCTAGATAGTTTGTCATAACCATCTGAAGCTGAAACCGTATTTTGGAAATCTTCCTTATATTGTTTCGCAAGAGACTTGATCTCTTTCATCATTTTATTATATCTAGCTACATATTTAGATACATTGGCTTCAATAGCCTCAGTTGAAATAGAAGGATTGTCTTCTTTCATCTGATCAAAGATTTTGCTGTAATTGTTAGCAAATTTGCTAATATCAGCATCTTTAGTTAAATCAAGAGCTTTTTTACCACCGATAACTTTTTTTGTTGCATCTCCAAATGCTTTTCCGAAACTATCTCCAGATGAAGATGTTCTTTTATAAATCTCATCAGAAATATTTTTTCGAGTTGATTCAATATCTTTAGAAAGACTTTTATCTAATAGGCCACCAGCAGCTTTCTTCAAGCTTTCCTGATTACCTTTGTTAAGTTTATCCCAAGTAGCATCAGAAGAATAATCCTTTTGTGTGCTCTTTAATTTCTTCTCCTGAGATTCAATCGCTTTATCTATCAATCCTGATGTCTTAGCAATTGCATTTCCTTCAGCATCATAGCCAGAGATGAGAGAAGGAGTAGTATCTAAAATTTCCTTACGGATGTTTAAGAATCTCTCATAGGAAGAAGTATCTAAGCTGATGTTATTACCATATTCATCCACACCTTTAGATAAGGATTCAAACTCAGTTTTGTTTCCTTTAAGTGTAGAGATGTTACTTTTAGCATCAGATAATTTATCTTGATAGTTTGTACGAGTTTTGTCAGCAGCTTCTATTTTATCTTTATCATAGGTAGCAGCTTTTTTAATCTTTGTACCAACCCAAGAAAGTGCCATAGCACCTAATTGCATAAGAGCACTAGCAGCTAAACCAATACCAACATTAGCAGCAAAAGCACCGGCCTTGGCAGCAATACCAGAAGCTTTGATTTTTTCAAAAGCACCAGAAATTCCACCTGCAGCAGATTGAGCAATGCTACCAGATTTTTCTACAGCTTCATTAAACTTCTCAAGACCTTTTCCATAAGTATTTTTCTTATCACTAAGATCATAGTTGTTTTGTTTGGCTTGACCGTAAAGAGTACTAGCTGTATCACGACCTTTTTCAGTCTTCATTTCATTCTGAAGTCGCTTAAACATGTCCTCTTTTTCTTTGGCGGATTTACTACCAAAAATTTCAGGAACCATGCTATTACTAAAGAAATCTTGCAATCTACTTTGATCAGACTGCATATTCTCATAATTAGCCTTACGTCTTGTAGGACTAAATGCATTCAGAATAGCACTACCAATTGGAAATTCATTTTTACCAGTTTCTTTATTGTACTGTACAAGCAAACTGTTTATTCAAGGGCAGGGGAATACCCTATTTTCACACTGGTAAAATATGTATTTGACAATCACTAATGCAATATTCTATACTAATTATGTAACAAGAAATATGTATTATATCTCAAAGTAATAATACACATGGGGCTCACAATTCAGTGAGCCTTTTGTGTATCTGGATTTAACAGGAGAAGAGAGGTTCATAAAGATACCTCTTTTTTACAATTAACCTTGCAATATTTGGAAACATAAGTTATAATTAGAAACATCATAGAATAATTAGTTGCCCAATTAATTATTTTCATACAAAGGCATTCCTGGGAGGTAGGGATGCCTTTTCTCCATTTATGGGGTAACGATTCGTTCACCCATCAAATTAACTTTCTAACTGATCTTGCAGATCCTTAATCTTAGAATCTCTAAATGCAATTTTCTTTCCAGTACTACGATGATTTGTTTCTATGTATCTACGTTTCAGATTGTTTAATACATACTCTGCAGTCATTCTGTACATTGGATTTAAAGAACCAGAAGTCTCAATAATCGCTTCAAGCTTATCATCAATCATTGTTACGATTTTCTGCTTATACTCAGTTGCATTTAGTTTTCTATGGTACTCATAGCGATCTTTCTTTTTTAAATGAACGTGAACATCAATGATCTTATCAACAGTGGCTTCCAGATTTGTGTAATCAGATTCTAAAAGAACACGATCAATGTTGCGTACAGAATATTTAATTTTATCTGCATCATACTGTCTCTGAAGCTGACATTCATCTGAAACTGCTACATCATATAGATCGTTATTATCTTGCTGAAGTTGTGTGATCAACTCAATCATTCTCTCAAAAGCATCTGTGTATTTGGCTGTAAAGATCAGGGCTTTGTCTCCAGTGAATTTGTTTACCAGCATTGCAAATCCTTTACGATCAATGTAATACATAGGACGCTCTTGGTTATTTAGATCAAGATAAGAGCCGAGGGAAAAATTTCCGGCGGCTAATTCAGGGATGACTTCTATAAAATGACGAATCTTTTTCATTACGTCTGCATGGTCTTTCCCATAGGTCTCAGCCACATTGAGAGAAGTAGTGTACACGTCACCATTGATCTCTTCAAGACCAAATTCCTCATTGATTTCAGCAATTTCGCATTCAATAGTTTTCTTTGATTCTTTTAACATAATTCAAATACTCCTTTTAATATAAATTTAATTTCAAAAAGGGATCGTATTTCACGACCCCTTATCAACAACAATCTCACCAAACTTTAATCTTCAAGATCCCCAACAACTCTGTAAACAAGTTTCTGACCTTTACCAGTTACATAAGTCTGTGGAACAATCACATTGCAAATCACATGTTCGCCAACTTCAAAATATCCGTTCTCAACGTATCTCTGATATGGCATGTTGTCCCGCATCAGGATTCCATTGTTTCTCAGAATCTCAAAAAGACGATTCCTTCCAATGTCATATCCATCATTCTGTAACAGCTTAGCCATTGTGTTCATGTCGATCGTATCAGAAGAAGCAGTAACACATCTTGCAAAATCTACATCTTCTTTGGAAGCTTCAAGTTCTCCACGAAGCTCTGCGATTGTAGCTTGCTGAATTTCTAATGCTTTGAGTACAAACTCAGCTTCAGACAGATTTTTATATGGAATGTATCCACCTGTACGTCTGATCTGTGGAAGAACTTCAGATGTTACCCATCTTTTGAAACGATGTAATTTTTCAATTCTCTCTTCAATAAGGGGGTCATTTTGTGACACCCCCTTTGCTTTAGCAGGTTGCATTAAGAATAATAATGAATATAGTCCTGATTCATTAAGAACTGTGATGTTTTGCATTCCTCCAGCGGTTTGAATTTTTGCCATTGTTTTGTCAGCTTTGTCAATTCTACGCAAGCTACGCTTGTGATTTGTATCTCCAAAAGCTATGCATACATCTTTTCCAACAAACCAAGGTTCATTGTCAATCTCAATACATCTGATTGATCCAAATTCATCGTTTACGAAGTTCATGATCTGATTGTTGTTTTCTACTCCATTTTCTGCTTTTGTTAAAATTGCCATATTAAATTCTCCTTTTCTTCAGGAAGGTGCACCAAATGGCATAGAACAGATGGTGCTGATGATTTGCTTATCCTTCTATGCATATATGGCTAATTTACTACCCCCTTAAAACACCAGGTTCTATCTAGTGTTTTAAGACTCAATTAATGTGGTAAGTCTGCTAGAGTAGTATAAAAAGAGTATTAAATTATGTTAATAAGTATTTATAATATATCATATAAAATTCATTTTCCCTATGTGCAAGCATGTTTCCATGCTGATAATTTTCTAGCGGCACATTCGCATACAGTTCTGATCATCCCTTTCTGATGTCACTCGTAAGGTGAGTTAACCAGATTCCCATTATGATCGATGGACGTTCCTCTAATAATATAGAGGCTTCGCTGCGGATTCTGTGTAAATATTGATCTTATTACTATACCTTAGGAATTACCCCTTGCCCTTAATACATTACTGTACTAAGTTAGTAATCAATATCGTTTAACAGTTCCCGTACATAAATTATCAAAAAGTATTTCAGTTTCGGTTGTTTTCTAAGCAATCTCTTATTTGTATCACCATTTCGATACAAACTCGTTCTGTGTTACCACTAGATTGCTCTGGGCATTGTACATGAGGACAACTGATAATTTGCCCTACCCAGCTTTCCTTTCGCTCCTGCGACTCCTAAAGCACCCATAAAGGCTGTTCTAAGAAGCCCAGCTTTAGTTACTAAATTTGTTATTTGAGTTCCAGCATCTACAAGTCCTTTGATAAAATCAGAAGAAATAGAAGTGTTCCACATTTCTTGGAAACTTGCTGTCAGCTGATCAACTTTACCTTGGATGGAATCAAGTTGAGTTTCGTTTTCACGAAGAGCTGATCCTTCTGAGTTTTGTGTTTCGTTGTAGACTTTTTCAAGCATCTCTGGCTTCTGTAAAATACTGGCAACAATATTAGCTCTATTTTTTCCTGCAATTTTCTCTAAAATAGAAGCTTGTTTAAGGTCACCACCATCGGTAGAACCAATTTCGCTCCAGATCTTACCCAATCCAAGTAAAAATTCATATGGATTTTTATAAGATCCATCATCTTTTAATAAATCAAAGCCTTTGAAGTCGTTTGATGCTACTTTAGTTTGATTTTTAATGAGATCTCTCAACTGAGATGTGTTCTGAATGTAACCATCAACATCTTCACCTGCTTCTTGAAGCACATTCATATCAGTGCCTCGAATTCTTAAGGATACTGTTTTTAAACCAGCTCCAACGCTCTCAGGATTTTGCACGACGGAATTCCCAACTGTAGTAAGAGCAACTGACTGTTCATAATTAGCACCTGCCGCCTGTAAAGCACTAGCAGATCTCTGTAATGAACTAGCAATCTCATCTGATGAAATAGGCTCTAAGTTACCGATATTATTCAAAACATCAACAACATTTTCTACATCGTCAGCACCTTTATTGAATCCCTGCATGATAGAAATCAATGCATTAGTAGCATCATCTACTTGCTCAAATTCTGATACATTCATGAGAATACCTGTCCATTTAGACATCTTCTCAGAATCTTGTGTGTTATAACCTAATCTAGCCCAATCAGCAGTAGATTTGGTTAATTCCACAGCATCTCTACCGATATCTTTACCAGTAGCATACATATCTTTTTCGACAGTAGCATAAACATCACTCGTATCACTTGTGACTTTCTTTAACTCTGTCATTGCAGCATCCATTTCTTTGATGCTTTCAATTCCTTGTTGGAATCCTTGCCATACGACATCAATTCCACCCATAGAGATCAAGTACTTACTTAACTTAGTAACTTCCTGACCCATATCTCCAACAATTTGTCCAAACAAACTCTTATATTCAGAACGACTCTTAAGCTGTGATCTAGCAATACCAGTATCCTGATTAAAATTAATAGCATACTTTTCAAGCTTTCCATCATCTCTTGATCTTGCTTTAATATAAGCAGCCATTCCATTTCTACCCATACTGGTTTCAAGAATGTTACTGTTTACACCAGAAGCTCTAAATAATTCTTCAGCTTTAGCTTCATTGAAATCATTTAAGGATAATCCTTCTCCGATAACAGTTCCCTGATTGTTCTGGAGCTTAAATTGGTTTCTAAGTCTACCATGTTCAGTAAGCTCAGCGTTCAGTCTATTAAGCTCTCTAATATCTTCCTCAATTTCTTTATTATCAAAGAAAACATCTCCACTATGTTTTTCTTTTAAATCTCTAATTCGGTTAACTGTAGCTTCAACCTTAGTCGCAAATTCTGTTGTATATTGTTCAAGATCTTGACTAACAATGGTCTTTGATAAAGCTCTGTCAGCAGCATTTTTAACACGATCAGATTTAGGATTAGTATTCCCTAATGCTGTACCATCGTTTGCTCCACCAACATTTCCACCGGCTAAAACCTTGTTCATGTTCTTCAAGCCAGTAGCAATCTCACCAGTAAGATTAAATTTCTTATTTAAGTTATCAACCAGTCTTGTAACTTCACGAATTGAACTACCAATACCAGCAAAAGCACCTGCGATCTTAGCAGAATAAGCAGTAGACTTGTCAGCTAGATTAGCAATCTTATTTGTCATAGTCTCAATATCAGAAGCTTTCTTGTCTGTAAAAGACTGTCCTGTATTGAATTTAACTTTTAAATCAAGATTCTTTTTTAGGTCATTGATAATCTTCTCAACAGCAACCAAATCATCTAATACAGCATCAGTATTGATACTAACTTTAATAGGCTCAGAAGCTTTTTCTCTTAAAGAAGTAAGCTTGCTTTCAGCCTGTGTTAATTCTTCATCATTAACATTGATATCAATATTAGTGTCTTTACCATTAGAATCATCTTTCAACTTCTGGGTAGAACTAATAGCTTTTTCAAGATCTTCTGCATTCCCTTTGAAATTAACAGCAACATCAATATTATCCTTGGAACGTAATTCATTAATCCCCTGTAGAACAGTATCAATATTTTCTGTATTGGCTTTAAAATTAATAGCAATATCAATATTGTCTTTTGATCTTAATTCGTTAATTCCTTGTAAAACTGTATTTAACTCAGAATCATTTGCTTTAAGATTAACAACAATATCTTTGTTTTCGTAAGAAGCAATCTTTTCATCAACCTTAGCTAACGCAGATTCTAACTGAGAAGTGTCAGCAGTAACTTTTACAGAAGATTCTTTAGGATGTTCACTTTCTGTAACTTGTTCATCTTTCGTGATACTATCATTACCAGAAGAACTTACCTTATCAACTGTCCCTGATACTGATTTATCATTCAGCTTATAAATATTTTCTCTGTTTTTTTCTAACCAATCACGACTGGTTTTTGACCAATCATCCTTAATAGAAGCACCATCTTTTGCTTTAATTTCTTTATATTTGTCAATGGTTTTAACAGCTTCCTCAATCCCTTTGGCTTCCTCTGCATAGATTTCTTGATTGTTTTTAATTTTCTCATTAAAAGCGTTAATATAATTTCTAGCATCTTGGAAAGCAGTAGTAAGGCTCTCTGAGCTCATTTGATCCATGTCTTTAGGCATTTCAAAATCTTTTGCAATCTCTCGTTGCATTAAGGACATTTGCTTATTCGCCGCTTCAAAGAAATTCTTCATCTCTTCTGTAATAGGCTGAACATTACTACCTTCTTTAGGAGTGTAAGACTCCATAATTTCTTTATTCTTTTGAATTTTTTCTAAATCTTCTTTAGAAAGATCTTCACCGTTTTCTTTCTTCCTAATGAGATTTTCGGTACTTCGCTTAGCTCCATTGTATTTTTGAGTACTAATTTCCTTGTCTTCGACAACGATTCCAACACCAGCTAAGTAATCATCCCATTCTTTGCTGTATTTTTTGTTTAGGCTTTTAGTCTTTCCTACAGCAGATCGAAGATCTTTTTTGACTTTATCAATTCTTGATTTTAATAATGAAGATATAGCTTCTTCAACACCATCGTTTAAACCACCAAGAAGGGAATCTGTATCAATACCAAATTTACCAAAAAGCTCTTTATAATGTTTGCTACCTGTTGCATTTTTATTTGTGAACTGCTTAATATAATTTTCTGCAACCTTGGCTTTACTTAATTTATCAACAACTTCATTTACATAGTCTGGATTATTCTTCCAATCTTTTTTTGATGTAATTGTGTTAATTTTACTAACATTGTTATCAATGGTAGTTTTCTTTGCTTGCCAGGCATTCATCACATTCTTTTTAAAGTTGCTCTCTCCAATGGACTTTTTCGTTGAAGGATGCATATTCTCATTCCATATTTTCATAGCAGCATCGTAGAAATCATTATTGATATCTCTACTATGTTCTTTTGATTTGATGAGACCAGTCATGTATGAGCCATTTTCTTCAATGTTTCTAACAGTAGCTCGCTTAAAACTTGGGTTAGAAGCCATGTCCCGTAAATTTTTTAGTTCTTTATACTTTTGTTTAAGATCATCAACCCTGTTTTGAGCTTCCACTAAATCATCGGATTGAAAATTATAATTAAATTTAGTTTTTCCTGTTTTCTTAATGTGATCATTTATTTGTTTGGCAACATCACGGATAGCATTGGCATCCACCTTTGCTCCAACAGGAACTTTAATATCTTTAAAATCATTTTGAAGTTTTTGTTTTGCTCTTACTTCGGAAGCTTCATCTACCCTGACACCTATAGAGGCGCCAATAGATATAACGTGTGTTGTTCCTTCTGCCATTTATTATTTCACCCCCTGTACAATATCTTCAGCCAATGCTTCAGCTAATTCGTTGCCATATTTAGCATTAACAATTCCTACGGCTTCTTCAATACATTCTGCAGCAATCATATCCTCACCCATTGTTACAGTATTTTCAATTAATTTAAAAGGACTAGGTTTTGTAATTACTGGGACAGTTTTTTTTCCTCCGTGTTCACCGCCCACAAAATCCCAGTCATATACTACATCAGTCCTTTGGTGGTAATATCCAGGCATACTACCTGAAGAAGTAATAACTCCTCCTTGTGCAGTCCCTGGAGCACTGATTTTTTTAATATAAGGTTGACTAGCAGCATACAGCCCATAGCTTCGCCCATATTGTTCAGGATCATAGCCTTTATAAAAGGTATCTGTAGCCATTTCTGCAATTTCCTGTACTTTTTTAGATGCTAATTCAGCTGCTATGTTTGCAGCTTCAACATTCATCTTTGTAAGAATTTCTTCAACTCTTCCCATGTAATTCTCCTTCCATTAAAAAGAGCCTCACATGAGACTCTTTTTAAATTATTCTACTTTTAATTTTTCAATCATTGTTTTCATAACTTCAGTACTATCAATTCCTTTGGCACCTTCTACAATAGCTTCCTGAACGCTTAGATTAATAAATCTTAATTCCCTTGAAACAATGGCTTCTAAAGAATTATGATTCCTCATATGGTCTTCCCAAGCTAATTTATATAGCTTTTTAAATTCTTCAAAATCCTTTCCAATTTCCTCTAAGATTCTGTCAATCAATCCAGCTTCAGCAAGAGAATCTAATACCTCGTAAGTACTTTCTCCTTCAAACTCAATATTTGTATAAAGCTGTAGAGCAGTAGTGATCAATACATGATAAGCACTGATTGAATTTACAGTAACAGTATAGCTTTCGCTTTCTTTTCCTAATGCCTTAATGATTTCTTCAATTGCAGTAATTTTTATTGCAATTGGAACATAATGACCAATTTTTAAGCTTGGGATAGCATGTTCTAATGTAGCTCCCTCTACAGAGCTATTGAATTCCTCAATAATAGTGTCTAAATTTACTGTATTTTCTCCCATAGTTATTTCTCCTTTTCTTTTTTCTGTTTCTCTTTGCGTCTCTTTCTTCTTTGAGACTGAATATATTCATAAGTTTTCCATCCACCATCAATCTTTGAGTATGCTACCCAATAAAAGTTGATATGAGGATATTTATATAGAAGTAATTTTCTTTTCATAGGTGCCACATGATCTGGCATACCTTTTACATCAATGACATCTTCATGTCCGTCTTTATATGTAAGTACAAAATCTGCCACATATTTAATAGGAAGATATTTTTTATCTTGATGTTCAAATCCTTCCTGTAATAAATATTCTTTCTGTCGTTCACAATAGGTGATTTCCCCTGAAAGAATACCCGGAAGAACAGCATCTCTGTAAAATCTCATCTCAAGAGCAGAGTCAAATACGATCCCCCCACACATACGATTATCAGTTCGCTTACTAACATTGTACTTACTGTCTCTTTGTTTCTTTTCGCTCATAGTCCTCCTTATAAAATCCGTATACTAAAAACAGCAGAAGTACCTGCTGCCATAATGTTCTAAATTAATTCATGTTTACACCAAGCATCATACAGGTGCTTAGTGTCTTCTCTGTTCCAAACAAATAAAATTTTGTTCTGATCGAATCTATTGTCTGGAATGATATCCAAAAGTTCAGCTCCATAGCTTAAGTATTTAAAATTCTGAAGCATATTTGGAATAAATACACATTCATCCGGTTCATAAGTCTTCCCGGTAATTCCACTTGTAGTTTTCATAGTTCCTCCTGCTTATAATTAAAAAAAGAGAGACACATAAAACCTAATGGCTATGTGTCTCTCAGTGATCATTTCTTTTCACTAAGAGATCCGCAAACCTATCTCCATTTCTTCTTACCACGAGAGTAAGAAGAAGGAGAAGAGGAAGGGGATTGAGCCGTTTTGTTGGTCTCAGCGAAAACTTTCTCAATAACGCCTAAAACGTCAGGGAGAAAGTCAGATTTGTTAGTTAAATCACACTTGTCCAGTTTTTGCCTTGTTTGTTCAGCATTGCATTCGCCTGTAGAATATCTCTGACAAGCATCAAATACTTTTCTACAATTGTCTGAATCAAAGATAAAATACCAAGATGGTTTATCTCTATCGACATCACAATGAGGACAGTAGTGATATGCCTTCCCACAACAAAAACAGGTTCTCTGTTTCGTTTCTCCCATGATATTCCTCCATTTCTAAATCGTTTCCAATCAAATAGCTGCCTTATCATCTGATAAGACAGCTTTTAAATTTGATTATTCTGTAGGCATTTTTGGTACGATGATATCGAAAAGTTTCTTTTCTTTATCACAGTACTGTTGCATACACTGGATTTCAAATGGATGTTTACCATCAGTAGAGAATGTTAAGTCTACATTAGAGCTTAACTTAGCCTGTGGGAATACAAGATAAGCATTGTACAGTGTACTTACGTTACATACGTCAGCACCTAAAATCTGTACAATCAGTTTTCCAGCTTTAGGGAATTTTGTAGCACTGTTAGTTACTTTAACAGCTTCGTCTGTCTCATATTCGTATTCAACGAATAACTGAGAACCTTTAGATAAGCCAGTTGGTAATGTTACACTATCTGTTCCCTTAGCATGAACAAATTTATCATCACTAGCAGCTGCACCATTAGTATATTTCTTTCCTAATGTGCTATCACCTTTTAATTCATAGATGTATTTAATCTGCTCTGTAGGTGTGTGTTTTAATGTAACAGCAGTACCAGCCGCAATATCAATTGTTTCGAAAGCTGTAGCAATTACTTTAGACTCAGCATCAGCAACCTGTTTCTTTGTACCAAACTGAGCAGCAGCTAATCCTAAATCGAATAAAGAGTTAGTTGCAGAGAAAGTAGCTTTCTTAGCTCTGTCGAATTCCATGATAGGAACTTCAAGAGCATCAGTAGCCTGAGTTGTGTCAGACTCGCATTTGATAGATGGCTCTGTAATCTGATTAATAGACCATAAGATTTCTCCTGTGTCTGTATCTACCATGATTGCACGTAAGCATCTATCGATGACAAAGTTATTAATGTCGAATGTACTTGCCATGTTTAATCCTCCTTGAAATATTTAAAAATTTGTATAAAAAAAGCAGCTCCATAAGAGCTACTTAATCCAATTAAGGTCTTCGGTTTTAATTTTTGAGGTATCTATCATACCTGAATAGCATCCTTGTAGAAGTGCAATAGCTTGTTTTTTCTTCTGAATTTGTTCAACACTTGCCATAAAAGCAGCAATATTTAAATCTTGAACAGTTTGATAATCATATTTGAACTCTTCTGTGTTTACCATGGAAACGATTAGAGGAAGAAGAATTGGTTCAAAATCTTTATCTTGATTCATTTCATATCGCATTTTATCTTCTTCAATGAGAATTTTTTTAGTATCTTCGTTACCAGCTTTTTCTACTTTAGGTTTGAGGCCGTGCAAAGATCTAAAATAATCACATATTTTAAGATAAGCCAATTTGTCGATCATAATATCATCTTCCAAATCGGCAAGAACTAGGTCTCCATTGTTTTGATTTTGACAGATTTCAAACTTGCTTAGGTCAACTCCCATAAATAAGCTTTGAGATATGTCAGACTCAAGAGTTGGTGCCATAAGCATGAATAAATCAAAATCCTCAACTTCTTCATAGTCAAGCCCCATTTTAAAAAGCCTGTATTTCATATCGCTAGGAATACAGGTTAATGTAAATACAGCTTGAAAGTATTTGTCTTCACCCATCTCTTTTATGTCTCTAAGAGTAGGCTGATGAATACTTATTGCATCATTGATATAATAATCATCTCCGAAAATGATAGACAGGTCTTTATCCATGATCTACCGTATTGTCAGGAATTTCCTCATGTGAGACATTGTTATGGGCATTATTTCTGTTGTCCATTCGTCCCTGATAAGGATTACTTGGAGTGATCACTCGGAATTTCAATGTCCTGCAAACATATCTGGTATCAGTAGTTCCTGACACATCGTATGTAAGTTTCATTTGAAATCCTAAATTGTTACTCCACTGAAAATTATCTCTAATGCAATATCCTAAAAGATCATGTCTTTCAGCCCCATAAGGAGTAGCGAGATTATCTTCGTGGCAAAATACTCTAAAAGTACATACCTGTTCTTTCATCATTCCATTCCGATCATTGATATCTACATCATCAATATCGAAACAAATGAAATTCTGAACTTCAGATTGTACTGGTTCAATATGAATTGCCGGAAAGATATTTATTCCCAAATATTCATCTGGAGAGTTTGGATCAAGCTTTGGGTTATCCAAAAGCTCGATAATATCAGAATCATTGTAAAGAATTTCTTTAATAATCCTTTTCTTATAGATAATATCATCATCTATGTTCTGAAAATCTCTTATCATAATCCAATCACCTCCGTTTGAAATTCAGCTGTTAAATCATCTACGAATGCTTGAATGGTGATCGTCTCACCAATTAGAGAGTACACTTTATGACATTTGATATTTACTGCTGTGTCATCACAAACAATATCAAAATCATCTAAGTGACCCTGTGGCACTATAACATTCCACTCCACTTTTTCAGGAGAAGAAGTAGTACCGTCTCCACGTTTAATAATAGTAGAGAATTTTTTAGCACTACCACCACATTTAATCTGTGGTTTAGCACCAGCAAAGTTGATCACCAATTTATCATCTGGAAGATCAGGCAACGTAGGCTTGTCTTCATCAGTTTCAATAGTTGGTGGAACTTCGGTTTTATAATAGTCAGCAATCAATTCGTCCACATTATCTGTATGACCATTGAAAGCATCTTGTTTTAATGTAATTTTTGTAATCCCAAGAGGAACTGCATCCTCTCGTTTTGTAACCTTCCATGCCACTGGATGTAAAGGGTTACGTGTAATTAAGAATCGTGTATCGTAGTCTATGGTGTTAACCGTGTCATTGGTTGGAACCCAAAACTGTATCTGGTTTTCTACAGAAGTCACGAGATAATCAGTCCAAGTTCCTTGATTGTACGAATTTCGGCTGCGGATCGCACCAAGACATGAATACACTTTCCCATTTGCAACCCACTTAAAAGTCCAATTGCAAAGAAGAATATTGTACCGATAGAAAAGAGGATGATTATCATGATCAACAATTAACCAAGTACTAAATTCCTCATCGTCATTGACAGGAATATTTACATAAGTCCCCAAAGGATACTTAACCCCTGGTCTAAACTGTAGATGATAATCAATCGCATCTTTACTGATACTGTTTTTTGTATATGCTAAAAACTTTGCGTCAACATCTTCACCTAATATCCTACATTCCCGAAAGGCGGGGTCCTTTGTGAATGTGACATCCATAGCTTTTAGCGAATGGGCTCTGTACTTTTTAGAAGCAGCAGTACTATGAGCACCATTGTTTAACCTATTTCTATAACTCTCTAGACTCATCTACATCATCCTCCTTGATATGGTCAACAAGTGATGTAGCATCGAGAATAGCTTTTCTATAAGCAGCATGATCGTAATCTTCTTTTAACGCTTCATCTCTAGCCTGAGCTAAGATAGCAAGAAGATCTAATACGACTGTCTGATTAGAAAAGATTTTATTGTATCCAGATAATTTCCATAATAATCCTGCAAAGTATCTATCCAAATTAGGATCTTTTTCTTCACGCATATATAACAGCTTGAAGATGGAATTCTGAATAGTCTTTTTATGAGCATGGATCTGCTCCTTTGGAAAATTTCCATATTTGCTATTCATACATTTCTCCTAACTATTGTTCTGTCTAAATTTTTCTGTTTGATAATCTCTGTAAGCTTTTTGTTTTTCTACTCTGATCTGATCTCTCAAGGCCATTATCTTATCTAATTGATTTGATTGAGCATAAAATTTTTCTTCAGCTCCACCAAAAATCTGTTTAGTAAGAAGAGTAGAGTTCACCTGAGGGCGAATCCATTCTTCTACCATAGACAAGGCTAAGATTTCAATTTCAATATCTGAAAGATCATCTTCAAAGACCTCTTCAGTATCATCTCTCTTGGAAAGATCAGAAGTACATTTGCTAAACTTAGAAATACTTGCAGTTAAATAGCCTAACAGCATTTCATTGGCATCTTTATCAGATAGATCAGCAAAATCATAATCTTCGATCTTTAATAAGAAAACAGAGTAGATGCGTTCATAAGAGGTCATAATACACCTCCTAGAGCACTAACTTAGCAAACTCAGTTCCCAGTGATTTGTCGATTGTTTTCACAATACGAATACTATCTAACTGTCCATCTTTAATAAGTTTTGCAGCAGCTGTTCTAGCAGCATCTTTAACTCCTTCAGGAGCATTGTTTAAGAATGACTCTAAGGCATCTGGTGTCTTATCAAAGAAGCTTCTAGGATCATCTAATCCATAGAACTGATTTGTAATTTCCTGTAACTGAGGGTTTTCCTTTAAGAAATCTTCATCCATAACAATAAAATAAGGATAAAACAGGTAATCGGATTTTCTGGCTAACATTGCCTTTAAGTCCTGATACTCCACATCAGTAATTTCTCCATACTGAAGCCACTCATATCGAGTACGAGATTTTGCGAATGTTTCGTGATAAATTAATTCTCCTGTTGTTACTGACATACAAGGAATTAATTCCTCCTTGTCAAACACACGAGCTTTTGGCTCTGGTTTAGGAGTAGCTTTTTTTGTTCTGGTTCTTTTCGCTGTGGACTTAGCAGCAGTTTTTTCCTCGACTGCATTTTCTGTGTTAGTTTTATTAGTTTCTGGCATTTTATATCTCCTTTTTAATATCAAAAGAGCCAGCATTTAACTGGCTCAGATTTTATCCTACTGTAAATTTGTAAGTTCCAAATAACTGGTTGATAACAACATTGATACCAAGTTTCTGCATTAACTCGTACTCATATGTCATATCCTGGTTTGTTGCACCATCATTGATCTGTTTAACAATAGCTTCACCTTCATTAACAAGCTTGATAGGTTTGTTATCAGCATCAATAGGCATTAACAGTAATTTCTTATTGTCAAGTTTTTTGTTTCTTGTTCCTTGTTCATTAACCTGAGGGATAGCCATTAATCTGATTCCTTCAAATTGTCCTAAAGTACCAGTTGTATGTCTTTCATTTCTCATATCGTCTGAAATCCAAGCAGATGGAGAAAGAGCGATAACCTGAGAAATAGCAGATCTTGTACCACAGATAACAACTTCTTTACCTGTATCTGTTTCAAGATTCTGAACAGCTTCAATTAATTTATCAGCTTCTAATTTACCTGTGATCTTTAAGTCTGTAGGTAATTTTTCATCAGCTCCCATGAAAGCTTCATAGATCATGTCATTGATCTTTCTGTCAAAAGCTTCATATACTTTTGTGATCATAGCAGCAAAATCACGTCTACCTGCCATGAATAACTCAAACTCTTCATAGATCTTAATTCCATACCAGTCTGTAGTAACAGAGAAGCTTTCTCCGATTCCTAATTTCTGGCGGATTAAGTCGTGATGATTACCAGCGAATCTACTAACTGTTAATACAGCCTGCTCTTCAACATAGAATACATTCTGATCTCCGTCAGCTAAGTTTCTCTGATCAACCCATTCCATGAAGAAAGGATTGTCTCCCCACCCACTTACAAGTAAGTTCTCTAATGTTTCCTCTAACAGTTCGAAAACTTCTGGCTGATGTCTACGAATAGCTTTTCTAAGAACTTTACGATTCTTTTCATTTTCAGCAACTCCAAGAACCTTAGCAAATCTCTTTCTGATAACAGCATTAGCAGCAGCTTTAGCATCTGCAACACCGTCAATTTTCTTCATTTTGTCGTTAGCTGTGTCTAACATTAAAGCAGAGAAGTCCATATATTCCTGCTCACCTTGTTCAAAAACAGCCTGAACTGTTTCACACAGTTCGCTAAATTTCATAAGTCTTAACATATATTTCTCCCCTCCTTATTACGCTGTAGCCACTTCTGTGTTTTTCATTACTTCAAGCATGACCATAGTTACACCAGATTTGATGTATGTATAACGAATTTTCGCTACAAATCCATAATCTGTAACAGCTGTTGCTTTAGCAATTTCCTGATATTTACGATCTTTTGCGACAACTAAGTTACCAACTGTAACTTTTTCTCCAGTAGCTTTTGTGATCAGATAATCAGAAATTCCATACATATCTCTTGGAACAAGAGTATAAGCACGAGCACTTTTACCTGCTTCGATCACATAGTTGTATTCAGCCTGTCCAACTGTTGTAGACTGATCATAAATTAATGCTGGGTTAGCAATTAAAACAACCTGACTACCTTTTGTAGGTGTAGCTGCTTTATATTCTTCATTTCCACTTGTTTCTACTGGATCACCCAGAGCAACAATCATTCCATTTTCCATAGCAGCAACATCGTCAACTACAGAAAAAATGTGTCCACCACCGAAATAAGTAGCATTGATCTTACTTGTTTCGACAACACCATATTTTGTATTTGCCATTAAATTTTCCTCCTTGTTTTTAGACATTAAAAAAAGACACCACATAGGCATCCTTCAAAATTCATGTATTATTTTTCAAAATCATCAAATAATGAACCATATGGTTTATTTGCTGTAGATTCAGGTGATTTTCCACCAACACTCATACCAAATTTATGTTTAGCAGGGTTTTTATAAGCAAATTCACCACTGATAGCAGCTTTTCCAATGATTTTTAAACATTCATTTTCTAACTCTCCAACAGAGAATTTTTCGATTTGTTCATATAGAGCAGAATATTCTTCAGAACCTTTTAATTTCTCTTGGAAAGAATCTAACATGGCTGTCTTTTCTTTCTTGTCAGCCTCTTTCTTAAACTCTCTAAGAGTTTCTAATTCAGGTTCCATTGCTTCATAATCAGCAACCTTGGATGTTAATTCACCAATTTTAGCTGTATATTTTTCTTCAACTGTCTTTTCAGTTGCTTTTTCAGCTTCATATTTAGCTTTATCAATCTCAGGTTGTACAATATCAGCAAGAGAGAAGTCTTCAGCTGGTTCCTCAGAACCTTCGAAATCTACAATTGTATATTTCTTTCTTTTCTTAGAGTCGAAATCAACTTTAACTTCATCGCCTGCAACATCAAAGCTGAATCCAAATAATTTGTATCCATCTTCTCTGTCATAAGCATAAACTTCTCTGCTGTCTACATCATAGTCCACTACAAAATATTTAGAATAGCTTCCCCAGTCAGTTTCAACTTTCTGATCAGCAAAAGCTTCACTCATAGCTTCTCCGAGATTACTAGACAGTAAGAATTCTTTTGTCTCTTTCATCTGTGTTAATTTTTCAGTCAGGGCTTTTTCGTCCATGTCTGCATATTCAAAATCAAGAGACTCTGGATCAAATCCAAAAGATTTGATAAGTTCTTTCTTATTCAAGTCATGTTCCTCCTTTTTCTTTGTGGTTTCTGTGTTTTTCATTTCAAAACAGTACTGTTTAAAGTCTTCAAACATTTCATCCATTGATTCTTTGAAAGTATCTGCACTATATGTTTCTAAACATGCTGATTCAAAACATGGTGGAGCACTCTCTAACAATGTGAACGCCTGAAATTCAAAATCAGTAACATGACATACACCATCAATCATTTCATATGAATTAACACCAATCTCCATAGATTGATCTGTAATACCATTTTCTTTGATGTGGTCATAAACTGCCTGACGTTTCCACAGAAGGACCTCACAACAAAAATAAGTCTTCACACGGCCATCATCTTCAGTAACATTTTCCCAATACCACTGTGGAGATTCAGGAATTACACCTAATGGATCAGTCAGATTGTATTCTTTCAAAACCCCGTTCTTATCTTTTCTAAATGTCGAGTCGTGAGAACCAATCTTGTCTTCATCGATTGAATAATTTGCTACAAGAGGTACGTAAGCAAGAGAAGAAGTAGCTTTTTCAAATGATTTTGTACTAATATAGCTACCATTTCTGTTTTTGCCCTCATAAGCAATGTGTAACATTCCTTTATCAAAAGTGCTATTTGCAGACACAATGTCCTCAATATAGGCACTGTATTTTAAACTCATTTTTGTTTTTTGTTTGTTTTTAGCCAAATTTCATCTTCACCGCCTTTCTTTTTGTTTTTTACAACTAAAAAAAGACCTCAGCGGTCTAGAATGTCATTTTATTTGTGAAAACCATCTTCATACGGTCATCCAGCGAAAATTCCATATCTACGGCTTCCAATTTATTTTCAAAAATATAAACCGTATGATCTTTACATTTTTCAACTTTTAACAGCTTACATTTTTGTTCTAATTTTTCTTTTAGTTGCTCATCTATACAAAAGATGAATGGTTTATTCTCCATTTTTGTTCTCCTCTCTGGTTGCAATACCTTCCTCAGTCATATCATCAAGGTTCTTTTCTTCAGCACCGCCTTTGGAGTCAGTTGTACCTGTATTAGACGTATAAGAAGAATTAAGAGGCTTCCATAATTCATCTAATCCCAGTGCATTTTCCAAACCAGTATTCTGCATAACTTCATAAGGCGTATAACCCAAAGAAGTAGCAAGTTCCATTTTTACTGGAACACCTAAGGCAGCAGCATCTTTTCTCATGTTGATATAATCTTCTTGTGTGAAATATGTATATCTGTGGAACTTGATAATATAATTTTCATCAATATTGTTTTTGATGTACATCTGAGCCCATCTCTCAATCTTAACTAAGAAATCTATGGCTACAGTTTCATCAACTTCTATAGAATGTTTCAATCCAACAGATCCACCTTTGTCAGAATTGAATAACATTTCAGATACACCAACTTTGCTCATTAAATTAGATAGAGAATTAGCAAAAATATCAGTGTCAGACGTGTCATTTGTTTTAAAAGAAACGACTTCAAGATCGCATGGACTATAAGCGGTTGCAGCCAAAGAAGGAGCAGCTTCACTTAAAAGTCCATCCATAGCTTGTACAAGATCTAAATCAACAGCAAAATCATTGATTTCTTTTGTACCAGATAATAATGGGATTTTTTGAAGTAATAAGACACTTGCTTCCAACTCTGTCTTAGCTTTGATTAAATTTTCATAGTCTAAAAGATCAATCAAAGACACAAAGAGTGGAAGTAGATATGGAAGCGGAAGAAGTGGATCGTTTCCAGAAATGATACAAATAGAGGTTTCCATAGGAATTTGAAACCATTTGTAATCCTGACCATTACTTTTGTAAGCATTGTAACCAGTGCTAAATACAGAATCCCACTCTTCAAGATAAATACTATTATTTCCCTGATCAAAGAAGCTTGCATCAAAGTCAAATCCATAAACACCGTTGTCTACCTGAGTAACTTTGCAATATTTAGCTTCTAACTGATATAAAAAGCACTCATCATCTCCATTGTCATAAACAAACCCAAAATAAGCACCATCTCTAAGTGCTGTTGCAATAACACCAGGCATATCGGCTTTAAAATTAATTCGTTGAACACCTTTTACAGCTTCTGTATAAGAAGTAATGAAATCAGTCTGTCCACTACTCAATAAGTCCTCTTTGGGGACTAGCTGATAGTTATATAACAACATAGAAGAGTAGTATTCGATCAGTTTCCGATATGGCATACTTACTCTGTATAACCATTCAGAAACAGCTCTGATATTGTTAATGTTCGATTGTGGATTCTGAATATATTGTTGTAGTTTTGCTTTTGTGTAACGAGTATAACTACGACTCGTTTCTTTGTTAGCTTTTTGCAAAATTAAACTATTGACCTGACTTTGACTGAAAGTAGAAGCAAAAGGTCTTGAATAATTTCCTGATTGCATTTGTGTAACTTTACGTTTTATGGGTTGATTCTTACGCACGGGTTTCCCAGCATTTTGTTTTTTCGCCACATTATCCAAGTTCTTTCACCTCCTAGTATTGCTTCCAGTTAAATTTGGCCGGACGAATATTAATAAATTGTTGTGTATAATCAGTTTTCTTTGGTTTACGCTTAGTAATATGCTCACGTCTTCTCTGAGCTAACTCCCAAGCGAGCATGGCGATAACATAAGCTCTATCGTCATGCATTTTATTAGCTTTCTGGGGGTCAAGATCAAATCTGTCCTTACCAGAAGCCTGTTTGAATCGGTAAATATTAACCAATTCAGTTTTTGCGTGATCAATCTGTTTTAAAGCAATTTCTTCATAAGTATTTAACTTGTGAATTTGAGTATCAACAGTGATTTCTTTCTTGCTTAATATTTTTTCCTCATCCTCGGATGGGAAATAATCACGCAGAGTACGATTACCATTCTTATCAATCTCATAAATTAAGTTGATGAATCCCTTTCCGTCATACTCATTCGGAAATTCAATCAGACCTAAATCCATCATTTGAATCAAAGATTCAAACATTTCAGACTTATATTTCAATGGGGACATCAGTTTTACGATGTCTGGGATAGCATTAGGGAAGTTTCTAGCTTCCTCGGCAGAATATTCCTTATCAATCAATCCACGATGCATTAATCCGTCTGAATCTTCCCAATCCTCCAGAAAGAAGTCAGTAATAGGCACGCCAGCTCCACCAGAACCTGCATCAACTAAAAATCTCTTGATATTTTGGTAATCAGCAACACCATCGCCGTTATAATCTAATAGTAATTGTTTGATTGCTTTAATCTGATTTGGGGTATTCATAGGAGTTTTATTAGCTTTGAAATAATCTTGAAGACATACAAGATTGACAATTTTCATTTTTAATCCCTGTGTAGGATCTTCATAAAGTTCTCCTATGGCAAGAGCAGAATTGTCATGTGATCTAGCAGGGTCATATGCAAAAACATACTCTCTGCGACCATCTGGATTCTTAAGAACTGGAATTCTATTGTAAGAGTTCTTAATGATCCTTGCTCTTTTAATGATCTGACCATCTCCACCTTCATTTGTGAAGATGTTATAATATTCACGCAATGCGGCTTCCTTATCTGTTCGCATAGCACTGTCTACAGTACTTTGACTTAACAGAGGTTTAGGTAGTCCAATGCCTCTTTTTGTTGCTTTAATAATGACATCACAGCTAATATCAGCACAAAAATAGTTTTTATCTCCTGCATCCATTCGTAGGCTACATTCTCTGTACTTTTTATAAAAATACTGGTCAGTACGACCTGCAGAAGAGCAGTAGAGTAACTGATTTTCGAACATAGGTGGTTTCATAAGCATTTCAGAACCATCTCCATTTGTTCCTAATGCGAAATCAGCGTTCTGAGTTGTAAATGGCTCAGAAGTATCGAATAATTCATCTGGACTGTTCATTGCTTCATCATATACATTGCAATTGCTACGCTTCGTTTTTGTTATCCTACAGGCTTTTTATCCCATAGTTCTTATACTTGTACTTTCGTATAAGATCGGCGTACCTCTTTACCTGCAACTTTACTTGTTAAGGCAGTGAGAACTCTTGCAGGGATTATATTCTACAGAAATAGGTTCACCCTGTACGCTCTGCATGTGACTTTACTTTTAAATAAAGCCTTCCATTCGGATTAGCATCTCAGCCTTCCCGTTTTCTTTCTCACTTAAATTACATCCTCTTAGGAAAACCAACCATTTCTGACTGGGGAAGCAAACATAGTAATAGTATATAAACTATACTGTAAAACTTCTGTTGTTGTTATATGCACCGTTCAAAGTAAAAATCTGTGCATCATTGTACAATTGATGATGATATGAAGCAGGATTGTGAACAAATCCATCTTTATTTGCATGAGATTTAATAATTTCACTTGCATAAACACTTGTAAGTGTTGTAAATGAAGGAACTTCATTCTTTGTGATCTTTTCAAGCTTTGAATACATTTCAATAGACTGTGATCCAACACCGCATAGAATATAAGCAGTGAAGTTTGGTACTAACAGCGATTTAGTCATCAAATAGATAGATGCCAATGCACTTTTACCACCATTTCGACTCATAGCCCATACTGCAACCTTAGAAGTCCAAGTATTCATGAATATATAGGTCTGATAGTCCATTAATTCAACACCGAATATCTCTGATGCGAATCTGGTAGGATTCCTTCGGCCCCATTGAATGAACTCAGCAGTCTCTTTGTATTGCTCATACTGACGATTTGTAATGTCATATAAACTAGGTTTTTTGAAGATTTGGTAATTCTTTGGGAGATATACACCAGATTCGTGTAATTCGTATTTCTTACTTTCTCTCAATATTCAATCACCTCACCATCTTCAGTCATGAGGCGCTTTTCAATTAGAAAATCTTTAAGATCTCTGTTTTCTACGAGAAGGATTCTTGCCCTTTCAAGAGCTTCATCACGTTCTCTACTATATTGTTCAACTAACTCAACTTTAATATCTTTAATTTCAGAAGCAATGTTCTCATCATAGCCAATCTGTTTATGACGAGCTTCTTCTGAAATCTCTGCAACCTGGCGCATTCCTTCACAAGTACCAATATCAAAGGTGTTAATTTCTGCCTCTCGGAACCCAATATCTCGTAAATGCTTTTCTTTCCCGGACAGAGTGAATGCACCTTTGGATTTATTATTGTTATTTGTGATAGAAATACCATTTTCTTTAGCTAATGAGTTAATATTATTGACCAGTTTTGAAACTGTTTCAGATAAGTTTTTGACAACAGCATTGTTCTGTACAGCAGTTGTAACATCAATCGTGTACGCATCAATAGCTGCGTTAAGATTTGTGATCTGAGCTTGTGACTTAACAATTTGAATTGCAGCAATCATCTTCATTGCATCATTTTTAGTTTCTTCATCCAAAAAGTTAACAAGCTGAGAGTAGAGCAGAGGCATGTCTTTTTCACTTGGGTATTCATCAAATGGATCATACCCAATGATTTTAATGACATCCTTCCTATTTTGTTCATATGCTTCTTTAAGAGCCTCAGCATCGGTATAAATGGATTCTGTTTTTACCTTCGACACATGAGTCATATCTTTAAAGATATCACTGTCACGCCAACGCTTACCATGATATTGATTCAAACCAAGACTTGTTAGATAAACACCCCATATAGTTTTATTTTCTTTCTTTTTACCTCTTTCTGGAGGCTTGTTTGCACTGAATACAGCAGTTTCCCATAAATCTTCGTAGAATGGCTTATCTAAATACTCTAAAGCATCTTGAACGCTTTCTCTTGTCTCTCCAAGAAATTCTCCAGCATCAGTTTTTCTACGAGCAACAGCAGTAGAACAATCTTTACAGATTCTTGTAATACCTGTTAAAACTCTAGGATCTGAACTACTATAGAATTTTGTCTTTGGAAGATCTTTGTTGCAAAAAGGGCAGCGAAATGTTTCTTCTTTTTGTGCTTGTACCTTTTTAGCAGAGGATTGTGTACGGCGCATTGCAGTTTTCGCCATATCTTACTCCTAACTTAAATATATTTTTTCAGAAACGGTTCTACCCTTACCTTCTTCAAAGATCGTAAAGTAGGCAGCAGAATCGCTTGATTGTAAAATTTTCTCAGCGAATGGATCAACACCCATTACACTTGGAACATTAATAACTTCAGCATGACGACCAACATCAGAGCTTTCTAGATGATGTACGTGACCTGCAACCAAGTAGTCTAACTTTACACCATAGAAGTTCTGAAATTTACCATACGCATCTTTAATGTTCTTTTTATCACCATGAAAAGCCAGAACATTGAAACCACAGATGTTTTCATAGATCAATCCAGTGGGATTCTCAATTACCTCAATGTTCGGGTTATTCTCTAATAATATTTTTAACATTGCTCTTACTACGATACCAAGATTTTCATGAGTGAAAGTACCCTTAGGCTGTCCAAGCATTCTCAATTCACTATGGTTGCCATCAGTCATGTGGAATTTGATTCGTGCGTATTGAGACAATTCATTTAACCAATTTGCAAGAAAATATCCATATCTCACAGAGCTATCAATAACTCCATATCGCAATATGAATAATTGTCCAACTCTCAGAAGACCATCAATAAAGTCTCCAAGAGAGAAGATGTGTAGCTCTGATAGATTATGTTCATCAATCAGGCCAATTGTGTAGCTTAAAAGTTTATACATTCGATCTTCAAAGACTTCTGGGTTATATGAATTGATAATCTCACCTGAAAGGCCTTTAATTTCAAATTCAACACCATAGTGTTCATCTCCGAAGAACAAACAACCAGTTTCTCGATTATGAGTTACCGGCAATAAATCTGGAATTATAAAAGGTTTAAGATCTTTCATTGCCGATCCAATCTTTTCAAAGATCAGATCATCTCGACCAATCTCACGTTTCCATCTGTTTAATTCAAGTTTTTCTGTTTGAACCTGTGTCTTCAAAAGCTCTAACTCTCTAGTTTTAGCTTTCACGGCAATAAGTTCACTACTCTGAGTCATATCAGAAAATACATTTTCATAATATTTCTGAGCGTTTTGATATTCTTTACGATACTTAGACTCTCCATAGTCGTAACCAAGTTCTTTATTAAGATGTTTGGCTAATTCTTCCCAACTATTGCCTATAATACCGTTACTCTTCATGTCACACAGTCTCCATATGTACTGTTTTTCGTTTTCGTTTTCCTGTCTGTTTAAATCTACCAATGTGTCTTAACCCTCCCAGTCTTCGTTTACCAGTTCCTTAAATCTATCAGTGAATTTACCATATGGTTGTAGTTTTGCAGGAACTGTAATAGGTTCTCTGTTCCTTGGATCAACCAATTCCTTTTCAGGGATATACCGAGATCCCAGTACAATACCAGAAGCGAGAGAAATCTCAGTGTCTTCAGCATCATTAGTTTCTTTCATAATCTTCATAATACAATCAGGAATAGCATCTAACACGATTTTACAATCGCCTTTAGTGAAACCTGTTGCATCAGAGACCATTGAAACAAGATCACGTTGTTTGTGTTTAAAATACTCTCTTTTTTTCTTTTTCAATTTTCCAGCACCATCCTTTTTATCATTTCTCCGAGTTACAGTCCGTGCTTGCTGCTCATAATGAGTCAGCGTACACATTTGGACATAGAGCTACCGATCAGAATCGAACTGATAACCTATCGCTTACAAGGCGATTGCTCTACCAATTGAGCTACGACAGCACAAAAAGAGTACATTGTAACTACCAACAATGTACTCAAACTTAGAAAAGAGGTATAAATTATGATTCCTACAAGAAATCTTAATAGCTTTGTAAATCTTTCTGAGGTATGAAACAACAGTAGAAAAGCGCAATAATCAAAACTTCGCAAGAAAGGAGATAATATGATTCCTCAGAAAGATTAACAGGGATAACTGGATTTGAACCAGTGAATACAGCAGTCAAAGTGCTGTGCCTTACCACTTGGCGATATCCCTTAAATGTATTTTAATTTTAAAGCAGGTCTTCACCTTACAGTCATTTGTGGAATAGTTTGTTCTGCAACATAGTAGATAAGTCTGAGCTTCGAGGAGCGACATACCAGCGACTTTTCTTATACACTGTCTTTTGAACAGCTTCACATCAAACTACATTATTTGGCTTTTCCACCTTTTACGTACCTGCCAGAGCACGCATTGAAGTGGATTATTCTCCACAGGAGCGTCTATTGTTGTAGCGAAAAGTTCTGTGCGTTAACCAGACCAAAATGCTGCACAATATCCATTTGCTTGAGAGTTTCTCCCTTGTCCATATCAGATCACTCCGACATAAAAAGAGACACAAAGAACGTATCCGTACAATGTATCTCTCCAATTCGACATATGTGCCTAGAATATTTCTCGGACGCATGGTATTGCGTTTTATAACCGAGTTGCTTATGTTTTAAAATACAAACACCCTAAGCCGGATTTGAACCAGCACGAACGGTTTTGGAGACCGTCATTCTACCAACTAAATTATTAGGGCGATATTACTGACATGACAGGACTCGAACCTGCAACACCAACGTCCGTAGCGTTGTGCTCTGTCCAATTGAGCTACATGTCATTAAAATTCGACCTCAATCCGCATAGGATTTTGAGGTACTTTCGTCCCTGTTGAGGGAATCGAACCCACTCGTGACCGAAGCCATCTGATTTACAGTCAGATCCGTCTCCTTAGCGGGATAAACAGGGATATAAGCCCGTGAGCTCGAAAGACATCACAGGACAATCTAACGCTGCGACAAGGATTCGAACCTTGAGGCCACCAGGGCACATTAGTTTTCAAGACTACGCCGTTATAACCATTTCGGTACCGCAGCAAAAAGCGTACAGAGTGGGCTACGACCCCACGTTACATGTATTCGCATGTAAACCCAATTAGCAGTCGGGCGCCTTAAACCAACTCAGCCATCTGTACATAATTTTGTAGACCACTTGAAGTAAAGATTCTCAAATCACATTGAACCAAGTTATCGAAAGCTTCTACATGTCTTCGTCCGTGCGCATCAGACTAATCATTTTACGATGTGTGATTTATTTATACTGTCTTAACAGTTGGTTCACCAGATCTGTCCGCAAACAGTCTGGATCTCTCGTCAATTACTTGACTAAGTATACTTTTCGGTATTTCTTCCCAAATTTTCTGACTTGGGAGTGAGAAGAGAAGTACATGTCGATGTGTTTTCCTTTTACGCCGCCTCCGACATCTTCGGCTACCAGTGTCTTACCACCAATTCTCACTTTGCTACCGAGTTTAATTTTTCTTCGATCGACTGAGATAGTTCTACCGGCTTTTGCTCTGCGTCCAGAAGCAGTACGATTTCCCCATCCACCAGAACAACTACGACAACCACAGTAAGCTGTGATTTTATATGTTCCTAAACATTTGACTTTTTTACTCTTTGCTGAAACAGAAGAAGTAAGTCCTCCAACTGAGATCAACAAAGCCATTAACAGTGCGATCATTGAAATTTTCTTGTTCATGTTTGTCTCCTTTGGTTGCTTTTACAAGTTTCCTCTGGAGGTCTATATATGTTATGGACAGTTGCAAGTCTCGGATGTCATCTCTGATTTTTGTTTTTAGCATAGACCTCGGAACCTACGAAGCGAATATTCTTTGTTGAAACAGCGTAGGCGTGAATCTTTGATCCACTGACATTTTGAGATTTTATCTGTCCTAATAACCAATTATTTACTCTTGGAATTCTTTTTGATCTGCTGGCGTTTCTTGAATGGAACTGGTTTCAATCCCCATGCAGTTCTTAAATCTTCCAGTGAGTTGTAATGTTCAGTTACTGTATTCCTTTTCATTGCTATATCCTTCCTTTCATATATCACTATTTTACCACCCCTTCAAAACACTAGGTTTTACCTGGGTTTCTGAGGGGTATTTAATGTGGTAATTCTGCTCACCACTCAAAAATTTGTCTTAAAATACACTTTTTAGTATATATAATTAACTCTTATTTCCTTTTCGAAAATCTGATCTTTTGAGCATTTCCTTATCCTTCCTTCCATATATCACTATTTTACCACCCCATGAAAAACGTAGGCAGAACCTAGCGTTTTCAGGGTCAATTAATGTGGTAATTCTTTTTGCTGGCCTTATTTTTTATCAGAATTATAGTATTTGGTATATCTATTTAACTGCATTTCACTCTTACAAGAAGTACAATACTGTCTAAGCCGTCCTTTACGATGCTTTTTCTTTTTTGAGATATCTCTAAAAGGTTCTCCACAACAAGAGCATACAGAAATCTCAGGATATCCAATAAAGTGAAGGTATCTGTTCCCAAGGTTCTTGAAGTCTGTAATCTCAAGAGCAACATTTCCTGAATCGACAAGAATATCTACAGAGAAGTTTAAGCTGTTAACTTTCTTGCTCATTGTTATACAATCACTTCTGAACAGCCTGCCGATTATTTGGCATCTACGTTCTCTTGTACCTACTGTATTACCCAATGAGAATAAATCTTTGTAGTCTGTATTCACCCAATTATTATTTTGAGGATTCAGAACATTATAATACTTGGCCAAACAAAGAGCAGTGAAGAGGATCTTTTGATCTCTAAGATTCTCTAACCCATTTATGGTTTCCATTTCAGACTCATAGATCGGCAGTGAATCAATTTCCACGAGAGGATACTTTTTAGCTTTGTGAATGATCTCATCAATGCATGAATACCATTTAGCTTCTCTGTAGCTCTCACAGGACTCTTTTAAGAACTCATTGATAGTTTTATATACCTGTGCAGGTTCTAAGCCTTTCTCGTGAATGTAATACTTTGCAAGCAAGGTAGCAGTATATGGGATACTGCCTTCCAGCTCTTTTGTTTCTAAAATTTTTTCTACCAGTTTTTTTTCATTCAGTACGATATTAATAACAATCAGCCTCCTCAAACATAGATGATTCAATTTGTTTAATAGTTTCAATGACGAAAGAATCTCCGTCATATTCAAAATCTCCTGATTCAGCTCTTACAGGATAAGAGATCTGGTGATAGTTTCTCTCTAAGAGTCTTTGGACAAGGATGTCTCCAAACATGTCCCATACAAACTGCTTACTCTTGCCATTGGTATAGCAGAGATCAAGAAGAATGTCACAAGCCTTCTCAGGATCAGGAACAGCAGTAGCAACAGCTTCTCTGAACAGCATGACTCGGTTATTGATGATGTCTGTTACATTTAGCCCAAAGCCACCCTTACTATTGATTAGAGCATTCAGGGTTTTCATTTTCTTTGAATACTCGCTGTATAACTTCTTAAGAGCATAATAATCATTCTTGTTGTACTCATGATCTCTTTTGAGAATGGAGTAATCAAAATCTGTTTGCGTATTCAACTTCTTTAAGTAGCCATCAAACTCATCCTCAAAGAGCTTACAGATTCGATTCATTACGCAAGGCCCTGTGCCTACAGGCAAGAACTTATAGTAGTGATCTAAGAATTCCGCTTCATCCTCTGTGATAGGTTCTGTATCAGCTTTCTTGAGTAATTCATCAATTGTGCACCCAAACCAGATAATACATTTGTCGTTTGAAGCTTTCACATAATTTGTATAATCTTTTCTCAGGTGAGAGTAGATGTAGATCATGAAGTATGGTTTCTTGTCAGCTACGATTCTCTGATTGAATTCTTTTCGCTTACGATCCTTTGATGAGTCTTCAGGATGGATGTTATTTTCCTTGCGATTATACCAGTAAGATGGGATAGGTTTACACACAATGCCTTTTAGACGATCAATACTTCCTTGTTGGTACAGCTGGCCACAAATGATTCTGTAATCCAGTTCTTTAAACTCATCACTGTCAGGAGAGTAATGAGACTGTACTTCAAACTGAGAAGTGATAATGTTTGTTGTGAAGCCGATTTCGTCTCCAAAGGCATCCTTGTAAGCTTTTAGGATGTCTTTCTTTTTGGGAACAATCTTATTAGCTTTACGCTGCACACAAATGATTGATGGAAGAGGACGATTGTTTTCGACAAGTATTTTATTGTTAGTTGTGAAGAAGAGGTCTCCCGATGTACCCTCGGTTTCCCGATATTTATGGAGAAAGGGGACTAGACTATATCATTACACAGCATAGGTCTTACACTGTGATGCTCGGCACTTCCCTTGGGGAGTTTCACCCTTTTGGTACTCTACTTGCTACCGATACCGTATTCCTCGAATATCAGTGCTTTGGTTAGTCGTTTGACTTTTGTTATTTTGTAAATTTTCTTAGCTAACATGTTTCCATGTATGTCGTTTAACTATGTTATTTATTGTTGACCATGGAGTATTAAATTCTCTCGACAATTCAGATATATTCTTAACCTTAGAATCATACAGTCCTCGAATTTCACGGACAGTATTTTCTGTTAGGTTGGCACGTCCGTTATTTGATCCTCTCCGAGCACGACTCGCTGTTTCATGAGGAATTTTTCTCACATTGTCACTGTGACTTAACCATTGAAGATTACATACTCGATTATCGGTTCTGTCATTGTTGATGTGATCTACATCTGTTAAGTTGTCTGGATTGGGAATAAAAGCAATAGCCACAAGTCTATGTACTCGTACTACACTTCTGTTTTTATTGGTTCCAACAGTAATTGTTGGATATCCATCTGCATCAATTCGTTGTTTGAGCTCTTGATGATATTTTCCACGACCGATATTCTTTGTACTAAAAACTTTCCCTTCGTCACTTACGATGTAATCAACACCTTTATAATTAATTATTTTTTCATTCATGTGTTTTGCCTCCTTTCTTTAAAAATTTACAAAATAACATTTAGCACAGGATTACCACCGGCATTACCCGCTGAGGCTCCCCTGTTAGCATATGTGTTAACTTCCATTTCCTGAAGCTACTGTACGTCACATATACACCTTACGTTTGTAAGTTCACCGAGTTTTACTTCGACCAAGTAAACTAATCGAAATCGCAGCCATTAAGTGATTCACATGTATTATCCCAGTCATTGATCACACAGATGGATGGGAGATACTGGAACCAGTATGAAAGCTGCTCATTGTTCTTCACTTTAAGATTGACGATATTATAATGGCTTGTCATTGGAGCTCTGAAGCAAGCTACTTCATCAACCTGTCTATCGATCCAATGCTTGTGATACATTTCTCCTGCTTTAAGCAATCCTGTAACTTCAAGTCCAAACATGGATTGCATGAGAGCATATGGATCACCAGCAACGATTGAATAATTACCTTTCACTTTAATGCGTCCGATCTTAGCATCTTGGATTCGTTTCTTGATGAGAGAATGAATCTTAGATCGAATGAAAGGATCTTTGATCATCTCAGGTTCTGCTATGAGTGCCTGAATGTATGTAAAAGCATCTGACTGTAAGATATTCTTCTCAGTCATATTCTTACCTCGTAGGAAGAGCAGAGTCTTTCTGTAGTCCATTCCAAGAATGTCTTTGATCTCTTTTATGGTTGGCTCACAAAGCTCTCTTATTTGGTCGTCTGTAAGATAATAGCTCTGTAAGAACTGATAGTTAAGATTCCTTTCAGTATCACATTCTTGTTCGGCTGTCTTGGCAAGAGCAAAGTGATAATCATACTTCTCAATGTTCTCTAAGTAGTCTTCCATAGACTCATATGCATCCCATAGCTTAAACATAGATGTTGTAAGTATCACCTGAGCGTCTCTAACGTCCCTAGGATGGCCCCAAGCATCAATAATAGTATAAGTCTTAGCTACGTCCTCTGCAAAGGCTCTAAAGTCCATACAGTGAAGCATACCTTTACAGAATGGCCATCCTCTCATGTTGCCAGATGGAAGAGGAGTATCATAATCTCCATTCAGTTCACCGTTCCATTGTCTTGCAAGTTCTGGAAGAACTAATCCTTCTCCATCAGATCCGTTGTGTACAAACTCTTGATCATCAAGAAGAGTTACTTCTGGCTCATCTGAGTTTGTATCATCCACATAAAGAGCTTGTCCCTTAAAGATCGTCTCACAGTCTTGTACAACAATCACTCCTGATGGTGGAGTAACAACTGTAGAAGAAGAGCAGAAGAGTGCTTTGTACGCTCCGAGCTTGTTTGGTATGATCGGAACTTCTTTATTCCTTCCGGCATCTACTTTCTCACAGAGAGCATCGTATACATTGTCACTGACAAAGATCACAACACTGTTCTTTAAACCTCCTGTGGTTCCTAAGAAGAGATTGTAGTGAAGATCATTTACAATGAATCCATGCTTGCTGCAGTAGTCATAATCTTTCTTTGTGTCGAAGACCACTGTGAGGTAGTCTGTTTGAAATCGACATTTGTACAGATCATTGTAGAGTAGTGAGATAAGTTCTTTGCTTCCTCTATTGGCTGAAAGCTCTTTGATCTTCTTTCGGATTCTTTTTGCTCTTATGTCTGAATCATAGTCATGGATCAATGAGTCAATTGTTCTTAATGCTTCAGAACTTGAAAGAGCAATAATGTCGTCTCCATTCTCCCTCGCTTCATTGAGTGGTAGAGAAAGTTTCCACTTCGCCTTTCTTAATCGGCTGCTGTGTAGTTTGTAAATATATTTCTGACTCGTTTTTTGCTTAGAAATAATGATCACTCCTTTTTTGATTTTTTATGTGTTGAGTGGAGAGAAGTTTTTGCGATTTTTAGCCTCTCCAAAACTTAACCTCTTAGTATAAAAATTTCGGCGTCCATAATTTAAGTAATATTCTTAATGTTACTACGTAACATTAAAAATATTATTAAATCATTTATTTATTTTATAAAACACTATTATTAAATAATATTTAATATTACTGTACCGCCCGATTTCGAAGACGGCATCGTAAGAATAGCGTATTTATGCTGTTTGATACATAACAGGGGGTCTAAAACCTCTTCCAAAAAGAGGACTGATTTTACCATGTTTTTGAAGAAAAATGATAACTTTTCGAACATCTGTTTTGTACCGAACATGTTTCTTCTCATAATACTCATGAATAAAATTCATTGATACATCACTTAACTCTTCTTCAGTCATATTAAGTCCATCGAGAAGTGGTTTACGAACCTTGTTCATATACTTTATGGTGTAATTATTTATCAAATCATCTTTTCTACGCTGCGCAACTTTAATATACTTGTCAGTTAAATTATTCTGAACTCTTTTTTGATACATATAAAATTCATACTCTCTTAGGTAGCTATGCTCTTGTGGGTAGAGATACTCTAAGTCGTATACAAACTTAAAGTATAAGTCTTGAAATTCAGGATATTTTTTTATCTCGTGCTTGAACTTAGAGAATACATTTGTATACATATGAGTTGAATATATGTCAACGTCAGCATTCGTATGATATACAACACCTAAACAGTGTTTGTAGATTTCTTCTTCTCGAGGTGTGAATGGTCGCCATTCAGCTCCAGGATGATTTCTACAAATGATTTTCACATGTTTCTTAACTACACCTCTTTCTTGAAGAGACACAATTGCATTCCTAAATCTTCCTTGAGCGCAATCTTTAATTGCTTCATATGCCGTATGGAAATATTCGACAGGGTATTTAAAATCACTTAAGTCATAATCTTTTTTGTTCCCACAGATAAGTCCAAGTTTATTACACCAGTCATATTGGCTCCAGTTGTCATTAATATGATTGTCCAGAATATAGATGATCATCATTTCTAACATGTATCCAGTACTCATGAAAGGACTTTTTAATTCCCATGAGAAGGGATTCTCAACATATTCTCCTCTTGCTTTTGTCACTTTAACTTGTCCATCTTTTTGTTTTTTTACATTTACGAAATGACTTAAATTAGCTTTATGGACTGCATAGTGACTCTTTCTGCCTTCCTTGTCGATTCCAACTAATTTAAGAATGTCAGAGTATTTGCTGTACTTGTGTCCTTCTTTCAGATTGGATAAATCGAAAAGATGTTGTCTCTCTTTCATGAACCAGAACTGTTCGTTTAGATATTCGTTTCTTTCTTGTAATGTCATTTTTTTGACCTCCTTTTTTGCTGTTTCTTTTTGTTAATTCAGTGAAAAATGCATTTCTCTGAGTAATGACACTTTTCTTTCGATGAATTCACATTACCACAGATGTAGAGTAAAATCAATAGTTTTCTGAAGAAAAAATAAAATTGTGAGAGTAATGACACTTTTTATTTCATTTAAGTACGTTTAAGGAGGCTTAGACTGGGATTTTTATGTCAAGTGTTTTTTGGAAATTTTTTAAAATAGTGCTTTCTTTGGCTGTTTTACTTGGCTTGTTCTGGATTTTTCTTTGACTTGTTGTACTTAGATGGGTAGAAATATGGCTGTTTTATGCGATTATGCAAAATTAAAATAAATTAATTTTTTATATGCTAAAGTATTGACTTTTGAAAAATCAAGTGTTTTTTGAAAGAAATTTAAAAAAATTTTTACCGTGTGGAATTCTCAGAGAAGAGGTTTGCATTTATATAAGAAGAGCTTGGTTTTTGAAAAAATTTCAGAGAGATGGGTTTATAGCAGAACAGGCGTTCTATATTTTAGGGTGCGAAGAAGGGGGTGTTTCTGGGGAAAGTTTTTATGAGGGGGAGGGGTGTATGTGGGGTGTTCGGAAAGAAATGTGGAGGATGTTTTTAGAGGGTTTTGAGGGGTTAAATGGCGTAGATGTGGGGTGGAGAAACGTCTGGCTGAACTTGTGGTATAGAATTACCCGCTATAAAAAATATGGCTTTCCTGTTCATGGATTTACGTTTTTAGTAGGGGGCGAAAATTTAATTTTAAAGGCTCGAAAATAGGTATTTTCAGACTTTTAAAAGTCCAAAAAAGCACGTATTTATGCGGGTTTGGGGGTGTTTGAAAATATTTTTAAAAAGTTAGTTTTTGGGGTATTGTAATATCCTCTCACCCATGTATAGTATGGTTTGTCGGAAGGATACCGACGTTAAAGAAGTATCCGAAAAACTTAAGAAAGAAGATGATAAAAAGCCCAGTGCGTGGGCAGAACGCACGAACAAACGAATACTACCTATTTTAGCTTTTGGCGGTTAGTCCGCCACTCATACGGTTAGCCGTATCCCAAAAAGCCAAATAGACAGATACCAAAACAAAAAATTGTTTTCGGTTTAGTTCCATAAGGTGCAGGGATTACATAGAAGCGAACTTCTATGTGACAGTGTAACCCCTCCGGCATTAGTTCGTATCACGACTAATCCGCAAAAAATAAAGTTTGTTGAGCGAGTCGCTCAACCAGTCTAATAGGTAGCCTATTACGCTACGACTCTGCCCTTTTGCAGACGAGCGAGTAGAACTGGTTCAAGTCCAGTGGTTGAGATTTTCCAATATTAACAAGGGTACGACTGTACCCACCAAAGAAAGAAAGAGGTAACACTATGATTACAATTAAAACATTCAACAAGAACACTTTAGACTATGATGCAACTATTAACATGGTTGAACCTAAAAACTTAATCGCAGAACAGACAGAAAACTTCAAACTGTCCGTACAGACAATCGCTCGATATTGGGCTTATTGTCAGGCGAAAAAAGACCGCTCAAAAATTCTTGAGAAAAGTCCACAGTTTACAAGCATTAAAAAAGACGCCATAACAGCTGATGAACAATCAGCATATGCACGTTATACAGCTTTATGTGAACATATTAAAGCTTATGAAGCACTTGAGCTGACAACTGATGAACAGTCAATCATTGACAACCGTGCTGACTTGCCTATTATGGTAAAATTCTACGCTAGTTTTGTAGCTGATGATGAAGACTTCATTATGGCTGATTATGACAGCATTTATAAAAAGTGCCGTGACTTATTCACTCGCTACGTGTTAACAGACACGCCAGTGGCAATGAATCAAGATAGCACATTCAAGGCGTTAAAAGACGAACTTGTAGAGTGGTACAACAAACATTTTGAACTAAAAGAAGATACTGAAATGTTCACGGCTCAAGGTTCTTCAATCAACAAGGTATCCACGTCTTTCGCTCAGTTACTCGTACAGGATTTCAAGATGGGTGCAAAACTCAATAAAAAGACAGGATATGTTGAACTGGGTACATACCGTCAGATGAAGACCTGTAAAAAAATCTTTAGAACATATATGCTTGCAAAAGTACAGCGTATTTCTTTAGATGATGCAAGAAAGACTCTACAGGACGAAATTGCAAAAGACACGAGAAAAGAAGAACAGGCAGTCATGGCAGACGAAACTGTAACGGATGTAGTTGAAGAAACTACACCCGCAACAGATGAAGTCAGCAAAATGACCAAAGACGAACTTGTAAGCTATATTGACGAAAATACGTCAAAATATAAGGTTGCTGACCTTAAAAAGATGAAGAAAGCCAGCCTTGTAGCAATCGCAGACAAAATTAGTAAATAGACACCTCCAAACAATTTGTAATAAACAGCACGACTGGACGGCAGTGTAGGTAAGGTTCGATTCCTTACCCGTGCTTTGAACCAACAAACAATACAACACTCACAGACTTGTGAGAGAACAGGAGTGAAATTATATGAGACAGTTTAGAACCGTCAAAAGCTTCAATGAACAACTCCACAACGTACGCCTCCCAAAGGGTGCTGTCTGTGGATGCTATCAAGGTATCACATACTACTGTGACCACCTTGAATACAAGCGTGTAGTATCGCCACGTAACAAAAAAGTCTGGTCACAAATCCATATCCACATATGGGATGACAGGCTCAAACTATGGCACACTGGAAAAAATAGATACTATGACTCTCTTTGTGAGTTTGTAGTATCTAAGATTGAACAATTCGGACTCAATCCGAAAGATGTTCAACCAGTACTTGACTACAAATCAGCTGACGTATTACCACGTCAGAAGATGCCACAAACATATTCCGGCTATCAATTTAGGGCTGGCAATATGCACAATCGCACCCTAACAGATGCTGACGCCATGAGACCATATCGGTTTAATGACGAATACGGTATCAAACCAACCAAGTAAGACACCTCCAAACTCACTCTCCTGTGCGTATTCTATGCACATAGTTGTAAATCGGACAGGAGTGTGATTATGACTATATACTACTTGACGTACAGCTTAGGCATTGACATGACTCCATTGTCAAATCGCTATACAGTGTATTTTAATTCCAAAGATGCACTTGACACGTTTGTTAATGGGTTTATGAAAAATACCTATCAAGAGGGTTATAACGAGATAATCAGCAAGGGAAAAGCCCACTGGAATTCTTATGGAATCCTTATACCAAAGTAGTACTTAGACGGTTAGAGATAGTATATCTATCTCTTCCCGTGTGAGCAACAAAAGAAATCAATAATTCTCTGTGACTACAGGGAGAAAGGCAAGGTAAAACCATGAACAAAACAGACAATCACACAGCCTATATTCAAGGCTTACAGGCAGACATTGACAAACTCAAAGCAACTCTGCCAATAATCACAGATGACTACGAAAAAGACCAGTGCGTGAAATATATCAAAGCACTAGAAGAAGAGAAACAGGAATGTAAATACGAAACCTGTGCACTCTGTGGTGGAATCTGTGACCGTTGTTACTACACAGAAGCCTGTGAACGCTACAACGGAACAGGAACGGAAACACCAGTAGTCCGTAATGGGTTTGTAATTGGATAAGGGGGTATATAACCATGAGTAAGAAAATTAAAGTAGCTGTCTGCAAAGGCAGACACGATATCCCACAGGCTACAGATGGGGCAATTTTTGAACAGACAATAACGGAAATGAATCCTGCTGGATTGTTTGCAAAGGCTAGTGAAAGATTGATACGTGATTATGAATTGATTACAGGTGACATGGTGCATTTGTATGTAACAGGTCTGACAATGGCAACATTGGCAGTAGTCAATGTTTGTCATTCAGTAGGTATACAGCTTGTGTGTCATCATTATGACAAGGAGACAGGGAAGTATATCCCACAGCTTATGCACTAAAACAGAAACCAAAAAGCACGGAATTATTTTATCTTCTGTGCTTTTTCTATGCCTAAGGAAAGGAAATCAAAATGAAAAAAATCAAAGCATTTTTAAAAGAGTGGGCAACAGTTCTCGTTGGAGTTGCTCTAATAGTCGCTTTTTATTTAATTGAGCCAAACACTCGCACAACCAATGGAACTTACAGCAACGGAACCATTGTAACTACAGACAACAACGTCTGGAAAGTAACCAACTACAACGGAATCAGCACAAAAGGAAATTATAAGGTATCTGTCAAGTTCGATACAAAAGGAACTGACAGTGTACTTGATGATGAAATTGTAAAAATCACAGAAATCAGATAGAAAAGAAAGGAAAAACAATCATGAAAAAATATATAGCAACATCACAGGCAATTAACTATGCAATAAAACACTTGTTAGACAGACCAGGGACATGGGCATCTGCGGAAACTGGAAAGATGGTAACTCGTTGGGATGATGAACTTAAGTTTGAATGTGAGTCAGATAAAGGAGTATTCTACACCGACAATATCATGGAAGCTGTAGATTGGCTGTACGCAGAGCAAGACCCATACAAAGAAGAAAGCAAGCCAGAATCAGAAGTAAAATTCTCAGCAGAAGCGAAACCAGAAATCACACGAGAAGATATCGAGGAAGCGAAAAGAGAAGTTAAAGGAGACCTCTTAGAACATTTGCAAACTTGTTTTGATAAAATGGCACAACAATCTTTAGAATTATACATAAACGATGGTGTAACTTATTGTAATGATATGTACTTAGGAGAATTGAAAGCTTTTGGAAAAGCTCTTGCACAGGTAAATGCCATTCTTGAAAGTCTATAGGAAAGGAAACTAAAACCATGAGAACAAAAAGAGAATTAATGACAGAAATTTTAGAAACAGCTTTGATTAAATCTGTAAAGTCACCAGATTACAGTCAGGTATTCTTTAAAGATGAACATGATATTCTTGTGCATCAAGGAGTGATTGGCTACGGGAAGCCAAATGAAAAATGTGACAGAATATTTAGTCCATGGGAAATTGAAGAAGCATTAGATTGCTTCTTAGAACATGACGAAGAAGAGAACTATGAGTTGGAAGCAAAAGCAGATGAAGAACAATCAAAGCTTACAATAGCCGTGGAAGAAGCGAAAAAGGAAGCGAAGATTGAAGTTTTGACAAAACTAAAAGCACACTATGTAGATTCACATAATGAATATTCAGAAGCTGATGACGATGCTTATAGAGCAGTCATTGGAATGACTATATACGGTAAATGCATTCAAAGCATTGAAAAGATGTTAGAAGAATTAAATTAATTTACGAATCAATACATAGAGGGGTAGTAATTTGATATATATCTAGTACAAACTGTATATATTTGTAGCTAGAAAATCAGCCTTAGATAGCCAGCAAAGGAAATCTAAGGCTCTTTTTGTATCTATAAATATATTAATTCTTGTGGATGCACAAGAGAAAGGAAGAGCCTATGGGATTAACAAAAAAAGAAATCTGTGAACGTTCAGAAACCATTGCATATTACAGTGGTTATTGTGGCGTAGAAGTGAAACAAATTACCTATGGAATTGAAGACTACATGTACTGTGAGTCTGGAGCCTGGGGTGGTGGTAAGAGCTATCACAAACTGAAAATCCAGACAGACATCAAAGGAAATATGTTCGTGAAATTACACGGATACAGATTATTCTTAGATGAATTCATTCGTACAGGAAAGGAACAGACAGAGCTATGGGAACAATAACATCTTTAACATTGTTTGAACAACAGTGCATGGAACAAAAGATATTCAAACTGAAAACATTAGAAGAGTTTGGTCATGCAACTTACAAAGGATTTACACTTCGCAATGGATATAGATATGGAATCACAGAGGAAGACGGAATCCATGTTGCGACTTCAAACTGGCAGCAAGGGAACTTCATTTATATGTACTTCTACAACGAATTAACAAGCCAGTGGGAAGGATTATGGATTGATTTAGAAGACGTAGAGATTGTGGAAGAGAAAGGGAATTGAGATGACTACCATAAATATTATATTTATTGTATTAGGAACATTAGGGCTAATACACATGAACAAGATAAATAAAACAATTGTAAGAGAAAATAAATTATTAGAATCAGAAAATGAGTGGTTAAGAGGTAGGTATGAATACTATAAAAGTCATTGTTTGGAATTATTAAAAGAGTTACGTCACTCTTATAGTACGAGTATTTCAAAAGACCAAGAAATCATAGAAGCTGTCAAGTATGCTATGAAAATGTCTCATCCAGACAACAATGGAAACGCAGAAGACTTTATGAAGTTCAGAAAACTTTACAAAGAAATAGCAGAATAGGAAGTGAAACATATGTGGAAAATTGGAGATAGAGTAATTGTTGTTGAGACTCCAGAAGAAAAGAATATTTGGAGATTAAATATTTCAGCAGGCGACAAGGGAACCACTATAGTCAAAAGAGATGGTCAGTATTTAATCCAATTTGATAAGGATATTGGTGGGCATGATGGAGCTTGTGAAAAACCACTAGGTAAAGATGGTCATTGTTGGTGGTTGTATGAAGAACATTCTTACCTTGCAAGTTGTGCCTTAGAGCTTAAGTGTAAGTGGATTCCAAGGAAAAGAAACAACAACTTCTACTAAAAGAAAGGCAAGGTAAACATGAGAGAACTTAAACTTGAAGATTGTAAGGTTGGGATGACTCTTAAGCTAAAGGAAAATTGTCCTTTTAGAGAGTATTGGGAAATAGATCCTAAGGAACCGGTGAAGTGCATTGTCGTAGATGTGAGAAGTAGTCGGAAAGATTTTATTTTTGTAGATATCTACTATAAAGATGGGCGAGTATGTGCTCCGGTGAATTGGTATTTCTATACGGATGATTCATTAATAGACGCTAACGATTATGAACTAATCTCAAAGAACTTAGAGTATCCGAACAAGCGAAAGAACAATTATTACTAAGAGGTGTAATATGCAGAAAGAAAGAGAAATTCAATTTGGAGATTGTCATATTGGCGATGTTTTTAAGTTAGATAGACGTTCGCCATGGGTTGTGGAATGGATAATGGAATCAAATGGATACATCCCTAGAGAAGAAATCACAGCAGAGATTGTACATATGATAAATAATGGTGACGTCAAAGAAGTTGGGATAAATGTTTATATAGGTAAAGCTTCATATGATCATTATGATACTTCTTATCTCCGAGAGGGAAGTAGGTATAAGGAAGACAATCTTGAAATGAATCTTAAAATAAAAAATCGTATCAAAGCAGGAAGAAAGAACAATTATTATTAGGAGTGGTTATATGAAGACAAAAGAAAGGGGAATTCGATTCGAAGATTGCCATGTTGGAGATGTACTTAGGTTAAAAACAAGATGTCCTTTTGTGGACTATTACCTTATATCTGAGGGAATTGCTGTAGCAATAGAAGATAAGGTTACTGCAAGAGTAGTTCATAAAGAAAGAGATACTCTTGCAGTAGTGATATATGTAAATGGAAAAAGATGTGCAACAGATTGGGATTGTTGGCTTGCAAGTAGTTCAGTTTTTCGTGCACATGTTTTTCATATTAATGTCGATTCAAAGATTAATCGAAAGAACAACTATTATTAGATATAAGAGAAAGGAAAATAAGGCTATGGGATATTTTAAAGTAGGAGATAGAGTAGAAGTAATAGGCATCTATGGGCAACTTCCTGCCTATTATGAAGAACAAATAGAGATAGGTTCAAAGGGAACTATAATTACTGTAGATTGGTATGGTATTGACGTAATATTTGACGACCTTAAACCTTATAAAGAGCCATCAAAGAACTCTCTGAATTTTGCTCCAATGTGGGATGATGATAAGAATAGTGAAGAATTTATTGATTCTGATATCCAAGGGACTGTTATTTTAGGCAAGGAAAATGCACCAAGAACAGAGGTTCAAGTGAAATCTATTAAAATCAAAGATCGGACTATTATAAGAGACAATAACGGAGACCGCTTAGATGTAGAAATTATTACAGATCAGGGGAAGATTTTGGGAAGCACTTGTAGATGCTACAAAGGTTGCCACAATACTTGGGACATAACCAATTTAATAGGCAAAAAATTTCAAGGTATGAATGGTTTACTTCGTTATTTAATTGTGGAGCAGAAAGGAAAATAAAAGTGAAAGATAGAGAAATTCGGACAGGAGATAGAGTAGAAGTTATTAAAAGTCATAACGAGGATTCATGTATTGATCACTATGCTCCTGTAGGGCTTAAAGGAACTGTAGTTTATACAGAACCGAGACGTTTGACAAGGCAAATAGCTGTTGAGTTTGATAAGTCTTTTAAAGAAGGACACGGTTGTAGTGGAAAAGTAAGAGGTAAGCGAGGGCAGTGGTATGAATATTATTCGCATTCCAGTATATATTGGAAAGATTGCTTAAAAATCTTATCCAAAAAGAAAAACAACTATTACTAAAGGTATTTCAAAATCAGTGGAGTGATTTTTGTTAATACATAAAGAAAGGCGGGATTTATTCCCGTCTTTTTTTAAAACAGAAAGGAAATTAAGATGAGTAAATTTAGATTTTTAGATGAAAAAGAAACAAAAGTGTTGTTACAGGTAACAGAATGGTTAGATAATCATTTCTTTAGTCAAAAAAATAAATTCGATGAAAAACATTTTGAGGAATACATGAGAGTAATCATTGACAACACAAGGGAAATGTACGAAGCGGTATACATCTGTGTGAACACAAAACCTGTAACTGTAATGATTTATGACTATGTGCTTGACATTATTATTACTGATGCACGAGTTGACAAAGAAGCTAGAGAGATTGTAGAGATTGCCTTTACAACTTGGTTAATAAATATGACAGATAAACCATTTGAAAAGATTTTTGGATGGATGATTGAAGAAAGTTACAGACTAAGAAAAAGGAAGAGAGGATGAAGAAAATGAAGATGATGAATAGATTTGAAACAGTAATGAAGTTAATTTGTTGGATTGTAGCAGTGACATTGGCGTGGATGCACGTTTCAATTGTTGCAGTGATTGCACTTGCATTAGTTGGAACTTTTGGAAGTGAGGTTGATTTGAGTGCAAAGTAAACAAATGGGAAGGCAAGTATGTTTTGAAGATTGTCATGTAGGCGATGTTTTTGGAATAGATAAAGATAGTCCTTATGTACGTAGAGAAAGATTAATTGTAGACAGCTTATATGATCTTGAACCATCAGATGTATTAAAGGCAAAAGTTATATATGTAGACAAAGAAGATTCCTCCATTCGCATAAAGGTTTATGTAAATAATGAAGAGACTCCAAGATTTTCAGGTTGGCTTTACTCTTTGGTAAACAATTCAGGAACATTACTACATAGGTCAGATTTGCTTATTGAGAACAATCTCAGATTCTTGTCAAAGAGAAAGAATAACTACTGGTAAAGAGAGGTGTAAGGATGGAAGAGAAAAGAGAAGTATGCTTCGATGATTGCAAAGTTGGCATGTTTTTTAGGATTGGTAAAGACTGTCCATGGATGTATGACAATGAGTGGATAGATGGTTTTGATACATTGACAAACGCAGATGAGTTAAAAGTTAAAATTATTGATAAAGACGCTGATGACAGCAGTGTTGAGATAGAACTTTGGGCAGATGGTCAAAAGACACATATAACAGATTGGCTCTATCAGTTTGAAGACGATCCAGAAGACAGAATTGGAAATAACCTTGAGTTTATATTAAAGAGGAAAAATAGAAAAAATAACTATTGGTGAGGTGGTGTAAATGGATAATGAATTAAAAATTGGAATGAAGTTCTTAGAAGTAAAAACCGGAATTGTCTGGAAGCTTACAGATATGAATTTTATACAAGAAGGGTTTTATATAATAGACAAATCATTGTGTTTTCAAGCTGTACGTATAAATACAGACGAGGATGATGTATGGAGAAGTACATCGTCAATGATACCTAAGACAATGCTCGAAAGAAGATTGAAAAAAGGCGAATGGAAACAAATAAACAATAGAAAAAACAATTACTATTGATTAATAGTAGAAAGGACATATTATGGAGGATTTAAGATTAGTAACAACAGAAGAATTTAATGGAGTTGATTGCAACTTTTACAAGGCAGATAGTAACATGTGGATGACCAGAGGGCAGATTGGTAAAGCTTTAGGATATCACAACCCAAGGATTGCGATCGGAAAGATACATACTGCACATAGAGATAGACTTGATCCACTATCAGTTGATACCAATTTAGTGTCTACTGTTGGAAAAGAATATTCTACCTATATATATAATGAAAGAGGTATCTTTGAAATCTGTAGATGGTCAAGACAACCAAAGGCAAATGAATTTATGGACTGGGTGTGGGATGTTATAGAAGCTTATAGATGTGGAGAATTCCAGAGGAAACCTAGGGAAACAGCCATTACACCTGTTGAGAAGTTCTTAGATGGAATGCAGAATATGTTCTTAGAAATGAGAGAAGAGAACAGAGTATTTAAAGATACGGTATTGAAGATTTTAGAATCTCAGCAAGGACAGGAAGTACAAAAACTTGTTGAAAAAGTTGAGGTTCAAGAGAAAACTGTTAATCAAGTAAAAACAAAACCAGTTGTTAAGATTGAAAATCCTAGATTAGATTCTTGGAAGTTCGAAATTGGTACTAAAGCAGCCTATATTGTTTTTAATGGAAATGAATATAAAACAAAAGGGAAAGTATTCTCGGCATGTTATTCAAAAATGAAGAATGTGTATGGAATTTGTTGGTCACAGGAAAATAAAGAATACAGAAGAGCTTTCGGTTTAGAATCTCAGAGAGGTAGATTAAGTACTTTAGATGTTGTATTCAATGACGAAAATTTGAAAGACCTGTTTGACAGTATTCTTGATGGAATATATGAAAACACAAAAAGAAAAGTTATAAAGAGAAATACGGGAACCAATCCAGAAAAAGATTGGCAATATTATAAAGAAAAGATTCAAAAACTTTGTGAGCAAACAGGCAACAAAAGTTTGGGCGGAAGCTCTATTTACTCAGGAATTATTAGAATGATGAATGTAGATTGGAGCAAGTATGAAACAAACAAAAAGAAAACTGAATTAGTTAGAAAGTATCCAGAGTTATTTGCAGAGTTCTCTAAGACAGCGGATAAATATTTAGAGGAGAAGTTAAATGAGTATTAAAATTTTAGGGCTTCGTCAAGATTGCTATAAGGTAATCATTGATGGAGTCCTTTTTAAATTCCCAACAGAACAAGAGTTTTTGGAATTCTTAGAGGAGATTGAGATATGAGTTTTAGATTTGAAGTAGGTCAAGAGTTGAAAGTACATAAAGATCTAAGCAATTTTAAAATTTATATGAGACCAAAAGGAACTATATATATCTTAAGCAGGAAAACAAGAGTAGATCATAAAGGAATTGAGAGAAACCGTTATAAAATCGCATATGAGTTTCGTACTAATTTTCTTAAGATTGGGGATGGGAGTCGTCATTCTGGTAAAGACTTCGTATGGGAAGAAGATTTGATGAGAGCTGTTGGTCAACGGAAAAATAATTATTATTGAGGTGATTAGGTGCAAGAAATAAAGCAGTATAAGTATTATGAAATAAAACACAATTTAAGACAAAGTGAAAAGTGTTGTTCGGATTGGTACGCAAAGAAAATAACAAAAGGAGTACAGGTTTGTATAGAGAGGATAGGTACTAATCGTGGATCTCGCACCAATAAGGTCCTTATATCAATAATTAATCCAAGTACAACATCAACCTTAAGAGGTTGGGTGTGGCGAGAGGATTTGTTACGTGCTTTAGGATTCAAAAGAAAAAACAATTTTTATTAAATAGGAGTGATTAGATGTTTAAAAAGGGAGATCGAGTGGTTATTGTTGAAGATTGTAGGGTGAGTGTAGAAAAGGATTACTGTGGTGTTACTGGTGTGGTTCATGATGTGTGCACAATAGATGGTGAAATGGCTGTGATTTTTGATAGTCCTATGGGTGGACATACTCTTAATAGAAGATGTAAGGATGGTCATGGATGGTACTTTTATAATTCAGACGAAGACGAATTAAATAGAGATTGTCTAACAATTAGAAAATCAAAAAAGAAAAATAATTATTGGTAGGTGATTAGAATGTGGAAGATTGGAACTAGAGTTAGGATTATAAAATCAAATAGATCTACAACACCAGTTGGTATCATAGGTACTGTGGTTTACATAAATAAGGATAAAAAAGATCGTTTTATAGTAGAGTTTGACGAACCTATGGATGGGAATTATATGACTACTTTTTGTGATTGCAAACCGAAGTGTTGGTGGTGGTTTGATAATGTTCCGGGGAGAATTGTTGAAACAGATAATATAACAATTGAAAAAATAGGAAAAAGAAAAAACAATTATTACTAAGGCGGTAAGAACATGTGGAAAGTTGGAGATAGAGTCGTAATTATTCAAGATGCTAGAAGACCTTTAGAATCCTTTGTAGGTTTTAAAGGAACTGTTAACTTTGCAGATGGAGATGACATAAATGTTGTTTTTGACAAATATGTAAACGGCCATGGGTTAGGAGGGAGTTGCCAAGACGGTCATGGATGGTATTTGTCCACAAGGGGAGAGAACGAAAACGAAGCCGAAGCAAATGGAATGAGAATCAAGAAAATAAATAACAGGAAAAATAATTATTGGTAGGTGAGAATATGTGGAAAGTTGGAGATCGGGTTCAGATTGTAAGATGTCTCTCTGGGAAAAGAAACCTTGGTATAAAAGGGACCGTAAAAGCAAAGAGTCCTTATAGAATTACTGTAGAATTTGACAAAGAAATGGGAGGGCACAATGACTGTGGGAAAGGCAAAGTTGGCTGTTGTTGGTATTTCTGGGAGTATTCTGACAATTCAGAGTATGCAGACCAGAAAGGAATAACAATAAGAAAAACAACTTCTAAGAAAAATAATTACTGGTAAGGATGTGATGAAATGAAATACAAGGTAGATCAAAAAGTGGTCTTTGTAGAAAACTTGGACGATGTACTACTAACGAGAACAATAAAAGATATAGGCGCAATGAGAAACGACAGTATCGTTTCTGGTATGAGAGGAGTAATAACACAGGTAGATAGAGATTGGGTAGGTGTTGAATTCTCAGAGCGAGTTCATAATGTTCATGCTGGACAATTTCCAAAAGGAAGAATGGGATACACATGGTGGATTAAGGACTATATACTGAATGAAGCAGTTAGAGTGGTTCGAAAGAAAAACAACTATTATTGAAAGAGGTGTTTAAAAATGAGTTTTAATATTGGAGATAGAGTGGCTGTTACAGACTTGGGTATGGTCTCACAAGAGAATTATGGAATTGAAATAAAGATTGGATACAAGGGAACTATTATCAACTTTTTAAAGGTTGATGTCCCATGGAATCCTGATGAGATAATTAAATTCTTAGTAGAGTTTGACGAACCCATGGATGGACATGATGGAAATGATTTCGGTAAAATAAGTGGGAAACCGGGACACTGTTGGTGGATGCGTGGAAACCAAGATAGTAATTTAATCAAATGGCGAGATAACCGGGATTGTGAAGCACCATTAATATGTAAGAAAATTATGAAGAAAAGGAAAAACAATTTTTACTAAAAGCACAGGTTCTACTTGTGCTTTTTACATTGTATAGGATGACCAAACATTGGTTGTCTTATAGAGTGTAAAAGCTCTAAATTACATATCTAAAATACATAACACTGCAAATTAATGGCTAGGGCAGGATCGTGTGTAAGAGATACATAGCTACAATAATATTTTATAAAAGAAAAGGAGAAACAAAATGAAAGTAGTAATCGCAGAAAACAGATTAGAGGTAGTAACAGGAATCAAAAAGGCAGACTTCGACAAACAGGTAACAGACATGACTGTTAAAGACGACAAAGGAAATGTGACATTTAAATTAAAAGTTGGAGAACAGCCTAACATTTCAGTACTTGGTTTAACTTGCAACACAACTGTTGACAAAGAGTTAGCGGTAACAATGATTCTTCCAATGGAAACAGATGTTGAAGAAATCAAAATCAAGTATGGTAAGGCTTTAGTAGCAGCTGAAAAGAATCTGAAAGTAATTGCTGACAGAATCGTAGCAGATACAGAAGCAGTTGATGGAATCTTTGCAGACGCAGAAGAAGCAACAGAAGCCTAGGAACAGCCTTGAGTAAAGGTAAAACAATATAATCTAATATCAATCCATTCACTTATAGGACGTCTCCCAAGGGCGTCCTTTTTTAGTTACACATTTACATATTCAAGAGATTAAAAGGAGAACAAAATTATGATGATCAATGTAACATTAGCAACAACAGCAGGTAAAAGTCTTGTAACAGTAGAAGGAAACCAGACTCCATCACAGGTACTTGAAGAGAACAGCGTAGCAACAACAGGAGCTACTGTATCACTCAATATGAGACCACTTGCAGATAATGAAAAAGGTAAAACTTTTGAAGAATTAGGATGCACAGATGGTGATTCCGTAATGTTATCAGCAGTTGTAAAAGCAGACTCAGCAATGTAGTAGTAAATCAAATTAGATAGTAAATATTGAAAATCATAACGCCATGGGAAGTAATAAATTAGATGGGACAGGATGATTTGAAATTTTACATATAAAGAAACTTAAAAAAATCAATGAATTAAAAAGGAGAACAAACATGAAAGTATCATTAAAAGAAAACGTATTAGAAATCAACACAGAAATCGCAAAAGCTGACTTTGACAAAAAAGTAAGTAACATGACAGTAACAAACAAAGATGGTGTACCAACATTTGTTTTACGCTGTGGAAGAGAGGGAGAAATTTCTCAGTTAGGACTTACATGTAACTCTACAATTGACAAGAACTTAGCTGTAACAATTGTGTTGCCTCCAGAAACAAAAATGGAAGACATCAAAGTTGAATATGGTAAAGCCCTTGTAAATGCAGAAAAGGGATTAAAAGTCCTTGCTGGGAGAATTGAAGCCGATACGAAAGCTATTGATGCGATTTTTGCGGAATAGAAAGTAAAATAATATCTAATGTAATTTCACAACAAACATGGACAGCCAACCCAATAAGTCCTACGAGTAACTGTTAACCAAGCAAAATATTTTCTCTTTCGACTCAAAAGCTTTGCATGTAGGGGTTGGGCAGCAAAGCTTTTGTTTTAGTAACTATAGAACACAAGTATTAAAAGGATATAAAGGAGAACAAAATTATGATGATCAATGTAACATTAGCAACAACAGCAGGTAAAAGTTATGTAACAGCAGAAGGAAACCAGACTCCAAGTGAAGTGTTAGCTGAAAATAATGTAGCAACAACAGGAGCCACAATCTCTATGAATATGAGACCATTAAGTGTAGCTGAATTAACTGATACATTTGAAGAGCTTGGATGCACAGATGGTGATTCTATCATGTTATCAGCTGTAGTTAAAGCCGATTCTGCTTTCTAGTTCTAGCAGGTAAAGAGAGAAGAACGTGAGGAGCGTAGGTGTCATAGCCTACGTTCTTATTTTTTACTTATTAATTATATTCATAAGAAAGGAAAATACATTATGGAAGAAAGAAAATTTAAAGCAAATGACTACGTGGTAGTAAAGAATTGGGATGAATTGGTTGAAGAATATGGATTGGTTGATCCCGAATCTGTTAGAGAACAGATGAGGAATGATGAGGATTGTTATTGGTCAGAAGAAGAGATTAATGAATACAATCCAGAAATCATTAATGTTCCATGGGGAGCAAGAAAAGCAATGATTGATGAACTTGTAACTATGGGATTGATGAAAGTTAAGGAATATGGAGAAGATGGAAGTGTCCAGCTGGAAAGCGATACTTACATTGACAGTATTATCCCAGAAGAGATTTTACAGCCTGTAAGCGAAGATGAGGTTAAGAACTATATCTTTTGGCTTAATAAAAAAGATGATGATTTTGTAATGCAGGACTACGATTTTGCTCGAGCAAATGGATTATTAAGTTATGTAGGATTGGTCAATGGAAGTATTGATTTTATCGGAGGAAACAAAGGTAATGAATTAATTGCTTATTTCTATGCAGCATCAATTTTAAGATCAATTGATTTTAATGAGGGAGTTACAGAATATCTAAGCCATTGTCATGAAGTTGGTGTTCATGCATTTGACTATCTTTACACTGACAGAAAATCACATTTGCAAGTTGTAGCGATAAAAGATGTTTCTGAGGATGGAGAAGAAGAACTTGTTAATATGTGGGCAGAAAGAGGCTGGGAAGAAGTTGAATTTCACCACGATAAAGTTTTTAAGGTGCTTACTCATCCTGAGCAGAAAGGAACCACAATTTTCTTAAATGGAGAAAAAGAAGATTATAAAAAAGATTTTGAAGCTTATGAACTGATCATGCAGATTGTTAGCCATGTTTATGGAGATACAATGCAGGATGTTTTAGAAGTTGTTAGCAATAGAGATAGATCAGAAGCTATGAATATGATCCGTGATATTTTCTCAGAAGCAGATAAGCAGTATGTGAAAATCAAAAACAAAATTAATATTGAAAACTTCCTAAAGGTTGCATCTAAAGGTCAGCAGAAACATTTAGAACGAGAAGTTCAAAATAATCAGGACAGAGTTAATAGCTATAAAGATAATCTCAGACACTCTCTTAAAACATTAAGAGAGTCACAAGAAAGACTCTTCGGATATTTACATATGAAAGATGATTCCCAGTTCAATGAAGTAAGAGAAATGTTAAACATGATGGGTGATGATTTAAGTGATTTTAGGTGTGATCCTAGCGGTGATTGGTTTAGCTTTGCAATCGTTCAGCCATTGTTATATTGGGATGATGATATTTACGAAAGAAACTTTGATGATGAATACTTTGAAGAAGAGGCTGAATATGAAAAGACGAAAAAAGTATTCGACAAAATCTTTAAGACAAGAGAATACACTTTGTATCTACAGCAAGCAATAATGATTGACTTGGTTAATAATAAACCAGTTGCAATGAGAGATTATAATTACACAAATGATATGTATATTCCTAACCCACATTTCCATGAGTATAACTGTTGGGGAGCAAATGAAGCAAATTTAATTGAAGCGATTTCAAACAGAGATTATATGTCAATTTTTAATCTTGTTAGATCAGCTGTCGCTGGAATTTCTTTATATGATACTGCTGTAGTAGGAGCTTTCTTTAATTATTGTGAAGACAGATTTACAAATAAAAAATGTCTTAAAGTTCCAGGAAGAGAAGAATTTATTTCATTCAAAGAAGCAAGAGCATTGGAGGATTAAAATATGAGAAAAATTAGAATTGAAGAATTAGATGCACAGAGATTAGTACAAGAAGTGATAGCGAAAGCTATCACTTCTATTGGTTTAACCCCAGAAAAATTACAGATGGAAATTAATCCTAATGTAAAACTTAAAGAAGAAGAGAAAATTGAGATTGCTTTTTCAGAAATGGCAGAAAAGAAAATGTATTATCTCATTCACGAATGTGAAAAAGAAATTGGTTGGCATGGACTTGTCAGTCGAAGCGAAAATGGATTCTATGTAGAAGACATTATTGTATTCCCACAGGAAGTTACAGGAGCTACTGTAACATCAGATGATGAGCTATATCCAACTTGGATGCTTAGTCAGCCAGATGAGATTTACAATAAGATTAGATTTCATGGACATTCACATGTAAATATGGCAACAAGTCCAAGTGGTGTAGATGATACGTATCAGGAACAGATTATTCAACAGTTTATGTCTAGTCCAGTTGATGAAAATAATTTTTACATATTCGGCATTTTCAACAAAAAGGGAAGCTATTGGTTAAATATTTATGACATTTATAACAATAAATTTTATGAGACAGATGATATCAGTTATGTTTTTTATCAGTCAGATGAACAGGCATGGGCTAAAGAACAGATTAAAGAGAATGTAAAAGAAGAAGTAGCTGTAAAAACAAGTGGATATTATTCTAATGGATATGGTTACAGAGGCGGTGGATATGGAACAGAAGAGCTGTATGATAGTTGGAAAAAGAACTATGACAAAAACAAAGGCAAAGAGAAGCCAAAAAAAGATGAAGCAGAGTTGCGAAAAGAATTAAGTGGAGCAATTATTGCGGATTTAACACCTCCAAAATGGCATAGTAAATGGAGTAAATGTTTACAGAGGATGATCAGCTGTGATGAAAGTCTTAATGATTTAATTGAAGAGTATTGTATTACTTATCCAGATTATAGTGGGACAAAGAAGAAATAAAGGAGAATGATTATGAATACAAGTAAGGTTTTAGAATTTTTTGATGCACAGACATTAGTTAAAAAACCAGTTCATGTAATTGGATGTGGAGCAATTGGTTCAAATGTCGCAGAACAGCTTACAAGATTAGGAGTCTCAGTGATTCATCTCTGGGATTACGATCATGTTGAGCCTAAAAATGTAACTAATCAGATGTTCTTTGATGGGGATATCGGAAAAGCTAAGGTAGATGCAATTGAAAATTTGTGTAAGTCAATTAATCCACAGATTAAAATAATCAAACATGAAAGAGGGATTGATGATCCATATATTCTTACAGGATATGTATTCTTATGTGTAGATAATATTGAGCTTAGAAAGAAAATCGTAGAGGCCAATAAGTTAAATCCAAACTGTATTGCGTTCTTTGATTTTAGAATGAGACTTACAGATGCACAGCATTATTTTGCTGATTGTTCAGTTAAAGAACAGGTTGAAAACTTAATTGGAACCATGAATTTTACCCATGAAGAAGCAGCTGCAGCAACTCCTACAAGTGCTTGTGGAGTGGAATTAAGTGTATGCTATACAGTTAAGAATATTGTTTGTTATGGAATTGCAAATTTTGTTAACTTCTGTTTGGGGAATGAACCAAAACAGATGATTATTACAGATATGAAGACAATGGATGTGACAGTATTCCCTATGTAAGAGGTGATGATCTTGATAGAAGAAAAATATAAAGCGGTACCTAAAAATTATAAGGGGATTGTAAGACTTAAGCCAACAATAGCACGTTTCCGCCCTTATTACCATGCGTATGTTAAGTTGGCGGAGGGCTATCACTATACGGGTAATCCAGATCACACAGTGTACGTTGAGTTGTACAAGACTTATCAAGATTTAACAAACAATGGTAGGTGTATAAGGGAAGGCCTTATAGAAGAAAGAAGCTTATATGTCCCAAGAAAACGTAAGAATAATTATTGGTAGGTGAGAATATGTGGGAAAAAGGTACAAGAGTTAAGATAATAGGGGGAGCAAAAATCGGCTTAATGGGGACAGTGGTTGTTAAGCGCACAGAAACCCCTGTCAATGACATTAGAGATCGCTTCTTAGTAGAGTTTGACGAATCCATAGGTTCCATAGGTGGACATAGTGGAAATGGAGCTTATGAAGGGAAGCCGGGACACTGTTGGTGGTTTGATTATTGCTTAGACAAGTTTACTACCACAGATGGCATAAGTATTGAGCAAGTCAAAAGGAAAAATAATTTTTACTAAGGGGTGATTAGATGTGGGAAGTTGGTGACAAAGTAGTAGTTACTCGTGGAATTAAAGCTGGTAGCGTATTTGAGACTAAAGCGAAAGGGACTGTCATTGCTATAGATGCGGAATTTACAATACCCGTATTGGTTGAAATAGATGGAACAGGAACAAGTATGTGGTTCTATGAAAATGGTGATGATTTAATCTGGGGCGGCATTACTTGCACACGAGCAAAAAAGAGAAAAAACAATTATTATTGAGAAAGGATGATGACAGGTGTTTAAGGTTGGAGATAGGATCGTATTAACAGAAGAAAGCCGCCAACATTGCAATATATTTGATGAACATCCGGGAGATATCGCAACGGTTATTAGAGTTTCGCAAGTAACGAATGAACATGGTTATGAATGTGTTTTAGAATTTGATAGACATATTGGTGGACATGATGGATTAATCGATGCTAGAGGCAAGAACGGTCATTGTGTTATCTATTATTTTTGTTCAACACAGTGGGATAAGTATTTTAGGAAAATCCAAACCAAACGTAAGAATAACTATTATTGAGAAAGAGGTGATCGTATGCCAGAGGATGTAAAGTACCGTCCAGTTCCTAAAGGATATAAAGGTGTTTTTAGACTAAGAAAAGATATAATATCCTTAAACAATGAATTTTATGGGGCATGGGGCATTATAGACGACAAATTTTTAATCGATGAAGATTATTATAATGAAGAAAATGAATTTAAGGGAGATCCTAGTCATGTAATTCGAGCAAGTTTTTACCCTAGCCTTTTAGATCTGCAAAGAGGTGAAAATCTTATTAGAGAAGTAGGAAGAGTGTCTGGGACAGAAAAGTGTTGTTATATTCCTTTTAAAAGAAAAAATAATTACTATTAAGAAAGAGGTGATCAAATGGAGAATGATGGTAAATATCCTCCAGTACCTAAAGGATACAAGGGTATTTTTAGAGTTAGACCTGATATGATAGAGTCAAATAATGTGTTCTATGGAGCATATGGTATTACAGGAAAAGGTATTATAGAAGACAGTGATTATTTAGAAGACCAAGGAGAATTTACAGGAAATCCACATCATATAATTAAAGCCATTTTTTATCAAACCTATGAAGACTTAAAGAGCAGAGAATGTATGATACAGGGAAGGCCTGTTAAAATAAGAGAATGCTTGCTTTATCCAGTATCCAACAAGAAGAACAATTACTGGTAGGTGGTTTAAGATGATAGAAGCAAAAGATATTAAAGAGGGTATGAAAATTAAGTATGAAGGCTGGGAATGGACTATAACAAAAGTGTTTGCAAAATATAATAATGTCTTGGATCTTCGGAATGGTTATACTAAAAAAATCATTGATCAAGATAGTTCATTGATTTGGATTGAAGCATCGAAGAGACGCTTTGTGCCTGAATCAATGACTATGGAATGGTTCTTTAAAGAACTGAAATATGGAACAATAAAGATTTTAAATCGTAAAAATAATTATTATTGAGGTGATATGATGTATTTAGAAGACATTAAAGTTGGTCAGAGAGTGAATTATCGAGGTCATTCCTATACAATAACTAAAAATGTTGTAAAGCGATGGAAAACAATAAGCCCCCATTCCTTATATTCATACATTAAGATAAGTACAAATTATTATAGATCACGAATGTATTTCCAAAGAGTGGAAGACAAAAGTGAATCAGTTGACGGATTTTGGTTATTATATGACGAGATTGAAGAAAAAATGGATCGAGGGCTTATTAAATTTTTGAACATGTCAAAGAAAAATAATTATTATTAAAGAGGGTGTTACAAAGTGAACGAGATCAATAAAAGGAAATTAGAACTGTTCATGGATGATCAGCTATGGAGACAAAATATCACACATCAGCAAAGCAAAGGTGTACATAGAGATGTATTAAGAATTGTATGTGATCCAGAATACAAAGCACGGCTTTTAGGAATGATCTGGGATGGTAATTACAAAATTGCACCTCCGTATGTAGTAGAAATTCCTAAAGACAATGGAAAAGTAAGAGAAGTGTATGTTAATCAGCCAATTGACAGATTTGTTATGACACAAATCAATTATGTTTATATGCAATTATATGGTCATATGATTCATCCAAGATGTGTGTCTTATCAGAAAGGAATTGGAGTTAAAAATATCGTAGATGATATTTGTATGGAGCTTAAGAAACATCAAGGAGCTGTTGGGTATAAGGTAGACATTAGTAAGTATTTTGACAGTGTAAGCCGTGAGGTACTTAATGAAATGATTGATAAAATTGATACAGGAAGTCCTATTGATCAGATTGTAAGAGATTATTATATGGATGATTGTATCATTGATCAGAAAAGAAATGTTATTGAGAAATACAAAAGTATGACTCAAGGTTGTGCAGTGTCTACATTCTTTGCCAATTGTGTTTTAAGAGATGTAGACGAAGAGTTAAGCAAGATGGATATTATTTATTACAGATATTCAGATGATATCTTGATGGTTGGTAAGGATGCAGATAAGGCTTTGAAGATGTTAGGAGAGATGTTAGAAACAAAAGGACTTACATTAAATCCCAAAAAGGTAGAAACAGTCAGTACAGATCAATGGTTTACATTCTTAGGAGTGCGAATTAATGGACAGAAGAGAAGTTTTTCTGAAAAGAGCTTAAAGGAATTTCAGAAACATATTAGAGAATATGTTAATAAGAAAGCAGGAATTGGCAGTGTAAAGGTTGCAATCAGACAGATTAATAAATATCTGTATTTGAATTTTTTAAGAAATCCTAATGAGTTCGGTTGGGCTGAGTATTTCTTTAGTATTGTAAATGTGGAAGATGACATTAAAACATTAGATATGTGGATTAAAGATACTCTGAGAGGTTTATATACTGGTAAGAGAAAGGTTGGTGGTCTTGGTGTAAATAAAGTAACTGATGAATGTGGAGTGTTAAGAGGGAAAGGGAAAAACGTAAGTGCAAATCTTGGTAAGACAAGGGGAGATAAAGACATTTTAGAAGAAGCAGGATATATCAGTATGAATGAAATGTATCATCAGTTTAGATATAGTAAAGAATTGTACAGAGCTTCATTGACAGCTTTATCTTAAGTGAAACCTAACACGAGGTACTTATGTGAAATGTTATAAGTCAAATCAGATCCTTAGGATACACGGGTGATTCCATGCATGGTCGATAACCAGCATTCCATCACCCGTTCCTCCCTGGATCTTATCATCATAAAAGGGAATTTAGAAACGTGTTATTAACATGAACATAAGAAAGTTACTATGGACGTTGTATGTGAGACAATGGAATTACATATAAGGCGCGTTGAAGCTGCAGGATGACTGGCAATACATTGACCAAGTCATCCCTGCAGCTCAACCGCTTTATAATCATAAAAGAATAAAGGAACATAGCATTATTGTGAGCATACAAACAAGCTAACATGGGCTAAACATACGAGACGTTGAATCATACATAATAAGGGCACAGCTGCCTTATGCAGCGGGAAATTAGTCTCCTCGACAATAATTTCACCGCTGCCACAGGCGTGCGTGCCCTTATTAATCATAAACCAATAGAGAAAACATGTCGCCAATGTAGAGTATGTAGAAAGGAAAATCATGAAAAGTTTATTTAAAGTATTGTATGAGCTGTCACAAGGAAATACCTTAATGATTAATAGTTGCATGTCTTTTAGAATGACAACTGATCTATACAAAAGACAAGTGAGATTTAAGAAGTATAAGGTTGTTGATCAAGGAAGCGTAGTAAGTGATGTGACATTGTGTAGTGGAGAAGTTATTGAGTATGATGACTTAATAAAGGAAGGAGATTTAGATTTTATATTGCCAACTGAATTAAATGAAAAAGAAAATCCATATGAGGTTATTGAATACCTGTATGGATTATTTTATTGCTCAGTTCCTGATAGATCTGCTGTTCAAAAGAAACAAAATTTTATAGCAAAAGGATTAAATGATTTTGGGGCAAATGATTTTACAGGAATGAGAAGAAGTGAAATTCAGCCATTGTTAGAGCTCTATGTGTTACTCGCTGGAATGAAAGGATGGATCACTTGGAAAGATGATAAGTTGTTCTTTTGGAAAGGTGGACATAAGAGTTTGTATATATATAGAAAATGGATTTTAGGTTATTAGGAAAGGAAGAATGTAAAATGAATGTAGAAAAGAGTTTAGAAAAAGCAGGAGTAGACACAAAGAAATATCCTTCATTAGCTATGCAGAATATTTTAGGATATCAAGGGAAAGCGTTTGCAGAAAATTCATACCTGTATAAAAAGATTATGGAAGATGGACATGTGTTTAATCCTTATATACACAGAAGATGGCTTCCATATCAGTTTATGAATGCTGTCCATTGGACAAGACGGTATTATGTAGAGACTATTGGTTATGTAAAGATGCTTGAAAAAGAATTGATGCGTGGCAATAATGTAGATAATTGGAAATATATGTACGATAAATTTGGAAAAGAGCTTAATGCTTTATATACACTCTCAAAAAGAGATAAAAAAGCGTATAAAGAAAGATGGGCTGCTTTTGGAAGGTTAGAAATTTTGAATTATTTTTCTCAAGGGTTTGATTGTATAGGGATAAATCAGAATACATTCTTGGAAATGAAAAATTTATTAGCGGATGAAAGATTTGAAGCTGAACGATATTGGCGATATACTAATTGTTTATTGTATAAACAGTCACAATTTAGAAAAGATTTGGTAACAACAACTTTCCATTCAGGAATTTATTTTACATTAAAACACATTATGATGTTTGATTATGACAAATTACATATGTCTTCATCCCAAAAAGAAAGCCTAAAACGAATTAGAGAAGACTTAATTAATGGAGATTTCAATTATGAGCAGGCTTTTACAATTATTGAAGATTACGTAGCAAGATATTACAATCCAAGATAGAGAGGGGAATTATATGCCAGAAGAAGTAAAGAAATTAACTATTAAAGAAGCAGATGAGTTTATTAAAAAGAAAGTAATCGGAGTTCTCATAAAAGCAGATGTAACAATAATAGTAAATGAATTAGAAGCTATTTATGGAGATTCGTTAGCAAATGGAACGGTTGGAGATTCGTTTTATATTTATAACTGTCCAGAAAATTATGATGAATCAGATTATGAAGAGCTTGAGTATATTGACTATGATGATATGTGTGAAGATGATATTCGTGAAGAGAGAGCTGAAGCAGGAGATTTCAATCTTAAAGTATATAAGTGGTTCATTGTTGATCCAAGATTTACAGAATTATTAAAAGATTTAGGAGAGATAGTTGCTCCAGATATTAACCTTTGGGGATGTTGTGAAGACATTGAAGACGCAAGCGAAGCAACTGTAATTGAAGAATTTTTTGAGAGAATGCAGATTCTGTATGGACAAAAGAATGCAATTATTACAGAAAAATTGAGTGCCTAAACCAACAAAAGGGAGATGTACCCTTTGTAGAAATACTTATCATCAACCATCAAAGAAGGAGGATCTTCAGAACCCTCCGCATTGATTACGCTAAACATCACTTCGTAATGATTTAGCAGCATCAACTGCGAGAGGAGTTCATGAAGATCCTCCTTCTTGAATCATAAATACATAGAGGAATACATCGAAGATAAGTTGTTCTACATTTTTTTTTGCAAGAGATATACTTGCTGATTTAATGAATTGTGTTTGAATCACTCACATAATCAGGAGAAAGGAGGCATAATCTCATCTCCTTCACTGGCAAGCCAGGAAGGACTTGATGAGATTACACTCCGCTGCGGCGTCATTGTGCCTCCATACTCCTGATCATGTTTGATCATAAACCAATAGAGAAATATATCACCTCACAATGAGTTAAATCTGTAACTATTAATTTACATAGAAAAGGAGAAACAGATGAAAGCGATTTTTAAAGGAGAAACGGTTGTAAGAACTAAATTAACATTAGATACTGGGCTTGAGAAATTAGATGGATCTGATGTTAGGTATTTTGTAAGAGAGCCTAAACTGATACATGAGTGTACGAATGAAGATTGGGGGATTGTGTTAGAAAAAGATCTTTCATTCAATAAGATTATGCTTATTAATTCTTATATCGATGAAGTAGTTTTAGATGGAATTACACTTGAGTTTCCAGATATTGTATATCTTAATCTTGAAGAAGATAAAGTAATTTTTGAAGTTGGTGGTTCTTATACAATTAAAGATAAAGACGAGGAAGAGAAAATTGAAACATACCACAAGCTTATGGAAGCTTACAATAAGCAAGTAAGAACTAGAGAAGAGAACGAAGATGATTGCTGTGGTTGTGGATTCTGCTCAAAAGAGGGTGACTTCTCTGGAGAGGAATATGATGAAATAAAAGGGTTCAATGAAGAGGACATTGAAAAGAAAGCAATGGATGATCTAGATGATCTAAATGAAATTCTTACAGCATTCTTTGGGGATGTTCCGGGATTCAAGTGTTAGTTAAAGATTGATATTGAGAGAGACACTTCGTATGAGGTGTCTCTTTTAGTATATAGATTTTTTAGAAAGGAGATGAAAAAGAAAGATGGCAACAGAGTTTGACAAACGAATGAAAGCTTATGAATGTGTCTCAAGACAGTACTTAACAAGAAGAGTACCAGTTGCAATTAGGGTAGATGGAAAGGCGTTTCATACATTTACTAGAGGATTTCAGAAGCCGTTTGATGAAGTGCTTAGCAACGCAATGCAGGCCACAATGATGAAAATGTGTAGACAGATTCAAGGTTGTGTGTTTGCTTACACACAGAGTGATGAAATTACATTTATTCTTATCGATTATCAGAAGCTAAATTCTGATGGCTGGTTTAATTATCGTACTGATAAGATGTGTAGCATTGCAGCGAGTATGGCTACCATGGAGTTCAATAAGGCTTTTAGTGCTTTTGTTTATGGATTTAAGGTAAACAAGGGAGAAGACATATCAAGCGAAGATATGGAAGTGCTTAAGGCCTATGAGAAATCTAAGGAACGTGGAGCTATGTTTGATGCTAGAGCGTTCTCAATTCCAAAAGAAGAAGTCACAAACTTAATCTATTGGAGACAACAGGATGCTATGAGAAATGCAGTTCAGATGGTTGGACAAGCATTTTATTCTCACAAAGAACTTCAGGGCGTTAATTGTGAAATGCTTAAAGAAATGTTACTGGCTGATAAGGGAATTGATTGGGATAAGATTCCTGTGAAATACCAGAGAGGTAGTTGTTGTGTCAAGGTTGATGGTGAATGGACTATTGACAATAACATTTCTATCTTCAGATGTAGTGACAGAGAGCAAATTGATAAGCTTGTGTTTGTTGAGAGTGAAGAGAACTGAGCGTCTGATTAGACGTGCAGATATAGAAATGAACTGTCGCAGAGTTGCGACGGTTGGAAAGGAGAAGGGATGGAAATAAAAGGTGACACTATAAAAACCGTAAAAGAAGTAAATCCAAGTAAGTTTGAAGAAGAAGTTTCTAATTTGATTAATAAAGGATACAAATTAGAAGCTTCTTCTTGTAATAGTACTTATTGGAAAGCTATTTTAGTTTTAGAGAGAAAGGAGTAGAGATGAATGAAGTAGAAACAAAAGAGATCCCGTTTTATGGAGATACGCTTTTAGGTGTAAAAGATGAGGATGGAGAAGTTTGGTTGGCAATCAGAAGCACATGTATACAGCTAGGGTTTAATGAAAGACGAGCAAGGGCACAAAGAGAGAAAATTCAAGCTGACAAAGTCTTATCCAAAGGTGGCCGAAATTTTGGCCTCCTTACAGCAGGGGGTAAACAAGAAACATTTTGCTTACATGAAACATATGTGCCACTTTGGTTAGCTAAAATTACATTAACCAAAAAGATGGAAGAGGATATTCCCAATGTTGTTGAAAAGCTAGAAAGATATCAACTTGAAGCAAGAGATGTTTTACATAGGGAAATGTATGGCACAGAAGAACAGAAAGAAAAGCTTCACAATAACCTAGGTTTGCAAGGAGAGATTATACAACTAAAAGATGCTGTAGATTCTGTAACTGAACAGCTTAAAGATCAAACAGAGAGATTAGATTTAGTAATGGACAATATGACTATTGATACTAAAAAGCAGAGTCGTATTCAAAAGGCCGCAAAGGAAAGAGTAAGTGAATTACTTGGTGGAGCTCATTCAGGACTGTATAAAGCTAAAGGTGCTTTGTATTTTGCAAATCTGTGGCATCAGTTTAGAGAACAGTTTGAATGTGGAACTTATAAAGATCTTAGTCCAAACGATTTTGATGATGCTATGAGCTTTATTCAGAGTTGGACATATGTAGAAAGGTAGAGGAAAGAAAGATGAGAACAATTACAAATACACATACAGGAAAAATTATTTCTGATACAGATTTAACATTGGAATATCTTTATGTTGGAGACTATGGAAAGGAAAATAATATTAAAGCAGATTTTCTTGGATATAACAAACGTATTGAGAAAGTAGAACATAAACCTGTTGATGTAAAAGAAAAATTAGTTGTTACTGTTTCTTCTCAGAAAGGTTGTCCAATGCATTGTAATTTCTGCGATTGTCCTAAACTGGGATTTAAAGGAAATGCATCTTTAGCTGAGCTTATGGCTGAAATCACATCTGGAATCGCTTTATCAGGAGTAAAAGATGGAGAACGATTAAACGTACATTATGCCAGAATGGGTGAACCTACATTTAATCCAAATGTAATTGTTTCTGCAAGACAGATTGCTCTAATGTTGGCTGATCCTGATGGAGATATTCATTTTGATACATATCACCCTGTTGTTTCTACAATGATGCCAAAAGCAAATCAGAACTTGAAAGCGTTTTTATTCAAATGGATAGCAACAGGTTTCCAATATGGTGGAGAAGATGGTTTCGGTCTTCAGTTTTCTATCAATACATTAGACGAAGAACAGCGAAATGAAATGTTTAGAGAATGTTCTTTGTCGTTAGAAGAAATTGGAGCTACTATTGACGATCTTCCAATGCCAAAGAAACGCAAATATACATTAAATTTTGCAGTTACATCTGAAAGCAACTTGGATGTTGATTTAATGAACAAGTATTTTGACAAAGAAAAGTGTATTGTTAAGATTACTCCAATTCATGAAACAGTTGAAGCTGTTGATGAAGGTTATGAGATTGTTACAGATTTTGATGTTTATGAAAAATTTGAACAGCCTTTAGTAGAAGACGGTTGGGATGTAATTGTATTTGTTCCATCAAAAGAAGAAGATGCAGACAGAATTACATGTGGAAATTCATTGATTGCATTGAACAAAGATGAATAGAAAGGTAGAGGAAGTTTAGAAATGTTAATGTTTTTTAGAGTGTTGTTAATTGTTGCAACCATTGTGTTAATTGTTGTTGGATGTTTTGATTCCAATAAAGAGGAATCAAAGGAATCCAAGAAAGGTGCTTTATGGGCTTTAGCTCCTATTGTGATTTTTGTACTTACATTGTGTGTTGTATATGTACCATCTAATAATGTAGGAATCCGTTGGTCAGCGTTCAGTGGGACTAGCAGCAAGACACTAAATGAAGGAATTACATTCAAGAGTCCAATTGATAAGGTATTCCTTATTCCAACCACTGTAGAAGAGAGAACAATCAAAAACGTAAATGTGCAGACTAAAGATGCACAGTTTGTCAGAGCTGAAGTGAATGTTAAGTTCCGTGTTAATCAAAAAGATGCTTTTAAGGTATACAAGAGATACACAACACTTGACAACTTAAAGCAGAATATTATTAGCAACTATGCACAGAAGAGTATTGAAACAGTTGTTACTCAGTACAATGTGATTGATACTCTTGGTGCTAAGAAAAATGAAATCTACGCCTTAGCTACAAAAGATTTGCAGAATATGCTTAAAGATGAGGGTGTTGAGCTTGTGCAGCTGACTATCAAAGACATGAACGCAGGTAGTGAGATTGAAAAGGCAATCGCTGACGAAGCAGTTGCTAAGAAACGTGTAGAAACAGCAGAGCAGAATCGTCTAAAAGCTAAGAAAGATGCTGAGACTAAGATAGTTAATGCTAAAGCAGAGGCAGATGCAAATAAAATCTTAGAAAAACAGTTGACAAATAAAATCTTAATTCAGCAGTGGATTGAGAAATGGAACGGAGAAGTTCCTAAAGTATCCGGAGATAGTAAATCTATGATCAATATTCAGGATCTCTTGAATTAGTATTAAGCCGGCTCGTAAGAGCTGGCATTTTGGGGACATAGCTTAATAGGTAAAGCAAAACTACATTCTTCCATAAAGAACTTAAAACTAAAATTTTCATATTAAATATAAACATTTTGTACCTCCCTATAGTAATAAAATAACACTTATATTTATGTGGGTTCGAATCCCACTGTCCCCATTGTAGTTTTTTAATAAGGAAGTAAAGAAAGGAAGTAGAAGTATGTTAATTGTAAATCAGAAGAAATCTGAAGTCTATAATATACAGATGATGAAATGCTTGTATGTATCTCATTCTGGAGATTGGTTTTTTATCAACATGGATCTTTTAGGAGAAGAAAATGTAACCTTAGGGGATTTTAGTTCATATGAAAAAGCGAATGAGGTGTTACTTAAATTTGTAGATGAATATAAGAACCGTATTCCAGATCAGAATACGGTTTTTTACATACCAGAAGAGTAGAGGTGAGATTATGGGAATTCGATATAAGTGTTATTATCATTTAATTTATAAAAAAAACAACGGAGAATTAGATATAAGAACAAGAGATATATGTATAGGAGCTTTAGCTAGAGGTTGTAAAAGTTTAGAAGACTGTAAAACAAAATGTAGATCAAAAGGTATCTGTCTTCCTATTATTCTCATTGAGAATGTATTAATGGAATTCAAAGAACAAAAATTTACTTGGAAAGACATGGTTGAAATACATGGAAAACATTATGAAGAAGAATTTCCTATTCCTGGATTAATGGATGATGAAAACACTTATCAAATTGATGAGTTTATAAATGCAGTTGCATTGAAACATAATGTATACCCAGAAGATATTAAAACATATATAATGGATGGATTTAAGCTATATGGAAAAGATTTTGGATTCATTGACAGCGATGATATAGAATATGTTCCACATAGAGCAGAATATGGATGTTATATTAATGGATACCCAGAAGAGTGTTATGACTAAAGGAGTAAAAGCAATGGAAATGATCGAAATTGAAATTAAACCAGAGACAAGAGAACAGTGTAATAACTAGAGAGGAGAATTTATGAGAGTAAGGGAGCTTTTAAATGAAGTAAATGAACTTTATGGAGAATTTCTTGAGAAACAATTAAGAGATGAGATTGATCATAGTTTTAGAGATCCTGATACTATTTTAGCAGATCTTATGGATGATCAGGATTTTGAAGTAAGTGGAACAGCAGTCGAATTATTTATGATTTATATAGAAGCAGAGAATGGGCATGAGACTTTTAATGCCATGTTCAGATTCTTTACAGGAAAGGAATTCGATGATTATCTGAAAGAATGTAAAGAAGTTTTAGAGCATGAAATCGGTAGAAGTCAGGAGAGTGATCAAAACGAGTAAGTTACATGAACGTGCCTATTGTCAAGAATGTGGAAAACTTGTTGACTATAGCATTCGTGATGAAGTAGTGGAAGAGAATTTCCATGGAACTATAGTTCATTTCTCTTTTAAAGTTGGTCGTTGCAAAGAATGTGGAACAGAGGTTGCAACAGATAATGGGTATAATTTTAGAAGAGGAGATGCAGTGTGGGAAGCTTATAAGAAACTGAAAGGAGAATTCATAAGATGAGGTATCAGATGCGTACCTCATCTTTTTCTAAAGTACCGTTTCGGCACCTTAGGTCATAAGAAAGGAAAATTTACATATGAGTAGAGTAAAAGAAATTAAAAAGCAGACAGATAACAAGTTTTTAAATCTGTATGACTATACTGTGGTTGATAAGAATGGAAATGAGCATCCATATTATGTAGCTAGCAGACATAGTGAAGAAGAGCTAGTAGCTAAAGTAGGAGAGCCTAAAGCAGATGCAGTGCTAATGTATGCCTATTATGGTGAGAAAAGAGATAAGCTGGTGTTGATTAGACAATTTAGATACCCAGTAAATGATTACATATATGAACTTCCTGCAGGTCTTGTAGATGAAGGAGAGACAGTTGTAGAAGCTGCAATTAGAGAAATGAAAGAGGAAACTGGTTTAGATTTTAAGTTATGTGATGATATGGCTGGATTAAATAGACCATGCTTTTCAAGTGCTGGTATGACCGATGAATGTGTTAGTACTGTTTATGGAATTGCAACAGGCGAGATTAATTTGAGCAAGTTAGAAGCAAATGAAGACTTAACAGTACAGATTGTAGATGTGGATGAAGCAGTGAGAATATTAGCAGAAGAGAAGTTGGGAATCAGGACTTATTATCTGCTGTTGTTGTTTATTGCTGGGTCTAAGAATAGATAGGAGTGAGGACATGGGAAGAAGAGAAAATATTAAATATACATGCAACCATAGAAAAGCATTTAGAGCAGTTGAGAAACAATTAATTGGGCGTAATACGATAAGAGGATACCTGCATGATTTAGATAAAGTGTTTTTGTATTTATTCTTTGAGAGAAAAGCAGTACATAATTTTCATAGAAAACACTCAAGACATCATGTTTTAAAAGCACATACTCATGAAGATTATGTTCAAATGGCTATCGATTGGGAGTGTGCACGATTTACCAAAGCAGATAAGCCTCTGAATGCAAGAGAGACGTTGGATACATATTATCCGATGTTAAAGCCCAAAATATTGCCAATTATTGAAGAATTAGGACTTTAAAGGTGATTTTATGGCTGTATTAATGTTAATAATTATGACGTTCATTTGTGTGTGTACGGGAATAACAAAATATGGAGTTCCTTTTTGGGTTGGTGCAACAGAAATAATTTTGGTTATAGTGTGTTTTACGTTATTGCTTGGGTTGACAAGCACAGATGGTGCGAAGCAAGAGTTAGAATTTTATACTAAGCAGAATGTACTGATAGAACAAAAAATTAAACAGAAGATCAAACACTCGTCCGATGATGAAAATACAATTCAAGAATTGTATAAAGAACATCAATATTGTAAAAAGAAAATTTCAGAACGGAAATCAGATCAAAAGGTACACGAACAGGTTAAATGGTTATTGTATTTTGGTAAGTAGTTAAGAAAGGAGATTTACATATGGCAGAGTTAGTTAAAAAAGAAAGTACATCGGATCAGTTACAGCAAATGGTATTTGGCAATGCTGATTTTGGAGAAGTGAGAACAGTTGTTATTGATGGTGAACCGTGGTTTGTTGGGAAGGACGTGGCACAATGTTTGGGTTATACGAATCCAAGTAAAGCATTGGCAGATCATGTTGATGACGATGATAAACTCAATAACAAAACGTTATCGAGTTTAGGACAACGTGGTGGCTGGCTTATCAACGAGTCAGGTATGTATGCATTGATCTTTGGAAGCAAGTTAGAGAAAGCAAGAGAGTTCAAAAGATGGGTAACTTCAGAAGTACTTCCTACATTAAGAAAGACGGGTCGTTATGAAGTTGCAGAGGATCAAAGTGTTAACCAACTTTTAGCAGAGTTTGGTGATTTTAAGGTTACATATGTTCAACAGATGGTTGAGTTCAAAGATGCTTTAGAAAAGCAGACAAAGGCATTTGATAAGAGTATTTCAAATATGACTCTTTCAACAAGTCAGCAAAACAAAGTACATAGAGCAGTTAAAGATAGAGTGGGTTCACTGTTAGGTGGTGCCCACTCTGATTTATATAAAGAGAAAAGCAGAATGTATTTTGCTAATCTCTGGAATGATCTTAAGGCTGAGTTCGAATGTGGTAGTAGATGGCAGGATCTGAATCCAGCTTATATGGAAGAAGCTATGAGTTGGATTAGATATTGGAACTATGAAGGGAGATAAGTTATGAGCAATGATATAAAAGAAACGAAAATCTGGATTTCACAGCGAGACAAGAAGTATAGATATATGTTGTTAGATCGTATGAGACAGGATTGTGAGTACTATTTAAATGGTCATAAATGTGTTAATCATTTGTGGGGCAAAACAGAAGAAGAACAGATTGATTATATGTTATTCATTTGGGATTTGTTCACAGAAAATGAAAAGCCGGAATGGTTAAGTAGAGAGCAGATCATTGAGTTTGGAAAAAGAATGGGAGTAGAGGTGAAAGAAAATGTTAGTTCCAGCAATATTATATAAAGATGAAATATTAAAAGCTTTTTCAAGAGAATTATATACAGAAGACTACTTTCTGTATAACGGCTATGCACATTGTAATACATTGCCAGAAATTAGATTGGAAAATAATGTTTATCAGTTTGCAATCGTTGATCCAGAAGAAAAACTCGTTGGTTATTTATGTTATAGAGTAGATGTGAATAGCAGTTGCGTTTACAATTTTGGAATATACTCCTTTGACAGAGGAAATCCAATTATTGGAAATGATTTATTTGATGAATTGAAAAGACTTTTAGACATTTATCATAGAATTGAATGGAGAATGATTAGTGGAAATCCTGTTCAAAAACATTATGATAAGTTTTGCGAAATGTTTAATGGGGTATCAGTGGTACTACATGATGTTTGTAAAGACCCTAATGGCAATTACAGGAATGAACACATATATGAGGTTTTTGGTCACGGTAGGTAAACACATGAAAAGAATTTTAAAATACATCTTTGATGTAGAAAGTGAGGAAGAAGAGGTGATTAGGGTATGATAACTGTATTGATCATGTTTTCGATTGCGATAGTGTATGTAATTATTTACAAAACAAATCATTATTTACTAACACATAAAGAAGCGCCGTGGACATATCCAAGATTACATAAATGCAGATGTGGTGGAAAGCCACAAGTTAAATGGTCTTATAGTCCAGATCTTAATTATGAAACACATAAATTATGTGGGTTGAGAGGAATATATGAAGTTAAAATCAATTGCCCAAAATGTGGCTTTTCTGTAACAGTAAATAGGCATTACGATTTACCAACTAATGGGAACAATTTTAAAACAATTCCCGATCCGGGAAGTATTGATATGGCAAATATGAAAGCGATAAGAGCATGGAATGAAACAAGTCCAGAAAAATGTGAGGAGTGTGACCGATGAAAAAGAAATTGTTAGTTTGTTGTATGGCGACAATTATGGGATGTATGTTAGCAGGGTGTGACGATGGCTCATCGTATTATGACGAAAATGGAATCAATAAGACATTTACAATGGAAGACATTAATGGAGAGTTAAAATATGATACTCAAACAAAGATTGTTTACTACAGATATGTAGGAGGACATGTAGGTTATATGTGTCCATATATCAGTAAAGATGGCCAATATTGTAAGTATGAAGATGGTAAAGTTATTCCTTTAGAGAAAGGAGAGTAATTGTGGAAAATAAGAAATTAGATAAGTTCAATATGAAGTATCCAGTGATTGTATTTCACGATAAGACACCTAAAGAAATTCCATACATAGCCTATATTCCGTATTTCCTATGTAATACACAGGGAAAAACTGAAAAAGAATTGGAGCTTATGGTAGATGATCTTATTAAGATGTGTTTAGAAGAAGATCACTGGCAGTTACCAGACTATGCAGATCCTGATATTAGCGATTGGGAATTAAAACAAATTACAGACAATTCCCTTAAGGATCAGGGAGTGACTGAGGAAGAAAGAAAACAAATTGAAGTATCTGTTTGGTGGTATGAAGTGAGAACAGAACTTAGAAAGGAACGATAAGATGGACGTTTTATTTTACATAATTTGGATATTGGCGTTTATGGTAATCGTAGCAATTGGTGTTGGAGTACCATACATGACCTATTACAATTACAAAAGAATTAAGGCAATGGATAAGAAACTTACTGGAATGTGTACGGGTCTTGGTATTATGTTAAGACCAGAAGAGGATGATAATGAATGAGAAAATTAATTTGGTATATAAGATCTTGTTTCTGCAAACATGATTGGGAACAGATATTTGATTCAGATATATATTGGAGCAATAAATCAACTAAGCCTTATAAGTGTGAAAAAGTTTATCGCTGCAAGAAATGTGGTTGTGAGAAAAGATATGTAATAGAGTAAAATCTGAGTTTTATGTAAAGCGAGGTGAGAAGGAATGAGTTGGTGGACATATGTGAAGGGAATTGTTGAAGTTAGACCATTAGGTAGGACACAGACAGAGAAAAGATACATACTTGAGACTGTATTGGATCATTTGCCACGAGTAACAGGGTCTGAAAAGAATATGAATACATATATAGTTCAAAAAGCAGGATATGATATGAGCGATTCATGTAGTGAATTTGAACAAAGAACTCATTTGGGGAATGGTAGAAGAGGAAATTTTGAAACACAGGGAACATATTATTTGTTAGTTGAAGGTAGCTTGCGAGACAGAGAATTTCAAGAAACATATAGAGAATTGCAAAAATGGCTATGTCGGCTTGCCAAAAGAGTTAGCGTAGAAGACGTAATGATTGAGATCAAAGCATGGAACAGAAAGAAAATTATTAGAAATGATAAAGGAATTTACACTCAAATGCTCGAAGATGTTAGTTGGATAAACAAGAATAGCATTAATTGGTGCGAATATCTAATGTGGAAACCTTATGGAACACATAGAATGATTGGTTATCCTGAGAAGCTTGTAAAAAAATATTATCCAGACATATATAAGAAAGAAAAGGAGTATGAGGAATGAAACCATATGATACAGGACTTGTTTGCGGAAGATTTCAAACATTTCATAAAGGACATGAGAGGCTGGTTGATACCGGTCTTTTATTATGCGATCGCTTATTGATTTTAATTGGATCAGCACAGGAATGTGGGACAGAAAGAAATCCGTTCAACATTAATACAAGGACAAAGATCTTGAAGGAAATCTATGGAGATCGACCAGAGGTTATGATCTACGGATTAGCTGATATGACAAACGAAAACGATATTTGTCCTGAATGGGGTAAATATTTGTTAAACAATGTAGATCGTTATATCTACAAGAACCCCGAGATTATGATTTATGGGAACGATGAAAGTCGAAGTGGTTGGTTTGACAAGAAAGACTTAGCTAATACGGCAGAGCTGATCGTAAATAGACAGGACTTGCCAATCAGTGCAACTATGGTAAGAGAAGTTATGGCAAAAGATGATCGCAAGAAATGGATGAGTTTAGTGAATCCAAGATTACATAAAATGTATGATGAGCTGCGAGCAGAACTTATGAGTGTGCCATTTTATCAGGAGTTGACAAATGGAAAATATTAAATTAACAATTAAAGTATTTTCACTCGCATTCTGTGCAACATTATATGTAGCTATCTGGATTTGGTTCATAATTACTGGCTGTGATAACTCGGACAATTGGAATTGGACTAAATATTATAGGATATTTCTCTTCTAGATTATGTTACATATAGTATGCCTAATAGGAGTAATTTTATGGGCTTGGAATTAGAAAGGATAATGTTAAGATGAGTGATTTTAAAGTTGGAGATCATGTATGGGGGATACAACGGGGGTGGTGGGAAGGCATCATTAACGGTGAAATTAAGAAATTTGAAACTATAACAGATTACAAAGGTAAAAGCGCAAAATTTGTATATATTAGAAATAATTATGCAATGTTAAGTGGTTATGTAAAAGAAGATGATATCTACAAATCAAAGAGTGACGCTGAAAAAGCTTATAAAGAAGAAATTCAGAATAGAATTAAAGAATATAAATCAAGAATTAACACAGTAGAAGACCTTGTTAAATTTATGTTTAATGAAAATGTGGCATGTGCTGAGGAATATACGGATTACGAGGCTCGACAGGCAGCAATTGAAAAAGCTAAAGAGTTATTAGGCATTGAGTTAGGAGAGTGATGTTATGAGTTTATTGGAAGCCGTATATTCACTAGCGTTGCTTGGTCTAGGATTTTTCTTAGGATGGGGTCTTCATTGTATCAAAATGGACGATGAGATAAGTGAAAACAGAGATCTTGTGGAAAAATTTAACAGATGCAAAAACAGACTTGAATATGCAGAGTATGAAATATCCACATTAAGACGAGAAAATCATAAATTACAAATTCGTGTAAGTGTTTTAAAGAGTGATATTACAGCACTTAGAACAGAAAATGTTGCACATGTTCAGAGGCATAAGGGATCGCCTGAAGTTAAAGAAGCAGTTAAATATGCAATGAAATCAGCACATCCTGACAATGGTGGAGACGCAAAAGATTTCATGAAGTTTAGAGAGTTATATAACAAGATTAAGTAGAGGAGAAATAAATGGAAGAAGATAAAACTATGTATATAAGGATAAGATTTGGAGATAGTCATTTCCATTTCCCATTAATTGAAGTTGCAAAATTTATTTATGAATATTTTCAGTTTGAGGAAGATGCGTATCCAACAACTGAAGAGGATTTGGAAGAGTTGCAAGATATTGTTAAAGGACTACTATATCAAAGATATAGGCTCAGGTATTATAAAGAAGCAGATTATCCCATTGAAGAAGAATATTTTGTACCAATAATCCAATTCGTAAAATATTCAGATATTCTTGACTGGGACAACGGAGAATCAGCCTATATCCCAATGTTTGATGATGGAGAAGTAACAATTAGATAGAAAGTATATAATCGAGTATCAGATTTAGAATACAAGGCAGTATTAATCACATTGACATCTGAGGATCCTGTGACTGAAATCTACCACAGGAAACATTTAAGTCACCGGATCCTCAGATGTCTAAGATCATAAACGAAATAGAGAAAGATACCGCACTGATGAGTATTCTGTTTTAAAGAAAGGAAGATTACGTATGAAGTGTTTTTATCATTTAGATTTAGATGGCAAATGTGCTGGTTATTTAGTATGGCACTATGCTTGCTTAGGGAAAGAAGATGAAAAAGCAGAGAATTTTATTAAAATTAACTATGGCATGGAGTTTCCATTGGATAAAATTGAAAAAGATGAAAGAGTGTTTATTGTTGATTTTAGCATTGAACCAGGAGATATGAGAGAACTCTTAAAGATTACAAAAAATGTAGTTTGGATTGACCATCATAAGACGACTATTGAAAAATATAAGGATTTTGAAAGCTATATTCCGGGGATAAGAATGACAGGACCCGGAATATCAGGAGCTTCGTTGGCTTGCTGGTATTTTAGAAACAATGCTTTTTCAGATGGAATGGAAAGAGTGCAAGGATTACAACCAGATGAATATGTAGATTGGGATGAAGATATACCCCTTGCTATTTTATTAGTAGCTGACTGGGACACATGGACATTTAACTATAGAAAGCACACTAAATATTTCAATACGGCATTTGAAATGTTGGAATATGAGCCTTGGCAAGGTGACGAATGGTTTGAGCTTATAAGAGATCCTTATGTTCTTATTGAACAAGGACGACTTCTTTGTCAATACAAACAGAAACAGGCAGAAGAATATATCAAATCAAAAGGATTCGCTGTAGAATTTGAAGGATATAAATGTTTTGCTGTGAACCATGGATTGATTAATTCTGATTTCTTTGAGTCAGTTGATGATAAGTATGATGTTTATATTGGATTTGCTTACAACGGTGGAAGCAAGAGATGGAGCTATAGCTTGAGGGCTGCGAATGATGATGTAGACGTAAGTAAGATTGCTGTTAAGTACGGTGGCGGTGGACACAAAGGAGCTGCAGGATTCGTAAGCGATAAATACGTGTTAGGGGAGATGAGCTGATGAAAAAGTTAAATGATGAACAGCGAAAGCTGATTGAAGATAACTACAAACTAATTAGGTTCCTGTATAGAAGAAGTTATACTAGAGTGTGCTCTTGGGAAGTCTTTCAAGGGTTGGGACATGAAGCAATGTGCAAGGCTGCTTTAGGATATGATCCTTCAAAAGGCAAGTTTACTACATATTTTACTTGGAAAATTAAACAAGCAATTGAACATTATTTTCGCTGTAACAACTATGATGTTCGAAAAGCAAATGATGGAGCAATGTCGTTATATACACCAATTGAAGATTGTAAGAAGAAGGAAATAACCATATTAGATACATTGCAAGCAAGGGATAATATTGCAGATACGGTAACAGAAGAAATTTATTGGGAAGAAAAAATAAATAAGTTACCCGATAAAATTAAAAAGATGATCCAATTGACTTATGAAGGATACGGGCGAGAAGAGGTTGCCAAGAAGTTAAATGTTAGTAGATCTCTTGTTAGTGTGCGTATCATTGAATTTAAAAAGTCCATGGGGTATTAGAAAGGGGAGATGTGAAGAATGGGTTTTTATCAATATGGTCGTTATTGGGAGAGCACAGAAGATGCTCACAATAGTGACTATTGGAAACACGAGGCAGCAAAAGATTTAAGAAGAAAGGGGATTGAGTGTATCTGGTTTGGTGTAGATAATAGAACACCTGAGATGTGGGCAGAAATACAGGAAGATATTGCTAGAGAAGAGAGAGAAAAAGAAGAAGAACGCAAGTATATGGAAGACCATATTGGAGAATATATATGGGCTTTTATTAAAGGAATTGTTGTGGTTTGTACGTTTCCATGTTTGTGCTGGCTATACTTAGGTGTTAGGTATGGTCATATGAATTATCAGCAAAAAAATGCATATAAACTGGCTTGGGTATTTAGTTTATTAGCATTAATATTTGGGCCTGTAGGATTTATGATGGTATTTACACTGTTTGGATTGTATATCATCTTTGATGCAGGGCATGGGATGATGCCGTAGAAAGGAGACGATTAAATGAGCAACAGGGAAGGACACGAACAAGAAATTGAAGCAAAGACCAGAGAAAAACTTAAGGATTTGCCAGACTATTTGAACCAGTTCTACTATAGAATGACAGCAAATGGAATGCAGGCAACTACGAAAAGAAGTTACATTGGTTATTGTGTAAATTTCTTAAAGTATTTTTCTCCTGATTTGAGCATAGATCCAAATGATATAACAGATAGTGATATTGATAAATATATGGATTCAATCACTTATATAAACGGTAAGAAAGCTTCGGTGTCTAGTAGGGCAACGAAGCTTTCTGCTTTAAAAACATTCTTTGGATTTATGAAAGAAAGGGGAATTATAGAAAGAGATCCAACTAAAAGTATTAGACCACCTAAGAATAAAGGTCTTAATCCTGTTGTATACTTAACAGAAACAGAAATTAAGATGGTTGAGCATACAATTCGTACTGGAGCAGGATCTCATAAAGCAAAAGCTAAACAAAAGAAATGGCGGAATAGAGATTTAGCCATTTACTTCTTATTCTTATCAACCGGGATGAGGGTAGAAGCCTTGTCTGAGATTGATGTCGAAGACATTGACTTTCACGATAAAAAACTAATTGTTATAGACAAAGGTGAGAAAGAAATAATACATTTTTTGTCTGACCAGTTGATAGAATATATACAGATTTGGCTCGAAGATAGAGAAAAGTTTTTAACAGAAAAAGGTAAAGAAGAAAAAGCGTTATTTCTTAACACTTCTTTAAACAGGTTGGGAGCAACAGGTATAAGAAGAATGATAAAGAAATATACAGCAAATTTAGATAAAAAAATCACTCCACATAAATTAAGAAGTACATTTGCAACTATGGTTTATCAAAAGACAGGGGACATTTATTTAGCTTCTCAGATGATAGCTCATGAAAATATTAACACAACAAAGCGATATGCGGCTTGTGTTGAAGAGAGCAAGAGAGAAGCATCAGATATGATAGGAGATGTCCTTTTTTAATAAGGAGGAGTGTTTTATGTGCATGAGGGGAGATATTTATTGTGTTGAATTAAAAAGCTATGAAAAACACGTACAAAAAGGAAAGCGACCAGTATTGGTCATAAGTAATAACAAAAACAACTTTAATAGTCCAGTCGTTACCGTGGTGCCTTTTACATCTGTAACAAAGAAAATGGATTTGGACACACATGTAGTTATTTATAAGAGCTTTGGATTACGATTGGATTCTATGGCTCTTGGTGAACAGATTATGCCTATCGATAAAAGCAGGCTTACAAAAGATAATTTGATAGGTCACATAGACGATAAAAGGCTTTTAGACAAAATAAAAGAAGCATGTATTTGCCAGATTTCATAGAATCATTATAAATTATATGGTAAGATAAGAAAAGATATATAGAAAGTTGGTGGAACATGATTATTACAGAGACCAATAATGAAACAATTGTAGAAAATTTGAAAAAGCTTCTTGAATACAGGGTTGGGTTGACAAAGTATTTAAGAAAAATAGTTAGTAATTTTGATATAGACTTGGTTAGATTGTCTCAAATTGTATCAGGTCAGGTTAAGGTAAATGAAATAACATTATATGAATATTATGCAATTTGTTGGGGATTCATAGCTTTTAATAAAGAAAGACATAACTTTTTTAAGACTATTGATCTAAAAGAAGCGACTATTGATTTAAGTTCAAAAACAATAAAGATTTCTCACCATGTAGAAAAGAATAGAATATTAGAGGTTGTGCCTCAAAAGTATTACACAATCAGATCTTCTATTAAAGAATTAAATATGTTGACTCACAATGGACTGATAAAAGAAACAGATGTTATAAAACAAACATTGATATCTCATGATGGTAGATCAGGGTCTTTAGGTTATGGAAGCAAACGTAGTATAGATGAAATCAGGAATATGATACTAAAGGGAACATATTGGAGTGTTCCGATCACCATAGGCACAATTAAGAATGACATTAAAATAGAAAATGGTGATTTGGTAATTGCCGGAACCTATGAGGTGATAGATGGATACCATACTTTCATGGCATTTAAGGGAATCAGCGAAGAAAAAGATTTTCCAGTGATATTAAATGTGGTAAAGCTAGAAGATCAAAATGAAATGGAAAGCATCATTCTTCAAATGGATCATAAAAATACTGTTTGGAAAAATAGTTATGCAAAGAAAGGGGATTCCTATGGAGAATAAGACTTTTATTGATCAGATGGGAGAGAATGGATACACAATTAATGATGTAACATTCTTTTTAGATATGGTTAAATTATACGAAGAACATTACCAGATGTCTATTGCAGATTTTGATATAAATAAAATCAACAGTATGCTTAATATTTTAAGTCCTAAAAATTCATTAGAAATCAGTGGGCTAAAAGGCTTGTTGGAGTGCTATTTTAAATATCTAAACGCAAGTATGAAATTCAATCCAAAAGATATAAAGATTCAAATTCCTTACTATCTTATGTGTGAAGATAAAATACAAAGCGAAGAAGAGATTTTAAGCCAGATTCGCAAGTTGGATAATCCAATAGATAAAGTTATCTTGGCATGTCCTTATTATGGAATAGGTGGGACAGGCATGAGTGAGCTTTTAGGAATAATGAGCTATGATATGGACTATGAAAATAATCAGGTTGCTGTGTATAAACAAAAAATTGATCCAAACAAAAGAGTGGCTATTGATTTACCAAAGGAAACAATTTTATGGATGAAAGAGGCTATAGAATGTGTTGAATGTAATGGAGAAATGTTTATACAAGATGATCATCTTATTAAGAAAAGAGTTACAAGCAAAGGAGATGATCGAAAGAAATGGGTTGATCAAAGAATGAAGCGAATCAATGAAGAGTTAGGTACTCAATATTCATTTGCATTATTAAGGCGAACAGGATTGATCAATTCTTTTAGAGCTGCGGCAGAACAATATCATATCAACTTGGATGCGATACTTAATTCAGAAATTGGTGTGAAGATTATGACACAATACTCGTATCAGACTCGAAGAAAGGCAGTGTTGTTAAATAAATACAAGGAATATGTTGATTAACTTGGAAGTGGTAAATATTACCACTTCCTTTTTTATGCAAATGCTTCACAATATGAATGGAACATGGTAATATATAAAAAGAACATACGTTCGATAGGAGGTGCTACGATATGAAAGAAGCAAAAATAAACATCAGAGTGGTAACAGAAGAGGGGGACTACATTGTCGCTGGAAATGTTAGCACAGATTTTAAATTAGCTGCACAAATAAAACGATTATATAATGAAGTTTTATCTGAAAGCGAATTGGTCAAAGTTAAATATAAAAGTGAGGATGATAGTGTTCTAGTTGAACAGGATTATTATTATCCAACTATTAATATAGAAGAGAACATTGTAAGTATATTTGATTCAAGAGGCGGAAAAGATATGTCAATCCAATTGCCCGCAATAACAGATATGATTTTTAAAGAAGGAAATGGACGTTTTGATTATACTATAACATTAAAATTACATAGTGGTAAGATTATTTTTAGTGGAATTTTAGAATAGTCGAGCAGACTTCCCACATTAATTGAAGCTGAATATCGTAGGCACAGCCTAGTGTTTTATGGGGGTAGTAAAATACTCATATATGCATAGAAGGATAAGGCAACAACAAGCAGTCATGAATTGTTCATGGCTGCTTTTGTTATATAAAAATTTATTTTTAAAGAAAGGAGACAAAAGAAATGAAAAGGAACAAAGCAAGAGGTTCAGTCCCAATTGGAGACTAAGCAGAAGGAAATTCTTAATGGTAATCAATCGGGGATTGGAACAATGATGGATAGCACAAGAGTAATTAAACCAAGTGTAAATTATCGGTACAAAAAGAAATGGCAGTGCAAAAAATGTGGTCATATCTTTAGAGCTGGAGAAGCTCATAAAAAGTATCGTAATTATGCAGGCATTCAATTATTTGATATGTGCTGCCCAGAGTGCGAATCAAAAAATTTGTACTCAATGATTCATAACTAAAAACTATTTAAGAAACAAGGAGAAAAAATTAATGGAACAAACAACAATCTTTTTAAGTCAGGCAACAGCAAAAGCTTACACAGAAGGAATTCTATCTGAAATCAAACTTGAAATTGTGAAAGATGAGAAAGATGGAGGAAATAAAGTAGAAGGATACATCACAATTAAGACAGATGATATCAATTATACTACTTACAATATTACTGCAAAAGCTACAACAAAAGCAGGTAAGCCAAGTAAATCTTATGAGAATCTGGTTGCATTTATGGAAAGAGCTCACTCTATCGCTGAAGTTGGAGAAGAGGAAGCTACAAAAGTAAGAGTTAATGGACAGGTAAATCCATGGACATCTTTTAACCAGATGGGTGCAAAAACTCATAAAGTAGGATACAAAACGGGATTTGTTTCAATTATCTCAGAACTAAAAGATCCACGTAGTACATTTGAAGTTGAGTGTTTCGTTCAGAGTGTTGATGATGAGTTTGATAAAGAAACTCAGGTTCCAACAGGAAGAGTAATTTTACATACGTTATTACCTATTTACAACAATGGAATTGAGCCATTAGATATTGTAGCACCTCAGGAATATGCAATGGCTTGTAAGCAGCTGTTTACTCAGCCAGGGTGTCAGAGTGCTCATATTATGGGGAATATTGGCAATACAAAAGAAGAAAAGAAAACTACAGTTGAATATCAGATTGGAGGAGCTGTAACAAAAACTCAAACAAAGAATGTTAATGAGCTTATCTTAACACACGCGGGAACAATGGAACAGCAGTATGAATTGGAAACAATCCAGAGAGCAATTGCTGAATATGATCTTGTCCTTGAATCCAAAAAGAAACGTGCAATGGAAAGCAATAAAGTAGGTGGCAATAAGACTATTGGTGGAACAACAATTGGTGCTAATGCAGCCGCTGGACATAGAAACTTTGGATTTTAGTCAATAGGAGGATAAGTGAATGCAGATTTTAGATATTTTTAACCCACAGGTAAGTCAGGTAGCTCATGGTTTAGAAGGAAAAATTATTATGCTTTATGGTGGTAACTCAACCGGTAAAACATATCAGTCAGTTAGGATGGACAAACCATTTGTATTAGCGTGTGAATCTGGATTGAATGCTCAGAATGGGGTACCTTATGCAAACATTCATACATGGGCAGATTTCTTGAATGTTATTAATCAGCTGACAAACCCAACAACAATTGATAAAGCAAAAGAATTATACTCAACCATTATTATAGATGAAGTTTATGCATCAGCTCAGTTCTGTCAGACTTACATCTGTAATAAACACAACTCTCCAAGCATTGGAGAAGGAAATGGTGGATATGGACTTTGGCAGTACTATGAAACTGAGTACTGGAAAGCAGTAAACTCAATTGTATCTTCTGGTTACACAGTAGTGTTCATTGCTCATGCATCTGAAAATAAAGATGGAAAGATTATTCCTAAGGGAGACAAGAGATCTATCACACCAATCATGGATAACTGTGATATTATCGCTTTCTTAAATTCCAATGGAGTAGATGAACATGGTAAAGTTATTCATTCTTCCGCTTACTTCGCAGAGACAGATGCTTACTTTGCAAGAAGCAGATTTGATTACATAGTACCTTATATTGAAGACTTCACAGCTGAAAATTTAAGCAAAGCTATTCAAGATGCAATTGAAGCTCAGGAAGAAGCTGAGGGATTCGAGAGTGTATCATATGAAGTTCAGACACAGAATAAAACAATTGATAAGATTCCTTTTGATAAATTAAAAGAAGACGTAGTTGCTTTAGGAATGAATTTCTGTGAGGCAGGTCATCAAGAACGTCTACAGGAATTAATTGCTGATTGCCTAGGTGAAGGAAATTCAGTACAGGAAGCGACAGAAAGACAGTATGAATCATTAGAAATCTTACTGGCTAAATTAGAAGAACAGAAACAGAAGTTAGGTGTAGCTTAGGCTACGCTTTTTTAGTTTGGAGGCAAATAGCTTGAGTAAAAGGAAATGTGTTATTTGCTCTAAGTGGATAGAAAAAGGAGATGAGACGGTTCCTTATAAGAATCGTCTCGCTCATGTCCAGTGCTTTAATTCAATGATGAAAATGGCTGTAAAAAGCAATTCTGAGAAGAAAGCAGCTAAGAGCAAAAAAACTAAGAAAATTAATCCTAAGTCTGCGGTCTTGGGAGATTGCTTGACAGAAGAGGAAAGCAAGCAAAAAAGATCCTTGATCAGTTATATTGAAGAGCTGTTTGGTGAAAAAGCAAACGCTAAGACATATACACAGATCAAAAATCTTATGAGAGATTATCCCTATTTTACTTATGTGGGATTGGAACAATCGATAAAGTTTTTCTATGAGATTAAAGAGAATCCGATTACTAATCAAGGTTTGGGAATAGTTCCCTATGTCTATGATCAGGCTCAGGAATACTTTAAGAATCTCGGCGAAGTACAGTCCCACAATGCTTCCATATCAAATGTAAATGAGTTATACACTCATAAAAAAGTGAGAATAGCACCACCTAAGATAGTGGAAGAAGAAAGTATAGAAAGAACTGGAGGTGGTTACGATTGGTAGGATTAATTAATAAGCGAGCCATTGTACAGGTGTTAGGCTGCTTATTAAATAAACCAGACCTGTTAGATACCTATTATATAGAAGAAATAGATGTTGACGAAGACTTTTATGTGTATATTTTGAATACGATTAAAGTTTTACATAAGCAAAATGTACCAGTGATTGATGCATTTGCAATTGATTCTTATCTATCGTCTTATGATGCCCAGTATAAGATCTTTTCAATGAACAATGGTGTGGATTACATAGAGAACGCTAAGAAAATAGCTGTTCTTGAGAACTTTGAGTACAACTACAAGACTCTTAAGAAGTTCACATTATTGAGATATTACGATTATAAGGGAACTGATATTAAATTCATTTATGATCCAACAAAGTTGAATCCTGAGGATCAGGAGAGAGAGACAAGGAAGTTAGATGAATATACAGTAGATGAGATTATCGAGCTTGTTGAGCTGGAAATGGTTACAAAGCCTAAGTTACATTTTAATACAGTTCAATCAGAACAGGGACAGTTAGCTGGATCTGGACTGAAAGAATTGAAAGAAAAATGGAAACAAGAGCCAGAGTTCGGTATTTCATTACAAAGTCCAACAATGAACACAATTGCCAGAGGAGCTCGATTAAAAAAGTTTTATTTGAGATCGGGTGGAACAGCTTCAGGTAAAACAAGAATGGCTGTTGGAGATGTTTGTACGTATTCTGTACCATGGTTTTATGATACTTTCGAGTGCGAATGGAAATTTACAGGTTTCTCAGAGCCGGCTTTGTTTATCTCAACAGAATTAGAGGCAGATGAGATCCAGAGTATGATCATAGCTTTTGTAAGTGGTGTAAACGAATCTAAAATCTTGGATGGTAAATATTCAGGAGATGAAGAAAAACGTGTAGATAAAGCTATTCAGTTTATTGAGAGCGCTCCTTTATATATTGAACACATTGATGATTTTGATATTAATGATATTGAGAATCTGATCAAGAGATATAAAAAAGAAAAGGGTGTGCTGTATGTGAGCTTTGACTACATTCATACATCAGTAAAGTTGATCATGCAAATTGCCAGTATGTCAAAGGGAATGAAGTTACAAGAACATCAGATCTTATATATGTTTGCTATAAAGCTAAAAGAACTCTGCAATAAGTTAGGAGTACATATTGATTCAAGTACACAGCTTAATGGAGAGTATAAAAATGCAAGAGATAAAGATGAGACTCTCTTGCGAGGTACGGAAGTGCCTGTAACTCCTTATCCGTTTATCAGCGGGGTATTTTTAATAATGCTAACGGGGAAGTCTTACCATGTAAAGATGAAGATAATCCCGTGTCATGGCTACTAGGTAGCAGCGATGTATCGACTAACCCAGCAATGGGAGTAGGAGAGCTATTGATACGCTTTTCCAAACAGGGTTCTTACGGGAACGTAAGTAAGAGATAGTCAGCGCTCATAGAAATATGGGATTAACGTGGCAAAAAGTATAGCAGATAAGATAGATATAGGTATTATATCAATGCCTCCGACAAGAGAGGAACTCAAAGCAGTAGAACCGATCTTAGAAGACAGAGGCGTAACGATGAATCCAAACTTAATTTACCATATATATAAGGTAAGAAGAGGAAAGATTTCACGAGTTCGATTGTGGCTTCATGCAGATCTAGGTACATGTAGATCATATGATTTGTTTGTAACAAACAATGATAATGAGCTTATACCGGTCGAACAAATAACAATTGAAAATGTAGAACAGATTCTTGAAGATAACTCAGTAGAGCATGACGACATTCCATTAAATGAAGAAGAACACGATGAAGCTATTAAGCAGTTTTTCTTTTAGGAGGTGTTTAAAATGCAGAGTTTAGATAAGGATTTGATCAAGGAGAGCTTAAGTCTTGATGATATTAGAACAATCCTAAGGGATTTAGGATCGGAAGAACCGATCTTAGATGATAAAGGGAATTTAATTGCTCAGACAATATGTCATCATGGAAGCAAATTTAAGCTGTATTATTATCCAGATTCTCGAATGTTTCATTGTTACACAGATTGTGGTGACTCATTTGACATTTATGAACTGGTAATTAGAAGCAAAAGAAATGTAGGTATTACAATATCTTTTCCTCAAGCAGTGAGATACGTAGCAAATATATCTAATTTATTATTGTTTGAGAATGATGAGTTGGAACAATTCAAGGAACAGAAAATAGATGATTGGGGTTGGTTATCTAAGTTTACTCAGAAAGAAAAGAAATTTAGAAATCCAGGAGCAATCAGTGAGAATATACTTGAAATGTTTTGTTACAGACCTCATGAATTATGGATTAAAGACAATATTAGTCCAGAATCCATGAAGAAATTTGAAATTAGCTATTGGGGCAAAGAGAATAAAATAATCATTCCTCATAGAGATATTTGTGGAAATCTAATAGGTATCAGAGGAAGAAACTTAAATGAAGAAGAATTAGCAGCTGGACGAAAATATATGCCAATTACAGTGGAAGGAAAGACTTTGAAGCATAATTTGGGAGATACATTATATGGGTTGTATCAAAACAAAGATGCGATTGTCCGATCTGGAAGATTGTTTTTGGTTGAAAGTGAAAAGTCTGTGTTGCAAATTGAAACAATGTATCCAGATTATAATTATGCATTGGCGGTATGTGGATCAAATCTGACAGATCATCAATGTGAGATTATAAAAAGCTTAGGTGTTGATCGATGTTATATTGCTTTTGATAAGGAATATATCGATCACAAAAGCAAAAGAGCATTGCTGTACTATGAAAAATTGTGCAAGCTTGCTGAGAAACTAAATCCATATATGTCAGTTTACCTGATTATGGATCGACAGAATTTACTTCAAGAAAAAGATAGTCCTTCTGATAGAGGGAAAGAAATCTTTGAAAAGCTCTTAGACGATAAGATTGAAGTAAAGCCAAAAGAGAGAAAGGAGTAACCATGAGAAGATTAGCATTTCTTGATTATGGTACAAAAGTAGTAGATACAATTACTGGTTATTGTGGTATTGTGACTGCTGCTGCACATTATTACGACAAGTGCCCGAATCGGTATTACATTGAAGGTATCGACAGTACAGGGAGACCTTGTGGAGATTGGTTTGATGCAGAAAGATTAGAAGTAGAAGAGGAAGTAAACAATGATAGTCCAAAATGATTTAATTGAATTGATCAAAGACTCTGTAGTGAATATGACCAAAGATGAGGCAAAAGAGTCTGGGCTACCACAGTTTAGCTATTCCAAACTTGATGTATTACACCAATGTAACAGAAGATATAAACTGAAATACGTAGACAAAAACTATTCAAAAAGTTCAACAATTCCTTTGGAATTTGGTAGTTTATTACATAGAGTTTTAGAAGAAAAAGGAAATATGATTCTCTCTGGGGAAGAAGTTGATTATGGAAAGCTTAGAGAGATGCTTAATGATGGGGTTCCAGATGAAGAACTCCTTGGAGTTAAGGGTCTTGCAGGTAAATATTTAATGGACTTCTATGAGGGAGATAATGCAACTGGAAGGAACTATCCTGAAAAGGCATACTTGTTTGAGACACAGGTATTGCTAAGTAGAATGGAATCAGAAGAATGGCATCCGATTTGTACGGAACAGCCATTCTTTTTTAGTTTCGATGGGAAAATCGTTTTACATGGATTCATTGATAGAGTGGATCAGGATGCAGACGGGAATCTAAAAGTTATTGATTATAAGACATCCAAGAAGGTGTTTTCAGAAGACAAATTGAAGACTCCATTACAGATGTTTATATATGATCTGGCCTGTTATGCATTGTTTGGTAAGATTCCAGTTGCTCACGAGTATGACTTTATTTGTATTGATCAACAGGTAACAGAAGAAGATGGTGTGTGTACAAAAGGCTATTTCAAGAGAGGACTTAAGAAATTGAGAAACCTTCTTGAACATGAGGAACAGATTACAAAAGATAATGATTTTGCTCCAAATGCAACTCCATTATGTTACTGGTGTGATTTTGCAGGTCATACACCGAACGCTGATCCGACATTGAAAGGTATGTGCCCTTATTATTCTTTATGGACACCCACCCAGAAGACGTTTAAGGTTAATGCTCGGTATGAAGAGAAACAAGATATTAGTTCAAATAGAAAGTTTATTTTCTAGGAGATAACATGACAGATTTAGAATTTTATTCATTACACAATCATACTGAGTATTCAAATATCAGATTAATTGATTGTATCAATAAGATTCCTATGTTAATCAAAAGAGCAGTTAAATTGGGCATGAAAGGAATTGCGATCACCGACCATGAAACATTAAGTGGTCATATTCAGGCAATGATTTATGTTCGTGATGAGAAAAAGAAAGGTAACATTCCCAAGGATTTTAAATTGATTCTTGGGAATGAAATCTATCTAGTCAATGGAACTGCAGATTACATAAAGGAAAATTTTAAAGCTGGAGATGGGAAGTTGTTTTATCATTACATTCTTTTAGCAAAGGATGAAATTGGACATAGGCAGCTTAGAGAATTGAGTTCAAATGCATGGGATAGATCTTTTCAAACAGGAAAAATGACAAGAGTTCCAACTGAGAAATCAGACCTTGAGAAGATCATAAGAAAAGAACCGGGTCATTTGATTGCATCGACAGCTTGCTTAGGCGGAGAGCTTCCTACATTGATTATGCAAATGGAAGAAGCTCAAAGTGAACTGGAAGTATATGAAACCAAATGTAAAATTGATGATTTCGTTCGATGGAACATTGATTTGTTTGGTGAAGATTTCTTTTTTGAAATGCAACCGGGAGCATCTGAAGAACAAGAAAAGGTTAATAAATGGTTACTTAAATTGTCAAAAGTTTATGGTGTTAAGTGTATCATAACAACCGATTCACATTATTTATCTAAGAATTCTCAGATGATTCATAAAGCGTATTTGCAAAGTAAAGAGGAAGAAAGAGAAGTAGATGATTTCTATCAGACTACATATTTAATGGAAATTCCAGAAATGTACGATTACATGAAGTACTTTGACGAAGAAACTATAGCAGAAGCTATCAACAATACAGCGATCATTGGAAACAAGGTTAAAGAGTATTCATTAAGTTGTTCTACGATCGTCCCTGAAGCAGAAGTACCAAAATTTGAAGTAGAAAATTATTTTGAAAAATATTATCAGAGATTTACAACACTGCAGGAATACGCAAATAGCAGCAACATCTATGACAGATATCTGTTGTACTTAATTGAAAAGGGATATCAGAAGAAAGAAATTCATGCAAAAGTTCGCAGGAATGACTTTACCGAAGAGCAAAAAGTAGAACGAATAGCTATTGAATTACAAGAGATGGCATTAGTTACAGAGAAGATTAAGTCAAGTATTTCTTCCTATTATATATCAACCTTGGAACTAATCAATATCATGTGGGAAGAGGGAGATAGCTTAGTAGGAGTAGCCAGAGGATCAGTTACTGGTATGTATACAATGTATTTAATTGATTTAATACAAATGAATCCTTTAGATTGGGGATTGCCTCATTGGAGACATATTTCCCATGAGAAAGCAGAGTTATCGGACGTTGATATAGATTCCCAAAAGAATCGAAGAGAACAAATTATCTCTGCTGTAAAAGATCGAAAAGGAGAAAGAAGAGTATTAAATTGTTGTACATTCAAAACAGAAGGTAGCAAATCGGCTATTTTAACTTCATGTAGAGCTTTAGGAATTGATCCAGATACTTCTAGTTATTTGGCTGGAATGGTACCAGTAACAAGAGGTGCTACATGGAGTTTACATGATTGTATATACGGAAACGAAGAAAAAGAACGAGAAGCAGTGCCGGGGTTTGAGAATGAAATGAGAAGTCATGATCAATTACTTGACATTGCAATGGGAATTGAAGGACTAATTTGTGGAAGATCTATTCATGCTTCTGCAGTGTATGTCTTTAATGAAGATTTTATTGCTCACAATGCTCGAATGAAAGCCCCAAATGGAGTGTTAACAACTCAGTTTAATATGGCTGATTCAGACGAATGTGGTGGACTCAAAATGGATTTCCTTACCATAGAGGCGCTTGACAAGATCCGATTAACAATGGAACAGCTCATTGATGCAGGGTATATGGAATGGCAAGGATCATTAAGAGAAACATATGATAAATATCTTCATCCAGATGTTCTTGATTATGAAACTAGAGAAATGTGGGATTGGGTGGCAGAAAATAAAGTTGTGGATCTGTTCCAGTTTAATACACAGACGGGATTACAGGCAGCAAGACGTATCCAACCTCATAGCTTAGAAGAATTGGCTGCAGCAAACTCTATTATGAGACTTATGGTAACAGAAGAGGGAGCAGAACAGCCAATCGATACTTATATTAGATTTAAAAATGATATTGGCCAATGGTATGACTTGATGAGAACGAAGTATCGTTTGACTGATCATGAAATTGAAATTTTAGAGAAATACCTCAAATCCAATTATGGTGTAGGTGATACTCAGGAAATTGTAATGGAAATCAGTATGGATAAAGAGATTGCTGATTTTAGTGTAGCTGATAGCAATAAGCTGAGGAAAAGTATTGCAAAGAAGAAACCAGCTTTACAGCAAGCAATGAAAGAGCAATTTTTTGAGAGAGGAAAAGAAAACCATGCTTCAGATAATCTGTTGAACTACGTTTGGAAAGAAGTTGTAAGGAAACAGCTTGGGTTAAATGAAGGCTCAAGTAAAACTCAGGAAACACAAGCAAAAGTGGTGTCTGTTGTATACAGGCTAACGGTGGACAGCCAGTATTGGTCAATACCGTGCCGAGCTTAATTGAAGGTGTAGAGACTAAAGTAGGCAGAGATTAGCACTGTTGAATGCGCTGAGATAGGGTGATCAATGTCTGAAGCAATAAATATGATCACTCAAGATAGAGTCCAATCCCTTTAAAATACTAGGTGACTAGGGGTATTAATGATTCATTTTCCAAAAATCATACCTATCCATACAGTGCTATAGGATTGCAGGAGTTAAATCTTGCATATCATTATCCGATTATTTATTGGAATACAGCTTGCTTAACCGTAAATGCAGGAGCTGATGAAGAATCTAAAGGATCTAAGCAGTCTACAGATTACGGAAAAGTAGCAACGTCTATAGCGCAAATGCAGAAGAGAGGTATTAAAATTCAAGCTCCACTAATTAACAAAGCGGAATTAGGATTTAAAGCCGATGAAGAGAACAATGCAATCTTATTTGCATTAAAGAGTATTTCAGGAATCGGTGATGATGTAGTAGAAATTATAAGACAAGCAAGGCCATTCGCTTCATTTGAAGATTTTTATGAAAGAATGGTTGCCACAAAGCTAGTCAAAACAGGTCAGGTAATTCAGTTGATTAAAGCAGGTTGCTTTGATGAATTTGATGAAAACAGAGTAGATTTACTTTATACGATCGTAAGATTATGTAAATGTAATCTAATCTCAAGTCTGACTAAATCGCAATTGAATCGTATGCAGGAATTACAGTTTATGTATCCAGAGCTTAATCTTATTCCAGATGAAGTTTTAGATGGAATTCAAGTATACAATTTCTCACAGTATGTAAAAGAATTGAAAGTTGTAAAGAAATATATTGATCCGTCAAGAAAAATGTTGAAGTGTGGCTATCATGATGAAATCATTGAACTAGACGATAGAGCAATGCAATTTTTCATAAATCACTACACAGAAGATTCCATCTATGACGTCAAAGATGAACATTATTTGATTTACAAAAAGAAATTCAATAAAGAAACTGAAAAGAAATTAGAGTCTCTTAGAGAATATCTGGCTAACCCGAATACATTGCTTAAGTATAATAAAGCTCTCGTGAAAGATGAAGCCAAGAAAGTGGTTACAGGAACCACATCTCATATGGAAATGGAATCACTGTGTGTTTATGTACATGAACATGAATTGGCAGACCTTGACGGAGATGAATTTAATATTGTTAATTTCTTTAATCTTTCAGAAGAACCAGTAGTTGCATCTACGTATAAAAGAAAGGTTAAGAGGGTTGAGAATGGACAAGAGATTCAAGAAGTCAAAGAGTTTCCTAAGTATTTCATTAGTAAGATCTGGGGAACTGTCTTAGACAAGAATAAAGATCGACATACGGTTACATTATTAACCCCTGAGGGAGTTGTAAATGTGAAATATACTAAAGGAGCTTTCCTACACTATAACAAGAAGACCTCAATGGAAGAGTCTTGGTTCAAGAGAGGTCAAATGATAATGGTTACTGGGTATCGCAATGGCGATATGTTCAGATGCTATAACTATGGAGACACAATCTTCAAACATACTACATCATTGATTACAAACATCGGAGAGAAAGGAGTAGAGGTAATGACAGAAAGGATGAGAGAAGCATGAGATGTATAGGAAAAGCAGTTAAAACTATACATAGAAACAATGATTCTTATTTTACAATTGCTTCCTTTGATCTTGTAAAAGAGATTGATGGCGAGGTTGAAATTCATCCAATATATAAAACATTTACAGTAGTCGGTATCATGCCATATTTAATGGAAGATGCCGACTATGAAATTTCAGCTACAGAAGTAGAAAATAAGAAATATGGAAAGCAGTATCAAGTTAATTCGATCAATTTATATTTGCCAAATGGAATTGAAAGTAAAGAAGGTCAAAAAGAATTTTTAGATATTATCTTTACAAAACTTCAGGTAAAAGAAATGTATGAGGCATTAGATGATCCATACATGACATTGAAAGATGGTGATATATCTTCATTGGTCAAAGTTAAAAATTGTGGTATGAAGACAGCAGTTGCTTGGATTAATAAGTTCAAAACATATATGCCATTATCAAACGCAATGAAAGAGCTTAGTGAATACGGTTTGACAGAAGCGTTATTGAGAAGAATTGTAAATCATTATAAATCATCTGATATTGCAGTTGAGATTATTCAGAATAAACCATATAAGCTTATTGAAGTTAATGGTGTTGGATGGCACAAGTGCGATGAGATTGCTATGAAAGGTGGCTTAAAGCCCGATTCACCAGAAAGAATTGGTACTTACATATTATATTATCTCCAAGAGAGAGCGAATGAGGGATATTCATATATTCCTGCAGATGCTAATACAGAGATAGAGAATGGTATTGTCTCAAAAACTCAAAAGCCAATCAATTTTATTGATACAATGATAGAGTTTTTTGGAGATGATATTTCAGATGAGGCCCTAAAGGGTGGTTTAGATTATGTAAATGATCAACTATGGTTTAGTGACGATCGTAGGTTTGTAGGACTAAAAAGGATCTACGATCTAGAGATGAGCGTTGCTGAGAACCTAATTAGGATAAGAGATGGAGAAAACGATTTCAAGTATTCTAATTGGAAAGACATCATTAAGCAAAAGGAAATTGATCAAGGTTGGGAGTACAATGAACAACAGATTGAAGGTATTAAAGCAGTCTTAGAGAATCAAGTAGTTGTTATCACAGGTAAAGCTGGTACTGGTAAATCATCAATTGTAGATGCTATGATCGCTGTTTTACAGGGTTATTCATATGCACAAACGGCCTTAAGTGGACGAGCTGCAGCAAGAATGGCTGAAATTACACATGAAGAAGGATATACAATCCACCGTTTATTAGGATTCCCTAAAGGGGATCGTGATCACGGTGGTTTTGTTTTTCACGAAGATAATAAATTACCAAGAGATATTATCATTCTTGATGAAGTGTCAATGGTAGACGGAGAATTGTTTAACAGACTTGTAAAAGCAATTAAAACAGGATCAAAGTTAATCATGTTAGGAGACACAGGACAGCTTGAATGTATTGGTTGCATGAATATAGCGGCTGATTTAATTGCATCAAAGGAAATTGTTTCTATTGAATTAAGCCAGATCCATAGGCAGGCTGCTAATTCAGGAATTATTACAGAGAGCATAAAAGCCAGAAAGGGTATTCAACTTATTGAAAAAGATTGGATTGGAACTGAGGTTAGAGGTAAACTTAATGACTTGGTTTTAGATTGCTTCTCAGATAAAAGTAATACGTTTTATAAGGTAATGCAACATGCTTCATCCGAACTTGAAGATGGAACAGACATTATGGATCTTATGGTAATTGCCCCATCTTATAAAAATGAGTCGGGTGTAGACAATTTAAACGCAGCTTTACAATCGCTGTACAATCCAGATAGTTCTGAAAAGAAGGAAGTGTTTGTACAAAAAAGTTCTAAAGCTTGGATACTTCGTGAGGGAGATAAGATAATCAATGTGCAGAATGATTATTATGCAAAGAATAAATTTACTGCAGGAATCTTTAATGGAAACATAGGAGTTGTTAAAAACATTGATATAGATGCTAATACAATTGCTGTTGATTTTCAGGATATTCCGGGAATTATGATTCTTCCAAAGAAAAACTGGAAAGATTTAGAACTAGGATATGCAATCACTTGTCATAAAGCACAGGGATCTCAGTGTAAGAAAGTAATTGTTGGGCTAGATTTTGGATCATTCATACAACTTTCAAGAGAATGGGTATACACAGCAATGACAAGAGCTATTGATAAATGTTATATGGTTGCACAAAACAATGCCCTTAGATATGCAGTAAGCAAGAATAGTATTTCTGTAAAGAGAACTCATTTAGTAAATCTGTTGGCCTATAAAGCCGCTAATAAATTTTCATTTTAGAGAGGTGATTGTATGAATTATCCCTGAAGAAGTTCTTGTATATGATCCATTTTGTATTGCTCTAGTATATGATGTCTCATATAAAGAAGTACAAAAAACATTTAATAACTATATTAAAAAATATGGAAATATGCTTTCTCGTAGAGAAATATATGATCTTGTTTGCTCATATGTAAATCTACACAAGGAAGATATGAAATAATTAAATATTTAAGCAAATTAGAGCTCGATGTAAATACATCGGGTTCTTTTTAATTTACAAAGAAAAGGAGAAGAAACATGACAACAGAAACAAGAATCACATTACTAAAAAGCAGAGTGGAACTTTTAAAGAGTAGAGGTACTCAGTGTAGTAGAATCATTGCTAAACTTCAGAGAAAAATTAGAAATCTGGAGGGTTGCGTAAATGATTAAGATTGAACATCCAGTATTTCCAAGTCCAGAGCAAATGGATTTTATTATAGAAGGTATGCGTAACCCTATGGACAGTCATAAATTAAGCGATAGTTTTAAATGTACAGACACTAATGCGTGTCAAGACTGCCCCTCAAATGGCGGAGATAGATGCAGATCTTTCAGTCCTATTGGGGGGATGACTTTAGGAGACAAAGATTTTGCTTTAATGGGGAAATTAGCAAAGGCAGGTAGCGATCATAGAAAGTATCTCCGAATGATGCAGGTGGGAGTAAGAATTACAGCACCCTTGTATTTTTATAAAGAACTAGATACATACAAGGTTGGTACAGTATGTAATTCATGTAGCACAATGCATAAAATCCAAGCGAAAGAATTTACATTAGATGATTTTAGTTGTGAGCATTTATATTTCAATCCAATTTTGTGTAATATCGAACATACTATTAAATTGTTAAACGAATGGCGAGTTTTATTTAATTATACGGACGAGCAGCGTAAAGATTACTTTGAACAGAATGGACATCCAAGAGTATTAACCAAAAAAGAATGTTGGTGGCAGATGATTCAGTTGCTTCCATCAAGTTATAATCAAACACGAAATTATACATTTACATACGAAAATTTAATCAACATCTACTTCGCAAGGAGAAATCATAAATTGGATGAGTGGAGAATCTTCTGTCAGTGGATGTTAGACAATGTGCCATATTTCAAAGAATTAGTAGATTACATAGAAAAAGGAGACAACAAAGTGAGCAAAGGAATTAAGTTTAGTTACGTAGGAAAAGATGAAAAAGTAAAATCATTAAAAGAGTTCTTCTCAGCAGAAGGATTTAAAGTACCAGATGAGGAATTAGCTGCAATGACTGTAGAACTCCCTAAGAGAGCTACAAAAGGATCTGCAGGATATGATTGCTATAGTCCAATTGGTTTCTGCTTAGAACCTGGACAGGAAATTAAATTACCTACATTGCTTAAGGCATATATGCCTCAGGATATTTTCTTAGGAGCTTATCCAAGAAGTGGATTAGGATTTAAGTATTATGCAAGATTAGCTAACACAGTTGGTATCGTTGACAGCGACTATGCTGATAATGAAGGCAATGAGGGTCATATCTTTGTAAAGATCAGAAATGAAGGAGACAAGCCTATGAGTATTAATCCGGGAGATGGTATTTGTCAGTTTATTTTCCAGAAGTATTTTACAACAGAAGACGATGAAGCTGAAGGAACTAGAGAAGGCGGTTTTGGTAGTACAGATAAATAGGAGGCCTTATGGACAATCATGAAAGAAATGATATCCATATAGGCTGTGCTATGGCTCTAGTTTTAGGAATCATTTGGATATTAATCTGGTTTGCAATCTATTCTATATTAGCAGCAGGAATGTTGTGGGTACTTACATTGATTGCACCAACTGTTACATTTTCAATTAAATTTATACTTATAGTCGGAGTGTTGTTGGCAATCCTTCGATTTATTTTGTAAGAAAGAAGTGATCAAGTGCTCAAGATTAAAAAGGCACATAAAGACAAAGATGAATGGATTTTATACAATCCAGACAACTTTGCATTACATACACATTGTAGGAGTTTCAGGGTCGCTTTGAGCATTAAAAAGAATGTAGAGAAGAAGCGATTACCAAGAAGCAGGAATTTAAGGACATTAGAGAGTCACAGGAGAGTAACAGGTAATCGCAAATACATTCGTCAATTGGATGCACTAATAGAAGAAGTTAAAAGTGAGAAAGGAGAAAAAAAGAATGATAATTGCTAGCGTAATTAATATTATTGCAATTCTGATCTGGATTTCACTTATTGGATCGGGAGCTTATTTAATGCATACAGGTAAAAAATTAGGAGACAAAGAAAAACGAGAAAAAGGTCGTAGAACCGTCACAACAGGCTGTGTCTTTTGGTGCATTTATTATCCAATTTCAATCATTATTAGATTATTAGGAGGATTCTAATGAGTAAAGAAACAATTAAAATGTTTTGTATTCTTATATGGGGTTGCACTTTTATCCCCGGACTCTTTATTGAACATAAAGGAGATGTAAAAGGTGATATAAAATTGTCAACGATAGGTGCATTCCTCAGAATGATTGGAAGCATTTCACTATTTGTTGCGGTATTAATGAATTTTTAAGAGGAGAGTCAAATGAGTAAAGTATTATTGGTTCTACTTGGAGAAAGTGGAACAGGTAAAACAACAATTGCCAACAGACTAAAACAGAAATATGGTATGAAAGAATTACCAAGTTATACAACTCGACCTAAAAGAAAGGAAGATGAAGAAGGACATACATTTGTTTCTTTGGGAGAGTTTATGTTATTGAAAAATAAAGTTGCAGCGAACAAATATAGAGGTAATTTCTACTGTGCAACTAAAGAGCAGGTAGAAGAGTATGATACATATGTATGCGACTGTGAAGGTATTAAAATGCTTAAAGAAACTTATAAGGGAGATAAAAAAATCATTGTAGTCAGATTGACTTGTCCTAGAGAAGAAAGAAAACGACGCATGGAAAAGGACAATAGATCACCACAAGAGATTCTTTTAAGAGATTCAAAAGACCCTGTAGAGTTTCAGTATGCAGATATGTTAGCGGATTACATGTTAGACAACGATAACCTTGAAGAAACTGTTGATGCTGTTCGTTATATTTACGAGAAAGAATGTGAGGAAGGCTAATGGAATACATAGTAGAATATCGTGCCGTTCTTAAAGAAAATAAGAGTGGGAATATTTTAGTAGAAATTCCAGATTTGCATATGTTTTGTTATGGATCATCTATGACAGAGGCCATGGACGAAACAGAGAGATGTATTACAGAAGAGTGTATTGAGAGGCTGAGGAATAATCAGCCTCTTCCAATGGTTACAGTTAAAAAAGAAGATCTGGATTCTTACATATTGAAAAATTTTGAACAGACAATGGTGATTCCAATGTTTGTGAAATTTGATTATACAAGACCTACTGAGATTGCAGATGTTAAAGAAAAGGCTGCTTCTTTAGGGGAGAGTGTTAAAAGATTAGGTTCTAAACTGAAAAAGTTATATGAGATTAAAAGAGATACTCGGAAGTTGAAGAAAAAATTACATAAAGAATCTGAACAAAATCTTAAAGAGATGAAACAGATCTTTGATGAATGGCATGGAATTATTGACAAGGATATTAAAGGATCTAAAGGGAGAGTAGATGAAATTTTAGAAGAACTTAAAAATGTAGAAGATTTTGATAAGGAGGAATAAACAGTGCAGGTAGTTAAGAGAGATTGTTCTTTAGTAGATTTTGATAGGACAAAAATTTATAATGCCATTATGAAAGCCATGAAAAATGGATCAGGAATTGTTAAGTCTGATGTTGCAGAACAGATTGCAGAAGAAATTGAAGCAGAATGTAGAGAAAAAGCAGATGATGTTGATATTTCTACAATTGAATCAAGAGTATTTTTAAAGTTAATTGAGAAAGATCAAGGACTTACAGCTAAAGCATACGAAGGGTATAGGAAAGTAAGAGAATTCCAGAGAGAAAATAATACCATAGATGATGAAATTTTTCGTTTGATCGAAGATTGTGATGATTACATTAAAGATGAAAACGCAAATAAAAATTCAGTTTTAAATCCTACAAAAAGAGATTACATAGCAGGATCAGTTAGCAAAGATGCGACAGTAAGATATTTGCTTTCTCCAGAGATTGTACAAGCACATAAAGAGGGAATTATTCATTTCCATGATACAGATTATTTTATTCAAAAGATGCACAATTGTGGATTAATTAATTTAGAAGACATGCTTCAGAATGGAACAGTGATCAGTGAAACATTGATCGAGAAGCCACATTCTTTTTCAACAGCCTGCAATATATCAACACAAATTATTGCTCAGGTTGCAAGTTCTCAATATGGTGGACAGAGTATTTCATTGGCTCATTTGGCACCATTTGTAGAAGTTAGTAGGAAGAAAATACAAACAGAAGTTGAAAAAGAATGGGAAGGAGTTATTGTTGATGACAAAGAAGAACGATTAAGAAGGATTGTATCCGATAGATTACGTTTAGAGATTAAAAAGGGTGTACAAACAATTCAATATCAGCTAGTGACTTTAATGACAACAAACGGGCAATCACCTTTTATTACAATCTTTATGTATTTAAACGAAGCAAGAAACGAACAAGAGAAAAAAGATCTTGCCATGCTTATTGAAGAAATGATAGTACAACGAACAGAAGGTGTTAAAAACGAAGATGGTGTATTTATTGCACCAGCATTTCCAAAATTAATTTATGTCTTAGAAGACGATAATTGCGATGAATCTACAGAGTATTGGTATCTGACAAAATTAGCAGCCAAATGTTCTGCAAAAAGATTGGTTCCAGATTACATCTCTGAAAAGGTTATGAAAGAGTTAAAAGGTGATGTTTATACTTGCATGGGGTGCAGGTCGTTCTTAACACCCGATCGTTTCACAGACAAAGGGATTGGCAATATTGCACGCGCAAAAAATTATGATCCTAAAGAACATAAATATTATGGAAGATTTAACCAAGGTGTCGTTACTATTTCACTTCCCGATCTTGCATTTTCATCTGCGGGAAATTTTGATACTTTTTGGGAACTATTCGAAGAGAGAACAGAATTGTGCCATAAAGCTTTAAAAGCAAGACATCAACGACTACTTGGAACGAACTCTGATGTTGCTCCTGTTTTATGGCAGTATGGAGCTTATAGTCGATTGAAAAAACATGAGCCAATTGATAAGTTACTTTTTGACGGATATTCAACAATTTCTTTAGGGTATGCGGGGCTATATGAGTGTGTAAAATTTATGACCGGACATTCTCATTCTGAAAAAGAGGGTGAGGAATTTGGTTTACAGATTATGCAAAAGTTAAATGATAAATGTACCGAATGGAAAGAATCAGAGAATATTGATTACAGTCTTTATGGAACTCCATTAGAGTCAACGACATATAAATTTGCAAAATGTTTAAAAAATAGATTCGGTGATGATATTTTTGAAAAGTTAGATGGAAGAGATAGAAACTATATCACTAATAGCTATCATATTCCTGTGTTTGAAGAAATAGATGCTTTTGAAAAACTTAGAATAGAATCTAAATTTCAAAAACTATCTCCTGGTGGTGCAATTAGCTATATTGAAACGCCCAATATGGAACACAATGTAAGTGCTCTATTAGAAGTTATTAAATATATGTATGATCATATTATGTACGCCGAAATTAACACAAAAAGCTGCTATTGTGAAGAATGTGGCTATTCTGGTGATATTCCACTGGTTGATGAAGATGGGACACTCAAGTGGAAATGTCCTCAGTGCGGTAATGAGGATGGATCAACAATGGATATAGCCTTTAGATGCTGTGGCTACGTCGGCACATCTAAAAATGGCGGCAATCAGGGACGATATGGAGATATTCATGATCGAGTTTATCATTTAGACGATAAGGAGTTGGATGAATGAGATATGCAGCAATAAGAAAAATGGACATTAGCAACGGAGAAGGGCTTGGTGTAGCCCTCTTCGTTCAAGGATGTCACTTCCATTGTAAGAATTGTTTTAATAAAGAAACATGGGATTTTAATGGCGGTAAAGAATTAACAACGTGGGATGTATTGGAATTGTTACGTCCACTAACTAATCCGCAATATACAAGATTAAGTATTCTTGGTGGCGAGCCTTTGGCTTCGGAAAATCTTTCAGGTGTTTCTGCGATATGTAAATTTGTAAGAGAGTTTATGCCAAGTAAAAAAATCTGGGTATATACTGGGAACAAAGCAGAGGACATTGGTTTGGACTTGCATTATTTGAATAGTAACCCTCTAGCAAATTATTGTCGAAAAGAAATTCTTCCATATATAGATGTTCTTGTAGACGGGCAGTATGTAGATGAATTGAAGGACATGTCCTATCCGTGGGCGGGGTCAACCAACCAGAGAGTCATTAATGTACAGGAGTCATTAAAGAAAAATGAGGTAGTACTATGGAGAAAATCATAATAGAAATTTTAACCATCTTAGGACGAAGTGGCGTTTTTGTTGCCTTGTGTTTTGGTGTTCAGATAATTATTTGGATAATTGCTGGGATAGTGAAAGCTATAAAAAAAAGAAGTATAAAAGCATTCCAACACATAGTATTTGATGATAAATGGGGAGCCCCTATGTGTTGGAGAATAATGGCTGCGAGTACATGTTTTTCAGTTCTTATGTATTTTATTATTAATGCTATTGGATAGAAAAGGGGTGATTCTATTATAGATATAAGCTTTGATCCTCGCCAAACAGAAGAGCTCTTGTGGAAAGAAGCAATGGCAAAGCTTCATAAAATATCAACAGAAGAAGTAGATTCATACGTAGATCAATGCCATAAAAAATATGGTAACCTACTTACTTTAGACCAACAAAGAAATTATATAAGAGCAGTCATTGAGGCTGATCATCCCTTCCAGTATTTTCAGTTTACTGGAAGGGTTTTTCGTTTTAGAAAAAGTAATTTATTCTGGCTGTCCACTATCCCTAAATGGTTTCGTAAATTTTATAGAAATGAGGGATGCCGTATTGAGGAACATATACACACATCAAAGATATCCCAAATAGGTTATATCAGCCTTCTATGTTCTGCAAAGAGAGGCTGTTACCAAGATGATTATATAGTTAATATAAATCCTTACGGAATAATGGCAGTCCCCAAAGAAATTTTTGAAGAGTTTCATAATAAAAATGAAATACAATTATACGAATATTGTAGAAACAATTGGTATCCATGATGCTTAAAAAAATAAATGGAAATAATAGAAAAGGAAGGTGGTTAAATGGAATCAAATTATTCTTTTAGACGGTTTTTCAAAAAGATGGTTAAGATTAGTTATATTACTACAGACGAAGAAATAGAGTTTCTATTTGAATGTCTAGATCAGCGATATGGTAATTATCTTGATGAAAAAGAAAAGCAAAGTTATTTATTTTCCTATTGTGAAAATAATTGCATCAATAGGTATAAATCTATACAAAACCACAACTACATTGGTACTAGAGGTTTTATCAATGACAACGAATTACTACATCAATTAAATCAGGGGTGGACGATATCTTATCCTGAAAATGGAATTACTCTCATGTAGAAAGGAGTGAACGGAATGATAACAACGGGAACAATAGATGCCACAGGCACCAAAATAAATATAAACTGGGGAGCATTGAGGAGAGACATCTTTATTTCTTCGCTAATAAGGGAATACAATGTTTCTGCAGGAAAGATAAAAAACATTTTTGATCAATTAAATCAAAAATATGGAAATCTTTTTACAGAGGAGCAGAAAAAAGATTACGTAATTAAATTCTGTAACAACACATACGACCATTATAACCCTTATTCTTGGGGTGAAACATATTTAGGCAGAAATGATGTTATTAGTACAGGAACAATAACATGTGATCGCTTACAATGGACGGATGGCGCTAGCACCATATGGGGTTAAAAGGAGTGATAGGATGAATGAAGAATGGGTAAACAAAAATATGAGTATTCGAGAAGCTAGAATTTGGTTAATGTTTTTGGAATACGAATGTCCTAAAGATAAAATTGAAGAACTATACGACCAAGTGGACAAGAGATATGGGAATAATTTAACAGAGAAACAAAAATTTGAATATGTGTCTCATATTTTGCAGAAAACAAAAGCTAAGCAATCGATTCGTGATGATTTAGCTACTCTTTGTTACGCAAGTGATGGGTCAAAAGCATTAGTAATAGGGAGACCCTTTGAAAGCTTTTCTGATGCAACCCTTAAAGTTTTTAGTCCAATTATAGGAGAGGTGATCAAATGACTAACAGGGAATTTGAAATACATTTGTTAGCTATCGAAAATAGAGAACCTGTATTTAGAATTAGAGATATGTTTAACCAAGTAGATTTGAAGTACGGCAATGTAATATCTGAGAATCAGAAGTTTAAATATGTAGCACGAATACTGGAGAGGAAAAGATTTAAACAGTTAGCTTACGATGACTTAAATCCCATTTTCTTTGAAACAGCCAAATCAAGAGGTGTTACATTAGCTCGTACAGATAGCTTAGATGAAGAAACAATTAAAAATTTAGGATCTTTTTTAACCTATCAAATGAGGAATGAAGAACTATTTCAGACTATGAGTGAGGCGATCAAATGATTAAGATTCTTAAGCAAGGAAGGGCTACAGAGCAAGTTGAATGTCCTGAGTGTGAAGCATTGCTTCAATATGGAGATATTGATATTCAACATTTAAAATATTTAGATAGGGATAAAGACATTCTGGAAGTTGATCACCTTATATTTTGTCCCCAATGTGGGAGAGGGATCAATGTAAGAGCAAAAGAATATATAAAAGGAGAAAAGGATGCTACAAACACAAAATAATTGTCACATTAACACAACAACAAGGACAATCTTTTTAGGAGATGATATAGATGAGAAGTCCATGAGTTATATTCAATTTTATCTATTAGAATTAATTCATGCAGATGATGAAAAGGATTCTAAAGAAAAAGATTTTAAAAAAGAGCCAATCAAAATGTATATAAATTCTCATGGCGGTAGTGTGGATGATATGTGGGGACTTATTGATATTATGCTACATAGTAAGACACCAATTCATACATACTGTACAGGATACGCTTATAGTGCAGGTTTTAAAATCTTTCTGGCAGGCTCTAAAAGATATTGTTACAAACATTCAATGTTCTGTTATCACCAACTGTACAGTTGGAGTACAGGAAAATATCAGGATCTTGTAGATGAAAGAGAGTTTGTAGATACTCGTCAGAAAGAAATAGAAGACTATGTAGCTGATAGGACTAATATGACAAAGAAGCTTCTAAAAGACATTAAAGTTAAGAAAAAAGATTTTTACATACGTGCTGAAGATGCAATTGAGTATGGAATTGTAGATGAAGTTTTAGGATAAAGAGAGGATATTGTCTATGTTTGAACTATTGTTGGGATTGCTGTTTGATCTAATAGAAGCAATCATAGGATATGATAAGGGGTTCTGTGTAGTACTAATCGCATTTTTGATTATGCTCTTCGGGCATCTGATAATTGTATTCATGATTTTTGATGCTGTTGGATTAAGTACAGACAGTCCTATTCCTATATACATTGCTTTTGGTGTAATGTTTATAGAAGTTTTAATAGGATAAGATAATAGTTAATATTTTTACATAGCTCTTCCTTAATTGGGAGGGCCTTTTTTAGATTGGAGGATTTTATCATGAATAAAAGACAAAGGAAGAAATGGTTAAAGCAGCACAATAAATATTTTGATCCAAGAGAGACTTGGTCATTAGATTGGACGATAGCAAAATTCGTATATCCAAGGCTAAAAAAATTTAAGGAAGAGAATATTGGGTTTCCACATGAATTTAAGACAATTGATGAGTGGAATGAGATTTTAGACAAGATGTTATTTTCTTTTAAAGTATTGAAAGAAGATTGTGTAGGATTGGAAATTGATTTTGATGATCCAAATTGGAAAAATGAAATTGATAAAACAAATGAAAGAATTCAAGAAGGATTAGAGTTATTTGGAAAATATTTTAGAGACTTATGGTGGTAAATAGGAGGATTTTATGGAGATTAATTGGACACCGGTAACAGAAAAGTTGCCAGAGCTGACAGGAGTATTTTATGAAGAAGAGTTTCTTGTATCTGTAAAGATCGGAGACGTAAAGTTCAGAGAGATTGCCAGATTTGATGGAGAAGAATGGCACAATGTCTTATTTGATTCAGAAGATGTTGTAGCTTGGGCACCATTGTTACCAGTATACGAAAATTAAGCAAAGGAGTGGTTTTATTTTAAGAAAGAGATTATTAGCTTTAGGATTATTAGCAACTGCAAATATAACATTAGGATTAGGTTTACAAAATTGTAACGCTGATGAGCAGCATCCAGAAATGCTTCAGGAAGCCCTTACAGATGTTGATCAACACTATGATAAATGCAAGCAAGCAGATGAACAAAAGAGGATCGCTATTGAAAAGAAACGACAGGAGAAGCTTAGAAGAGAGCGTATCCGTAAAGAAAAGAGAGAGAATACTCCAATCTATATGGGACGATTTAAGATTACCTATTATTGGATCGGGGAAGACAACTGGGGATACAAAACAGCTCTTGGAGTGAGAAGTAGCAGATTCTATACGGTTGCCGTAGATCCCGATGTGATTCCTTTAGGATCAAAGATTATTATTGGACATGATATTTATTGGGCTGTTGATACAGGAAGTAAAGTTAAGGGTAATATTATTGATATCTTTTCTGAAACTAAACTGGAAGACATGTACCATGATGATGTGTGGCTCGTTAGAAAAGGATCAAGCGAACGTCTTGCTTTGAAATATAGACATAAATAAAGGAGAAATATGCTAAAAGAAAAATCTTGGGAAGAGTTTAAAGAAAGTGGAATGCTATGGTGGATTAATACTATGCTACATACATTTGGATGGGCTATTGTTTATGAAACTGACGAAACAGGCAATATTATCAGAGCATATCCTGCAAGATGTAAATTTAGAGGATTCAGCGAAAATACGAATACAGAAGGTTATCAAAAGATCAGTAAATATATGCTGGACAATGCTGAAGAGTTGTTTAAGGAGGCGAATGAATGAGTAGTAAAATCGCAATTTTGCGTCCATCAGGAGATGAGCTTTCTCCACCTCCTAAAGTATTAGAGCTACTTAACAAAGCGTATATAGACTTGTCAAAAATAAAATTGGAGAGAACTAATATGACAACAAACAATAACACAACAACACTTATAATTAAAGAAAGAGGAGAAGGTAAAACAACACAACTGCTTTACACAAGTGCAACAACACAGTATCCGATTATTGTACAGAATAAATTACAGATTAGGTTTTTAGTAGACAAAGCATCAGAACTTAAATTAAATATTCCTACTCCTATGACAGTAGAAGAATTTAAGGGTACACGAGATATGTCAGAAAACCATGTCCTGATAGACGAGGGATATGACTTGATCGGAGAAGCTCTGAGTGCTTACTTAGGAGCACCTGTGGTAGCAGTAACCTTAACAGATAAAATTAAAGAAAGAAACAATTAGATAGAAGTAACAGGAAACCGGGAGAGTCGTTTGACTCTCCTTATTTTTATGCAAGAAAGGAGTTTTTACATGGCAGAATCAATGAATAGTGAAATGTTGAATTACGCCATTGAGCAGGGTATAATTGATTTATCGCACATACAGGATGCAGTAAATATGAATAAAAGAAAAGAAATTTTAGAGCAGCATCCGTATAGTATCTGGGAAAGTAAGGATGGCAAATGGCATACCTACCTTCCTGATGAGGAAAAAGGTAGAGTTCCCAGAAGGCGGAATACACGAGAAGCAATTGAAGATGTAATTGTTAGATACTATGAAGAACAGGAAAATTGTACATTTGAATATTGGTGGGGACAATGGGTTGAGAAGAAAAAGAAATTTGGTGTAGTAGAAAATACTATATACAACTATGAGCGAGATTATGAGAAATATTTTCAAAACAATCCATTCTCTCAAAAAGATATTCGAGATATCACAGAAGATGACATAATTGAATTCATTGTAAACCAAATTAAAAAGTACAACCTGGGTGAACCATCAGCAAAAAAATTAATAGGATATATCTGCGGAGTTTTTAAAAATACTCGAAGAAAGAAATTTACTAAAGAAAATGCTTGTGAATTTATAGAAACTAAGGATTTTATGAAACGCTGTGGTAAGATAGCACAACCAATAGAACAAAGAGTTTTATCTCCTGAAGAATGGGAAAAATTTGCTGAAGAGGTAAAAAAACGACAAAAGAAAGATCCTATGAACATGTGTCTTTATGCCATAGAATTAGCTATGTATACAGGTATGCGATTAGGAGAACTTTGTGGACTTATGTGGGAAGACGTTAGATATGATTTAGATTGTATCGTCATTCGTCACAGCGAGAAGATGAATAAAAAAACAAGACAGCGGTATATCGCAGCCACAAAAACAAGCAAAGAGAGATTGTTTCCTCTCACGCCTCCAATTAAAAGATTATTCGCTAAAGTTAAGAAAGAACAAATGAAAAACAATTGTTATGGAGAATTTGTATTTACGGATCAAATTGGTAAAATCTATGACTCTTTAATCCAAAGCAATGTTGTACGTTGTTGTACAGCAGCAGGGATACCAAGGAAAAGCATACATGCTATCAGAAGAACTTTAAATTCTAAGCTTAGAACCGATGGAATGTCTGCTGTTGTTGCAGGGTCTTTATTTGGACATTCTTCTCAAGTGAATAACAAGAACTATACTTACGACATATCTAATATGGAGTACAAAAAGAAAGCTTTATCAAGAGCTTATAAGGTAAAATAA